AAAAGCCAGTAAAACGAGGCTGATCATCAACATAAGGTAGCCTCATAGAGCTTACGTCTGGTTTATGCCGTTACTTACCTGCTAGGAGAGGTAAGTAACGGCTTTGAATACCCACTAATCTCAGCCACTTAATGGCACTAGATACACCCTACCATGGACCTAATACTAGGGAGGACCGAGAAGAAGATGCAACAGCGTCTGACATAAGACTTACCCTGGCAGACCTATAGGCATTATGGCCCGTGCGCCATCGAATAGCCGCCGGGGCCAAAGGCCCGACGCTCGAGCAGCTGACCGCGTCCGCTGGTACCTACCGGTCTTCAAGTCGTCATCCCATCGGCCGTAGGAGTTACTTCCGAGCTTCTGGATGAGCCGAATAGCAAATAGCAACTGATGGGTCTTCGGATCTACCCGCGAAGCGACCTCACCCAGCAGCCGGTTGGCCATACCTGGTGCATTAACGCTGTTGGATTGGTACATGCACATGGCCAAGTCCGCCTCTTCTGACCAGCCATTAGACCCGACATGAAGAGCTGTAATGTCACCTGGGTACATGAGATCTTCCACCGACGAACGCCACCCCTGCACCCATCTCCGCTTACGCTTGGAGCGATTCACAAGGTGTTCTTCACCGAAGTGTCTTTGAGCCATGAACCCGTCAGGGTGACTGAAGAGCTCATGAAATGCCCTGGCCCACCACTCTGCAAGAGGTTTATCCCCTTCATGCACCCTGCCACCAGACGGTGTTAGTGCATCACGTATCTCAAACCCAAAGACTAGCTCACCAGGCTTAGCATCATGGGTGTAGTGCCGCCGCCGGACTGGCGTGTGGTGCAGGTACCGAAGTCGGCCGTCCTGTGACACATACCATCCCTTGCTCTCAAACATAGACCAAAGGTACCTGAGAGCTTCCTTGTACCCTTCGGTACCATCAACGACTTCCATTCGACGTAGGAGCTCCCAGAGAGAGCCTTGGTCATCCTTAGCGTTGTAGTCTTCGTTGGCGAGCTCCTTGGGAAACACAGCAATGTGTTGGTCAAGCCCCGCGGTCATACCTGTACCATCATACGCCATAACTGTGCCATATCTGGCACCGGTCTCAACCTTAGCCGTAAGCCAGAAGGCCCTAGCAACATGGCTCTTGTTAGTTTTGTCTAGCAAGAATGGTGCGGTCCCTTTGATCATCGGACCGCCGTACGTTCGAAACTGACGCCACTGAATCCGGTTCGTTATCGTTGTCATTTTTCACCTCCTCCATCACCCGCAGGCCAAGCTCGACACATGCCTGCACAGTCTGCCGGTAGCTCTTGGCGCCAAGCCTTTCCTGTTGTACAGCCAACCGACTACGCGTCTGTGAGTCGACCTTCATACCGATCGTGGTACCAGTGGGCTTTGGCAGGAAGGTGCCTATGACTAGCCCCAGGGCCGACCTCGTGTAGCGGGGGTTGCTGCCTTCGGCACTCATCAGCCTCTTATTTTCTGCCCGCAGCTGCATCAACTGCTCACGCTGCTCTGCAATGATTCGCTCGCTCTGGTCCATCACTCATCCTTCCGGCTAGTTCTGCCGCCAGTTCTATTATCACTGTCGACTTCTGTGTTTACCCAGGGACGGCCCTACTGGGTCCCCTAGAGTACACGATGCACTAGGGGCGCACGTAGGCGAGCACAAAAACGGTAGTTACAGCGATAAGGCTGTTGAAGGAGGTACATATAAATATGAAGGACGTTGATAAACGTGCTCGGCAAACGGTAGCACTGGGCGGGCTGATCATGCTGCTCCACGAATACTCGAGGAACAGCAGCCACTCAGTTACACGAAACCACCTGTTCGCAGTGCCCGTAGGAGAGGAGGGCGACCCATACCTCACTAAAGCCATTCACTCTCGGGGTTGGCAAAAGCCATATGTAAAGCGGCTAGTGAGCGCGAAAATACTCTCCGTGAAGCATGCCGAGAGCCAAGAGACTTACTACCCATCTGATGTAGATAAGCTCCTAGAACTTATTGAAGATCATAAAGAGCCAAACTACGGCCTTCGCCTTGCCCAGTTCATTTTCCCTAATGAGGCTGGCCTGCCTGTAGAGCTTCGCGACCACGGGCAGGACGAAGAGCCAGGCGAGGAGGTAGAGGCGCCCTCTGAGAGAGATGTGCCAAGTAAGACGTACCGTATCACATCGTCTGAGGTGGTTAACTTGATTTCTGCTCTCGACCGCATGACCAAAGAGATGGGGGTCGACAAGGGCGTCATAAAGACGAGGCTGCAACAGGACAGTGAGGTCTTGTTACACCTGCGCAACCGCATGAAGGAGTTAGACAAGCGCCTGCTCCCGCTAGAACAAGCGGTAAGTCAGTCGTACCAGATTCTCAAACGGGTAGAGTCTGGCACTGACAGTCTTTTGGCAACCATAAACGTAGTGCAGACCAAACTGGAGCTATGCGGTGCAGACCACATTGCCACTGCAATCACTAGTGCTGTGAACGCAAGCTTTGGATTTGCCAGTGGCACTACGCTAGCTACGTTCATGCGTGCTGCTATCAAGAGATTTGATAGCCAAAGAGGTAAGGGGGCCCTTGCAGAAAGGGCCATAGCAGCCGCTGACGATTTGAAAGCTGCTGTCGATCTGTTTCTACAGACAAGCGAGGAAGAGTAATGAGCAACGGGCGAGACACATTAGTCGCGTTGGCTGTAGAATACGCAGCTCTCCGTGAGGCTGGTAATGCGGGGCAGCTTAGGCTAGCGGTGCTTGAACACCAGATCTGGAACCAACTCAAGCTAGACCAGAAAGATGGGCTCGACACGTCACCTGTTGAGATGCGACGCAACTGGTTCCACAGGAGATTCTCACCGAAGTATGGAGGCAACATATCTGACTACATGTTGCGTAACGCCATCTACAACGCAGGCTCATGGGCACACCCACTGTTTGACCGTGTGGACCACGGCTTCATAAAACTGTCGGCCGCTGCCTTGGTTGTCAGGGAAGCCAAGAAGATGGCGAAAGGGTCTGGGATAGACCAGAGCACTGCCTTGGCCAGGATTATTGAAACACCCACCAAGTGCAAACAACCTGCACCTATCAGTACAGAGTCTGACATCACATTTGATGGCAGCGCTGGGACCAACTCAAAGGCATTTCTTCATAAAGCGCATGCGCTGGCCGCAGCCTACGTAGAAGTTGCCTTTGCTAGCACCTACATCGACAAGTACTACAAGGATAGGCTCATTGCAGACTTCAAGGACTCCCTAGACTTGGCCGTGGCAGAACTTAGAAAAGGCATCTACAAGACAAAGCTGGATACCAAAGATGACGGCATACAAGAGATCGGGGAGACAAACTTTGTATGGGCCTGTGAAGTGCTCGGATTCACCTACTCATTTGGTGACCCAGTCGATATGAAGGCTGTGAAGACCCGCAAGAACAAGCGCTCGTTGGAGCTGCACCCAGACCGGAACCAGGACAGCCCTGGCGTCAGAGCAGAGTTTGAGCGGGTACAAGAAGCTTACATCATTCTCGAGTCGTACTCGAGGAAGAGCAACCGGAGAGCAACCAATGACAAAGACTAGTAAGAAGGACGGCTTGTGGGACTACAGGGCCCCTGCAGAACTCGATGGTGTGGGACGAGCAGTTGGCTTCCTGTTGTGGGCTGCCAAGAACTTTCCCAGACGACCTGTGCCCATCACGCACATCGTTCGTGTTGCATTGAGTGAGAGGTCCTTGCCTAAGGAAGAGAGCAAGGACGTCACCAACTTCCGACAGAACAAAATGGCTGTTGTGCGCCATCGGCTAGAAGACAAACACAATCGTGGAATCGTCTATCATCCCGGCATGGGCTACCGCGCTACGGTAGATGAAGATGACAAGCTCGAAAACGTATTTGAACGCAAGCGCAAGCGCGTGCAAAGTTCAATAGCAGGATTCAACCGTACAGAATCCATGATTGACCGTACTGGGATCAAAGCAGAACACAACAAAGAGCGCTTTGACTCACTAGTGGAAGCTGGCAAACGTCTCAATGCCCCCGCCATTCTCAAGCGCCTTGCCCCGCCAACGGAGGAGGAAGGGTCATAAGCCAACTGGCTATGGGAGAAGGGAATAACCTGCCCCTTCTTCTTATCATCAGGGATAAGAAGCATGGAGAAAACTATGGCCTCAAAGATGAAGGATATGGACTAATGACTGCTTTACCCGACGAAACCAAGCACCACATCAAGGCGGTACTCAAGAGTATTGCTGCTTTTCGCATCCGAACTGCAGAAGAGAACTACACAGACACCGGCGAAGCATGGGACCTCATCGGGTCAATCGAGTCAATCCTGAGGGTCGCCATCTGCAAGCATGAGGCTAGCCCAGGCTCTAACCCAGACCCTACCCACATCCTCAACAGTACGTTTACAGTGACGTGCAAGAAGTGCAATACGCATGGGATAGCCTCTGTGCACAGGAAAAAGATCGAATGGCGCGAATAGCGAACGACAGCATGCACAGGCAGTATCGATGGTTAATACACCTAAACCGCCTGCGAGAGGTGGCCTCAAAACCTAGGCTGGTACTAGAGAAAACCTCAACACCCGCTGGTGATGAGCAAGGTGAGGTACAGAGTGTGCAAACACAGGAGGATTGATGGGGGCAAAAGGACATTACGCTCTTGAACTCATGTGTGATGAGCCCGGCTGCTTTGAAAGGCACGCCGGTACCGGTGGCTCTGGGTTAGACACCATCACTTCAGGTAGGCGGCTAAATGTGGTATCACAAGATCACCAAAAGGCCCTGCAGGAAGCTCGCAAGATGGGATGGCAAATCTCATCCGCTGTGCGATGTCCAGTCTGTGCCGATCCAACCGGGAGGACAGCTTAGATGTCTAGGTTACTCATTGTTACACTTCTAGTCTGCTCGTTCACCACATGTGCTCTGCCAGTCGAGGATACCAAAGACACCACGGAAGACTTGGACTCTGGCTATGGTGGGCACAGCGCAGAAGAAGCAGTGTACATCCGAAGCGACGAGGACAAAAAAGAGGAAGAACGCCTGCTCGCTGAAGTTCCCGAAATCGAAGCCCTGCTGCAAGCTGGCTTACCCCTTCCAGAAGAAGAGGGCTACACAGACCTGTCGGAATACCAACGCTACAGACGCACCAGGAAAGAGCCAGGGGTACTCCTGGGTCGCATGACTGTAAGCGAAGGAACGTCAATCATGCCCCTCCACCCAAGCTGGGAGCTGGACATGCAAGGTATCCTGCAGGTCACCCGTACTAACCAGCGCTCTGGTGAACAACTCTATGACGCACTGGGGCGACACAGCCCCCACGTAGCCAAGATCAGAAAGTACACAAGACCGAGGCAGCGCTGGACGAGCACTCTACCCGCCAAAGGAAGTGACCTACCAGAGCTTTGGATAGAGTGCACACGCTGGGATGAAGACGATAAGGGTAACAGGCAGGGTCACCCTGCAGGGTGTAATGGCGTCTGGTTCAACGGCGTCAAAAACTGGCTCGTCGTCAGGGAGTACGCCAAGGAACTCGTACAACTGAACGATCCACCTACTCCTGTGCAGGGCAACCCTAAAGCGTGGGGAGGCAAGATGGATATCTGGGCGTTCCTACAGAAGCGCCCCAACATGTGCTGGCTCGAGTCTGGTGATACCCGAAACTACTTCTTCGGTGACAAAGACGACCCAGAGAACCAGTGCAAACAGGTGCCACCCGAACTACTGCAGGACAGTAAAACCATCTCTGCAAGAATCATACAGCGAGACATACGCAGAAGGACCCATGCACGCTACAAGCGGCGCCCTTGATACCCCCCGTATAAGGAGCTTGAAATGAAGCAGCTCACAGTACTGCAGATGGCAAGGCAGTACCTACCCTTGCATACTTACCGCCACACAGGGTATGTAGACATAGGACAAGACCAGGGATGGGTCCAACTGGTGGGGCACGAAGAATCTGGTGAGCTGGCAATCCAGTACGCAGGTCACATAGATCCTTGCCGTAGCCCGGACGGCATGCTGCATGAGCTTTGCCACGCTCTCGTTGGACCAAGCTCACTTGGCGATGAAGGCGCGCTGATGCCGGTGCAATGGGAGTTGATGAAACGCCTGGTGCCAGGCCAGTATGAAAGGTGCAGACGGGACTTTGCCGACTACGGTATAACTGGGCGCGAGGACATTGGTAGCGACGACAGCTTCCTGCAACGCCCCCTATGGAATGAGTATGTTCAAGAGGCAATAGATGGTGGTTTCTTGAACAAGACAGGCCGTCTGCGGAAACTACGTATCAACATGCGAGAGTGGCGGGGATGGCAAAGGCGGGTGTGGTTATGAACGCTAAACAATAAGGTAAGCTCTTGCAAAAGGGTTTCATGTAAGGCCTCCTCCGGGGGCCTTTTCTATTCTGGAGAACATATGACTGAACCATCAACCTACCTGGCGCATGCAGGTACAACTCTCGATGAGGCCCGCAGTTGGCTCAATGAGCAGGCTAAAACAAGTGGAGGAGCCCTATGCCCCTGCTGTAGTGAGAAACAGAAAGCCAGGGGGTGTAAGCCCACACCCGCGCAAGCCGCGATGCTTGTGATCATGTATAACAACTACCAACTAGGCCAAACCGTTGATGCAGACGCTGTCGCTACCGCCGCTGGTATCGGGGGCCTAAGCGCCACCGGCCTGGAACGAATGGCCCTATGGGACCTGCTCGAGGTCACAGACACTAAGGGTCACTACACCCTTTGTGAAGGTGGCTACTTCTTCGTACACAAGGACTTTCCAATCACTCCACGTGCATGGGTCTTGGGAGGCAGGGTTGTCGCACGAGATGGCAAGCCCACTAAGCTCGTCAAGATCCTTGGTGACAAGTTTGACCTCAACGAACTGTACGCGGTGCGGTTTTGAGCGGCTACATCGGCGCAAGGGTACAACTATGGGCACTGAGGACCGTTTGGAGAACAACAGATGCGCGTGAATGTTTATGCTGAAGAGATGACCAACAGGATCGAAGTGATCAGTAAGACTATTGATGGGCACGCTTTCACAGGCGTGCGCTTCTACCTGGAACTCCCGACAAGCTTACCCCAGGATGTCTGGCTCGCAGGCCCACCGTCAGCCATTGATAAGGCATACGCTGAGGCACCCACTGAAGAAACACGCAATGTGAAAGGCCCATTCATGCACCGGCCAGGAGACGACGATAGCTCGGCTGTGACGTTCTGGGGCAAAAAGGATCTTCGTATCATACTCCAGAATGCGCTGAGCTTGCTGGACCGCCACTACGCAGAGGAGCAGGAAGATGCAACGTGAGCTACAAGAGCCAATGGGTCCGGTAGTGCTACCCCAGCGGTCACAGCAAATGGACAGCATCCTTGGCAAGACATTTAGAGTCTTGGATAAGGGCCACATCCGTGTCATCGACTATATGGGCACAGACGCGGCTGTCGTACAGGCTGCCCGGGTAAGCTATGGAAAAGGTACCAAGACGCCCAGTGATGATGAGACCCTCATACGCTACCTGATGCGCATGAGGCATTCAACACCTTTTGAGATGTGCGAAATCAAGTTGCATGTCCGGATACCTATGGATCATTGGCGTCAGTGGATCCGTTTGACCTAAGTGGCGGATCTAAAACTCCGTGAACTGCTGGAACATCCTTAGAGCTACATGAACCACAACGCAGCTGGCAACGGCAATCGTGAGGGTTTGAAAATCATGTGGATTGGATAATCAGCAGCCGAGCTCCTCAGGAATGAGGAGAAGGTTCAACGACTAGGTCATGGATTCCCAATGCCTTCGGGTAATGGAAAGTAAAGGCCCACGAGCGCGGAGCGCAGCTACTGCTGCGATGATATAGTCTGTTCTTCAAGGAAACTTGAAGAACATCGGATAAAGAGCCGATGGATAACAACTGCACAGAACGGCAAGTGTTAACGAATATTCCACACGCTACTCTGAAGCCATTGAGGATAAGCAGCAGACGTTGGACAGTCAGTGGCGTTCCCAATCTCAGTCCAACAAGCAAGGTTCAGGCGGGCTGCTTAGTGCGGAGGGCCAGGGGTATGACCTAAGCAGCGCAGAAGACCAGCTTCACCAAATGCTACAGGCCGAGTATGAGAGGCGGCTTCGGGTGGGAGTCGCCAAAGAGCAGGCACGCAAGGACCTACCTCTATCAACATACACCGAGGCATACTGGAAAATCGACCTCCACAACCTCATGCACTTTTTGAGTCTACGTATGGATGCTCACGCCCAGCTCGAGATCCGTTCGTATGCAGACATCATCGGCAATCAGATCCTTGCATGCTGGATGCCAATGACCTGGCGCGCGTTCTACGACTACCGCCTCACCGCCAGGTCATTTAGTGGCCCAGAGATGGAGCTCATCCGTGGTCTCCTGGTCAAGGGTAACCCATTTGAGAGCGGGGATGAAGACCGCATACTGCGAAAAGCTCTCCTCAACCAACGTGAACGCCAGGAGTTCCTTACCAAGATAGGTACATCATGATCGAGCAAGAACGCTTCGATGAGATGCTACTAAGTATAGCGGGCACGTGGGGCGTTGAGTATCTGGTAACCCAGGTACCTGGCGTCTATGAGCTGGTCTCAGAGCACTTCAATAATGACGTCATTGAAGCCCTGGAGACCGATGAGGCCCCGGAAGTGGGAGTATGAGCTTCCTTGGAGATAAGCCACACCCCCCTGCACTTAGCAGGCTACTTACAGCGACGCTGGAGGCCCTCTTCAGTGCCGCGCAGATCACTGAATGGGAGATTCGCGTCTCCCTTCGGAACCCCAAGTCTGATGAAGAGTGGGAAGTAACACCCACCCGGATTGCAGTGGTCACGCCCGCTAGTAAGAAAAGCTAGTGTATGCGTAATGACAAGCTACTACTCATCTCTGGATCAAGGGACTGGGATGATGAGAAGCCAATAATCCAGTTGCTTAAGCTATTCGATCCAGACTGGACGCTAGTCATCCATGGCAAATGTGCCTCGGGCGCTGATGCCATAGCGAACCACTATGCAGCAGACCTTGGATTCACAGTGGTTAGGTTTCCAGCGAACTGGCGCCCTAATGGGCAGTACGATGTAAGCGCGGGTCCCAAGCGTAACAAACAGATGGTTGATGTCGGCGTTGCTAACATGCGCCTTGGTGTGGAGGTGCACGCAGGGGTTTTCCTATTGCCGCAAAGTCGGGGCACAAGAAACACTCTGAAGATGTGTCAATCCAGTGGCTTTGTCATTCACCAGTTCGGCCAGTGATAAGAGTAGTAGAAGGAGACACAACCATGTCTACACAAACTCGTCTATGCATAGCAGTGCTCATCATCTACACCAGCCTGGTGTGTGTGTGCTTCGCTTCCGCATCACCGGTCCCAAGGCAAGAACAAAACACACGGCTCATCCTTGCCCTCGAAAAGGTGGCCGCGAACTACCAGACTGCCACGAGGGCTACGGAGGAAAACACCCGCGCTGTCCGCGAGCTAACACAGGCTTTACGGCAGCGGTAACGCAAAAACGAGGGTCAATATGGGATAAGAGTACTAGAAGGAGACAGAGCTTCCACAATCCCGTGGACTCTAGAAAATAAGACAATGCTCAACCAAGCCATGATCTACGGAAAGTACGCCCTCATCGCCCTCGCCTCGGTGCGGGCCGGCATCGACACGTTCACCGCTGGGAAGTGGGCCTACTCCAAGGCCAAGACCACCCACGTCTACACCGAGGCTGTCCCCGAGCCCACCGTTGTCGGTGTTCCCCAGCCCACCGCGTAGCGGGAAAGCGCAGCCCTTCGGGGCTGCGCTTTTCTTTACCCACCTGAGATAAGAATCATGGAGGACCACATGTCAAGAGACGCAATATCAGACTTTATCAATGAAGAGAGCAACTCACAGGAAGAGAATATGACGCCTTTCGAAAAGCGCTATGCGTCGCTGAAGGTGGCCAAGTCTGAAGTCCGTCAAAAGCAGTCTGAAGTGAACAGGCTCGGTAACGAACTGGCTAAGCTACAGAAGTGTGCTGGCGAAGCAGACTCTTCGCTCAAGCGAGCCTACAGGAAAGTTGACAGCTTGAAGGAAGGACTCTCCGAGCTCTTCGCTTCCGAAATGAAGAACTACTAACGTGGGATTCCACGGGGGAGGTAGAGATGGATACGAAGATGAACAAGGACATCGTAGAAGAGATGATAGAAGAGTTCTACGACTACATACAGCGAGGCGACCCGCGAGAGAGCAACAAGGAGATATTCGAGGCAGCCTACTCTTGTTTGCAGAGGGCCACCACATGGAAAGGTGTGCCTTACACCTTCTGCGAGCGAGATGCATATCTCCTCTGCGCGGGCTACTTCTTGACCGACGAGAAGAACCACTCATGAAAGACACCTTCACTGTCGGCTCACAGTGGTGGTGGGCATCCTTCGCTTACGCTGACCACCTACTGCCTTTCAACGTAGTGCGGGACCCAGCCCTGGAGGAGTAACCATGAACTTCCAGCAGGCCATCACGCTGATTAACAACAATCAGCTTGACGAGTTCCTCGATGCACTACCACCCTCCTTTACCTCCCAGTTCGTCTTGGACAAAAAGGGACGAGCAACGCTCACACTTTCTAAAGGAAAGCCTGGGTATCTTGCCTACGATGTAGAGGGGTTCTTCACCTCCCTAAAGATTGCCGCCAAAGGAGCGGGCATGATGTTAGGCGTCGAACTCTTCTACTATCAGGCCCGTACAAAGTTCGAACATGGGCACTACGCTATGACCAAAGAAGGATGGGTGTATGTCGACTAAGCCTCAGTATGAAGAAGCTAAGATCGCGGTCTGCGCGATACTGACGGAACTCGCGGCGACGCCGGAAGGCTGGCTCCCGCCTGGGCACATCTACACCGCGCTGCAGTCGATCGACACGGAGGTCTACACGCTGGACGCCTACTTCAGGCTACTCGCGTTGATGGATGATTGGATCGAGGTCGAGGGTTCGGAGATAGTCAGGATCACCCCGGCTGGCCGCGCGGTGGCGGCCAAGATCGAGAGTGCACTAGCGAAACGGGGGCAACATGAAACCGACCATAGTACTGAATGAGGTGATGCTATGAGTGACTTCGTTGTTGGGCAAAAAGTGGTTATTTTTGGCAACAGTATCGGCGGGTCCTTCTCCGAGGTCACTCGGGTGACGAAGCGCTTTGTCGAGACGCGAGGCGGCTCGAAGTGGAACCACCAAGGTAGCCCCTATCCGAGGGAGAAATGGAACAGAACATTCATCAAGTCCATAAACGATGTTCCGACCCCGACTCTCGAAGCGATCGATGCCCAAAACCGTGCACGATACCTCCACAATGTGGTTTGGAAGGACCTGCCAAACGACGTGCTGCGGCAGGTCATGAAACTGGTGCGTGAGAATGTGAAGTGAGGGTGCACGGAGCATGCGCCCGAGCACCGCGCCAGTTACCAGAGGGAAAGCGGGGAGACAGATGACAGCCACTCTAGAGATCCGGGGATACCCCGAGAACCAAGCGCGCGAGACCCGCGTGCGTGTGCTGAGCGCGATATATGCTGTGGGTTTGGTTCCGCTGCGAGATGTTTGCGTGCGGCAGTCAGAGACGCCGTTATACGCCCGAGATGCTGGGATAGCACTCGCCATGCTAGGTGTGGATACAGGGAATAAAGAGGTGTTTGGGAATCTGACGTTGGGAGGCACATTGAAAGTCTTCCCAGGGCTCTTGCAGATTCTCAGTAAGGGGGCTGGCCCGATGGTCGTTCCGGTCAATTCATCCGCTGCGTTGCTCGGAGATTGCGACATCTGCGAGGCACACACGCTTCGAGAACTGGTAGCTCATTTCACGAGCGGCCTACACCTGTCGCGGCCGATGCGGATTCCGGCACCGCGCCGGGAGCAACCCACGTTCGCCGATATCAAGGACCTCTTCTCGACACTCGCCGACGTCACGAGCGCCCTAGATAGACGGGAGCCCGTGATGCTGATCGGACCTCCCGGAGTTGGCAAGACTATGATCGCCAGACGAGTGGTGTCGTTGATGCCACCCCTGTTACGCAGAGATGCCCTACAAATAGCAGTTACGTTTGACGCGGTTGGACAGCACGTGCCGAGCATGTGGGAGGACGTGCACAGACCCTTCCGCGCACCACACCATACATGTTCGGTTGCCGCGATCCGGGGTAATGGCACACGTCCTGGGGAGTTGGATCTCGCGCGCCACGGCGTGCTCTTCCTGGATGAACTGCCGGAGTTCCGGCGAGATGTGGTGGCTGCTGTGGAGCATCGCATGCGCGCCGATCCAGACCTGTACGTTATAGCCGCCGCGAACCCATGCCCCTGCGGTTGGGCCGGGACCCCGCGAGGATGCCTCTGTACCGCTCGCCAGATAGCGTGGCACGGAGACGCACTGAAAAGCCACCTCTTCAGAAAAATAGAAGTTGAATCCCTCTGCACACCTCGGTGGAAGAAAGTAGGAGAGATATCATGACTGATCGCATATGGATTCTCGGAGCTAGCGACCCTGAGATGGACGCCATCGAGCGGCTGCTACTAGGGTGCGGCGAATATGTCGCGCACGCGCTCGATGCCGCCGAACAACGCGTACGTCCGTACAATGCATACCGTGGCGTAGTACACCGCTACATAAACGGCTACGGTGCACTGCACACCCCAGAAACGTGGTATCTAGTCGAGTGCGTGGTGCTCTACCCAGAGCCGACCTCGCTGGGGCGCGAAGACATCCCCGAGATCGTCACCATCGACCACCATCGACCTGGCGACCCGGGCTTCGGTGTGCGGCCAGCGGCGTTCATGCGCGCCTCGTCGATCGGGCAAGTGATCAACGAGCTAGCGAGGTTGGACGTACTACCTAGAAACTGGCAAAGCGCTTCGTCCTCCATCGATCGATGTGACCCGGTTGTGGTGCTTCCGTCTGGGATGTTCGCCCGTGTGCCCCGCGATCTGGTACTGACCGCAGCGGCAGATCATTGTCTCGGTGCGGCATACCAGGGCAAATGTCCCGGGGTAGACCCGGATGAGCTAATGCAATGGCGTGCGGAGTCACGTGCCGAGTGCCATGGGAGAACGGTGGCGTGTGTCCTTGCGGATGTCGAAGCTGCGACATCCGCACTCCAACAAGCCCCGCGTATAACACTACTGCAAGAGTGGGTCGGATGTGAGGACCATGACACCCACCCTGTTAAAAAGGGGTGCCCGCGGTGCCAGCTGGAGAAGATAGAGGTGGCGAATATGCGCCGCGAAACACCGATCCCAGAGCTGCTCGAGGCCGCCACTCGGACGGGTATCGGCTACATATCTGGCCCATTGATCGGACCGGACGGAAGAATGAAATACACATGTTCTGGGTCGGCGGAACAAGTTGTGGCCTTTCTCCGATTTTGGGCACCGTCGCAGGGGCTGGGCGACCTATACGGCGACCCCGACCGTGGATTTGCCGGTGGCTACAGGCCATAACTGGTACTTGCCAAGTAGGCCACCCCGAGCTCGGCTATGACGACGAAGGAGAGTAATCATGATCACAATCGAGCAAGTACGCGAGCGACTCGAAGGTTGGGAGTTTGTTGCGGGCGCAGGAAGCCCGTCGACGCACACGGCCTGCGCCCTCACGGCGCTGGCGGTAGTCGAGGGCAGGACCCACGAGGCCGCTCACCCGTGCCCCGTGCTCCAGGCGCTTGCACTCACGTGGTCGGACGCGGGAGGCTGGCGAGACCGGGATATAGAGATCGAGATCGTGCACGCACTGGCGACCGCACGCGTCACGCCTAAGCTGACGGAGGCGCGTAAGGCGCTGTGGGCAGAGCTCGATCAACAGTTCAAGTCGCTGCGAGCGGAGTTCGAGCGTGCGACGCTGCGAGCGGCGATCGAGCGTGCGACGCTGCGGGCGGATTACCTGTGGGAGGTAGCGCGGCTGCGGGCGGAGTTCGATAGGCAGGTCGAGGCGCTAGCACTCGCGTCACTGCGCGCGGCGCTGGCGGTAGTCGAGGGCGGGGGGCAGTCATGATACGTTACGCCAAGCGGGGGTACTACGTGCGGGACGACCGAGAGTCGCACCCATACGACCACGTGTACTACGTCGGGCCTTATCCCGACATGCGCGCTGCTATCACAGCGCGGGACTGCATGCGGGCTGGTCGGCCGTGCCGGCCTGGACCCAATGGCCCGATAGACTTCGTGGATGCGGTGCTATGTGCGCCCCGCGCGGACCTTGTGACCGCCGCGATCGAGCGCTGACCACAGGACCTACCCAACACACACGCAGGAGACACCGATGAAGAAAACCACACACGACCTCGGCCCCTGGTCCCACGGCGACACGGTGCGCATCTACCTGGATCCGTCCGGCGACGTGCCACACGTCTACGATCGCTCCGGGCCTGGCAACATAGGCTGGACCCAGGCAGTCCAGCGCGGCGAGCACGTCCACCTCGGCAGCGTCCCGGGCGCGACTGACCCGGCATCGCTGGGCAGGTGGCTGGAGACGCAGGCCGACGACCTGGCGGCCATCGCGGCCCTACACGCCGACCGAGACGCGGCTATCGGCGGTATCGGCTCCCCTGAGACCACGATCGACGCATTCGCCGAGGCGGTGCGCGCTGCGACTGCACACGGCACCGAGGTCGCTCACAGGTGGCAGGCAGCGGACTATCTGTACCCGGTGCGTGATGTGGTCGTCGACGAGGTGCGCGCTGCTGGGGTCGATGCCGTCGTCGACCACTACGTCTCAGCCGCCGCGCAGGATGACATGCTCGTGGACATAGACGATCTGCGGGACGAGATCCAGGCGCTATGGGATGCAGCCCAGTAGATCGTGTAGTCAGCACAAATCCACACACACACACACAGGAGAAGAGACGATGACCGATACATACACATGCGAGGGTGACGTGAGAGGCTGCTGCGGGGTGACGCACCGCACGATGACGGGAGCCGTGCGGTGCCTGGAGGCGGACCAGGCCGGCTGCGCGTCGCAGGGCAGCTACTCGGACCGCGCGATCTACCGCTCGGACGGACAGAGGATGGTTGCCGGCATCGACGGCGACGGCCGGTATTCGGAGTATTCTGCCAACCGCGACTATTGGGCGTACCGGGAGAGGCGTCGCGGCTGACCCCAGGACCTACCGCCCGACGCAGAGTCGGGCGGTAGATCGTGTAGCCAGCACAAATAAACACACAGGAGGTAGAAAATGACTGAAGCAGCTGACAGAGAAATCATCAACGACGATCAGTGGATCCAGCGCGTAGATGGCCACACCCCCGGGTACCGGTACAGCGACAGGGTCTACATCGGGTTCATCCGCGCAGCCACCGCCAAGCAGATGCCGGGGTCCAACCACGAGGCGCGAATGGCAGCCGCCCGCAGGGAGGCCCTGCACATGCAGGAGACACGAAAAATGACCACGATCAGCACTGACCCACGTACCGCAGTAATCGCGTACGCCACGGCGTGCCGGGAGGCTCTCAACGCCGGTCTGCCCTGCCCGCGCTACGAGGGACCCTACCTCACCGGTGCCGAGCTCGACGGTGTCGAGGGCCTGCCCCAGCTGCACGGCGACCCGCGGGCACTGCGGCTAGCAGTCGCCGACCACATCGAGGCGTACCCCCACTTGCACGACCAGCTGGAGTGGGGCGACGGTAGCGCAGACCCGCACTGCGGCACCCCGTGCTGCGTGGCAGGGTGGGCTTGCCACCTTGGCGGAGGAGATCACGGCTACAACGTGCCCACCGCTGCCGCACTGCTGCTGCACGTCTACGGGCTACCGATGCCCGACTTTTCGTCATATACGAATCGTGCGGACATCGTGGCGGCGCTGCGGACCACGGAATAGTAGCCGGCACAAATCACACACGGAGACAGAAAGATGGCTGATACAGAAACCGAAAACGTAGGCCTGTGCAGTCACGTGCAGTTTACGCGAGCGATCCGCTCTTACCCCGGCTCCGCTGCTGACTGGGAAGCGTATATGTCCTCGGGCGGACTGGCGACTACGACGATCTTGCTCGCTCGCGAGCACGCCGCTGATTGCAACGAGTGCGCAACGCTGCTCTCCGCTCTCACAGGGTGGAGCCAATGATGCCTAAGTATCTCCAAGACTACATACAACTTTACCGTCGCCTGGCTAAGCTCCCCCGTGATGCCAACTGCAAACAAAAGGAAGAGATCCTAGATCACATGGATGCTGCCTGGAAGATGCTGACCAAGAAGGAGATTGAGGAGTTCACCAAGCGTACTAGAACCTAAGAGCAACCAATGGGAGAGGCTAATGTACCATGGGATGAGAACAGTCGTTATTGGTGATGATTACGAGATCTCTTATGATGGGAGAACCGTATGGGTCAACCGCGATGCGCTGCTTGGGCGGTTCAGTCGCACTGGCATTGACATTCACATCAATGGGGTCTGTGGCGATGAGACATGTATCCCGGGGCTCACCAACGTGGGCAGTTGGAACAAGTTCAAATCACTAATGATGGCCATGCACCAGATCGAAGTTGGTGATAAATACATGCCTAAGTTTTTGAACACCGACCTGCTGTAATGGGATGTGGGATAACTAGAGCACCTAGTTCAGTGCGCTGAATGTAGAGACCGATGAGGCCCCGATGAGGCCCCGACCCCTACTGCATGGTCTTCAGCGACAAGAGGCATATGCGGTAGAATAGCTCATGGATGCCAAAGATGATGTGGCCCCTCTGGTGCCCCTCGCACTAGATGCTCTTGCAGACCTTCTGGACACCACACCAGAGAAGCTCCCTGCCGGCATCCAGGGTGTACTGACCCACTTTGGGGCTGCGTGTCACACAAAAGGGTGGGAACAGGCCCATGACGAGCCCACAAACCCCAAGCTGACCACAGTGCCCATGTTCCCTGCGGTCTTACCTAGTGGAGTCGCTAGCAAAAAAGAAGGGTGATAACCAGTGATAAGAACAATGGAAAGGCAGACAAGCCTCACCACAAACATGAACAAAACATGAGTGCTACACGCACAAAAATCAGGTTGCCGGTCCTACACCAGCATGGCTACTCCGGGTGAGGAGATAAATACACTCCAATAAACTGGAAACGCCCCAAAACGGGGCGTCCTTCTTAGCCTCAAATATCACGACCGGCCGGTGATAAGAAGAGTGAAGGAGATATGAAATGCCAACACATTCTGATGGAACCAAGCACTTAGGACTGAGCAACGACCCAGAGGAACCCAGGGCAGTGCTGGACTGGGCCTCACTGCTCGAAGCCATGAGCAGCGAGACCAACCTGCTGTCCAACTATGGCACCCACGCTTCGCACAGAGTCGGCCTGAAGATTACCGCTGTGATGCTCTACTGCAGTAAGGAGCTCGTCGTGGAGTGCTACAAGCCTGAGCCCAACGTAGACGCTATGAAGGACAGCGTGGCACAGGCCTTGGACAAGATCGTCGACTTGACGGCAGTGTGGCAGGTATGAACGTCCGGTATCCAGATCGCAGCTGTACCAAGTGTGGCAACTCGATAGAACAATGCGAGTGCTACGAGCGCACTCGGGCACAACTGGAACAGAAGATCGAGGAATGCGTCTTGGCCATGTCCCGCTCAAGCTTGTATACCCGTATTGACCCATGTATCTGCTTCGACTGCCATAAACAGCCCGGAGGGTACATGGTGCTTGACTCATTGTGGGACGCCGTATGGCCAACACACACGGCAGACATGGCCATGATGGATGAGCGCTTCAAGACCATGTACCCCGAGGCTGTCATTGACTACCACCTACCGAGCGAGCAACCCCACAACCTACTTTGCTTGCCCTGTTTACAGAAACGCGCAGGCAGATGGTTGAACCTGGACGACTTCACCGAGGCCCCCGTCAACAACCCCATCCGATTTGCGCACGTGTTGGGGCAGCGCGATTTGCTCGTTACAATGGCCAAAAACTCAGAAGGGATCAATGGCTAAAAGAAGAGGGCTCATGCCCTCTTCTCGAAGGGCGTAAGCCCTTCACTTAGCCTCGTGCTGGTCCATGTCCCTCTTCTGACGGATGGCTACGCCGTGTGGATGCAGCGGGATGTTGTCGAGTGAGCGGCCAATGAAGCGGATAGTGAGGTATTTACCCACTGCCTTGCCTGCCTGTGCATCCCGCAGCATTTGAGCCCGCATCTCCGCTGTGCCCTTGGGCCTAGCCTCCACGGTCTTGCCCTCCTCCACGTGGCAGGTGTACTGGATAATACCGTCCTTACCGAGTGACCAATCTAAGATCTTGAACTCGTCGTCCTCGAACTTCTTGTACTTGAGCAGCGCGGTGCTTTTGGCTGCGAGCTTATATGGCCCATCCATATCTCTAGCGATGAGACCTTCGTAGCCATCTTCGACCCACCGGTCGTGGAGGGCATCGAGGTCCTCCATACTGTGCACCTCGATGGACGGCGCCATCCTGGTGTACTCCAGGCCTGGGTTACAGACGAAGAAGTCGGTGAGGTGCTCCTGACGCTCCCGCCATGGCATCTCGGTACATTGAAGGTGAACCATATCGTAACAGACGAACTGAATCTGTAGCGACTCTTCGGTGTACGTCTCAATGTGATGACGGATGGTCTGCAGGGGCATGTGGTGGACGTAGAGCTCACCATCCAAACTCCAGCCAAAGGGCACGCGCCCCTCGAGCTCCCCTGTGACGTGCTTGATGGTGTACTCGAGCCCACCCCTACTCATGAGCCACAGCTTCACTTGGGTGTAATACGCCATGGACCTACAACCGTCATACTTGGGCTGACAGGTCATAGGCCACTTCAAGTGCTTCTCCCGTCCCACAAGGCTGTAGGCCCGCATGGGTTTGATATTGATGCCAGATCGTGCCGCCTCGATGGTGGGCTGATACTTCAGCCGCAGTTGCTTGGCGTAGCGAGCCTCGGCCTCCTTGACTGCCTGCTCGGGGCCAGTGGTCTCATTGGACCTGCCCACGTTCTTCGGTGTGGCCGGAGTACGATTGATCTGTTCTTGGCCCTCAAGCTGGCCCCAACGCATGCAGATGTCAGCCCCTTCAGTCCACACCTGCCAATAGTTGATTGATCCCGCAGCTGTCTTCACGAACAACATGGGTAGCACAACGTCATTCATCACTCCTCCAAACAGTCTTGGTGGTCTCCGGGGGCACTACAACCGATGCAGAACTTTCCATCACAGAATGCGCACTCGTCAACGCCCCACCCATTACCACACTCATCACACCACAAGACTCCCTCAAGGCGTACGCTGCCCACTAGATTGCCATTAGTGTCCCGCAACTCGGCATACGTACCAGGTGCAAAATGCTCGGTCCGCGTCCCGGTCAGGAGTTCAATAGTCCTGTCTTGGGTAGCGCTAAGGACCCGAGCCAGCTCAAACCCACTGCTGTCGAAAGCGGCATTGTCCATAGTAACCTCCACAATCAGCTTCATGGTCTCCTCACCTTCTTGTGGAGCACATACCCATGCTTGTCTGCGAGCTGACTCAGCGTCTGCAGCTCGGGATCTAGCACTGTAGAGAGAACCCTGGCACCCAGCACAAGTGCGTTGCTCATGCCCCCGATAAGGACGGCTACTCCCACGGCTGCGTCATGGCTTTCGTGAGCTATGATGCCAGAGTTCCCAACTGGTGCCTGCTTGTGCTGGGTACCGCAGTCAAGAATGGCATGGTAAATCTCATCACCCAAGTCTGGGTACCCCGGTAAACGGTGGATGGTGTCATTGTTGGCTGTGAGCGTTGTGATGAAACCCATTAGTCCTCCTGTAGTGGCCTGCTATAAACAGCTGCCATTATGGATTTGCGGTAGAAGATTTCCTTAGACAGATGAACCTCTGTAAACCAGTCAACGCTCTTCTCGTCACTATCAGCAAGTGGTACTGGCACAGTCTCCTTGACTGTGCTCCAAGTGTAGTCTTCATGGAGAATGGCAAACTCGATTTCCCTCATATCCTCCAGAATGTAGTAGCGATCGCCTACACGGCCCTCAGTAACTGACCGGGGCAACTTGAATAGTTCCCCTCCCAAGTCCAGGTAGAGGAGTGCGGCGTCGGCATCGTCAAACGGTCTGCAAGCACTTTCACTACGCACAATCACCGTATGCTGGAAGTCACGCATCTTCAAAGCATACCCCAAGCTCCGCACCACTCCATGCAGGGCGTGATCCGCCCAAACACACTCATCCTGTATCCACCTGATAGTTGCCTCAAGATCTCTCTCACACTTACCCTTGTAGTTACGAAACACCGTAGGCACGGACATCCCTCTAAGGTCATCTGATTTCAGCATTGTCGCTCCTCCACAGTTTCGGGTAGCAGGGCGTCTTGCGAAACGGCCTGCCTTTACTCAGCCCTTTACTAAAGCCTTTACTACGAGAGCCGAGCTCCACGTGGTCTAGCAAAGACATAAGTCCAGGTTTCTGTTCCGCAACAACTTGGCAGCGGCCTAGGTCCGGTGGTGTTAGCATTGGTTACCTCCACAACTCTTATCTCCGATCGGAGATAAGAAACATGAAGGAGAGACACTATGCCCATAACCTACATAGACGCAGTAATGACCATACTCGTGTGCGGGTATGTAGCCCTCACAATAGTCGGCATCTCCACAACACTGTGGATTGTTGACTTCATCAATGCAGCCACCGGGCGAGACTTGGAGGAAATCAAACCACCACCCTGGTACTACAGCATCCTCGGTGTGCTCTACCTATTCATGTATATGTGGGCAATCGGTTTTGTCTCCTCGTTGAACGGCGGACGCACTAAACTGGCTGTCAACCGAGCGTGGGAAGAGATCAATAGTGGCCTTCTAAGCCCTGAGGAGACGCAGAGATTGCATGACGCATGTGAGGAGCTAGTAGGTAACGCTCCCTGCTAAATGAAGATGGCGCTATGCCTTCTTCTTAGCCCCATGCAGCCTTGGGCATCTTCGGAACTTTGACCGTCGTCAGCGTCGTGGGCTTAGGCACACCTGGCGCCTTGGACTTTTTGGCGTACTCCTCACGACGCTTGCGATTGCGCTCTTCCCTCGTCATGACCGACTTCTTGGCGCTAGCCCGGTTGCCAAGAAACTTGTCGAGCGCAACTATAGCACCGGTTGATCCCAGTGCACCCCCGTAGTATCCAAGGAGTGGGTCTTTGCGTTTCAAGGCCGCCGACGCAGCGGCAGCGCCACCCACAGCCTGTGTAACCCCTCCCAGGAGTGCTGAGCCTCTAACCGGATTGTCCGCAGCCCAGGTAGCCACCGGCCCCAGGGATTTGGTGGCACGGTCGTACTTTTTCTTCTCACTCTTGGTGAGTGCGGGGGCACGGCTGACCTGATGGCCAACCATCGCACCCACCGCCCCGCCATACAAGCCAAGACCTATCGCCGCGGAGGACTTGGGGTGTTTCTGGGCCCACCGCAGTGCCCTCTCCAGTGCCCTCTCCATTGCTGGAGGCATCTGCCCACCTCGCCCGGCGTAAGGACGCCCGGCGCCGCCAAACCCGGGGCGGGCCCCTTTTGGCCTCTTACCACCAGGATCGGCGGCCCAAGCTGGGATCTTGGCGCCACTGTCCTTTCTCTTCTTCTGGAAGTGTTGCATCCGCTCGGTGTTCTGCCGATGGAGCTCCTTCTGTGCTTCACCCACCCCACCAGTAGCAGCCTCCTGGTCAAACTTGGCCTGATTGCGTACGACCTGTTTGAACACGGCCTTCTCAGAGTCAGACAAGGCCGCCCATTTCTCCAGGCTGCCGACGAAGCTTTTCAACAGGTTGCTATCCATGTGCATCAGCATAGCAAAAACCCATACGTATGAAAATCCCAGTCGAATGTCGCCCCCTAATCATCATACTCAAGCTCCACATCAAGGGGCCTCATTACAATATCAAAACGCCTCAAGAGAGCACGGGCACACCCCTGCATGTCGGAGTACGACTCGGGATAGAAGAGGTCAGGTCTCCATTCATAATGACCAGCTAACATCGTCTCAATCAACTGCTTCTCCAGCGTACTGCTGGGTTCTTTGAGTTCCTGTTTTGGCATCAACCCTCCTCATAGTAGTTTACTTCGAGCTCTGGGCAGTCATCGCGCATGACGGCCAGGCACCTGCGCCTGGAACCATCACCAGTCCCGAAAGACTCGACGACGTAACCGCAGCGTACACACTCAGCGCGAACACCAGGTAGGGCCCGTCCACTGTCGTTCTTCAATGTCACTTCTTCGATAGTCACTTCAACTTTAGCCATAATGTACCTCCGCAAACATTATCACCGGGGAGGGATAAGAACAGCAGAAGGAGACGTCACTATGAAGACTCGACAAGTAACCCATTTCACACGCATTGGTAGTCATACCCACGAGCGCTGCAACAACGCTACGCCAGAGGGTGAACAGTGTGAGCTCAGCAAACACCACTTTGACGAATGTTCCTTCGATAGGGGCATGCAGCTCTACATCATGCGTACCCAGGATTCAGAGCGAGTGATCATTGACGGCTACGACCTCCTTGAGCCCGAAGAGTACAGTGACTACGATGAAGTTGGCCGGTAAGGAGCTCATGCGATGTTCAGACTATGCTGGCTGACAGACATCTAAACTTCTTACGAACTCCAGGTGCACCACGATCGTTTGGCGCATACCTACGACAGGAGAAAGATTTTGAAGCAGTCGTAATATCCGGCGATATCGCTGAGGCTCCCACCGTCCGCGCTCTACTATTACAGTTTGCGGAGGGAGTAGGTGTGCCTACCTACTTTGTATTGGGAAACCACGACTACTACCGCGGCAGCTTCGCGGGTGTCAGAAAGGACCTTGAGCAGGGACTGCCTGACAACCTTGTGTGGTTAGACCGGCATAAGCCAATCCTACTAGATGACATGACTGCATTGGTTGGGCACCAGGGGTGGTTTGATGGGATATATGGAGATCCAACCGGATCCCAAGTCATCATGTCTGACTTCGACCTAATCGAAGACTTACGAATCCACTACGACCGTCATCTATGGGGTGCTGGGGTAGTTGGCCGGATAAGCCTGCTACAGGAACTACGCAGTGTGAGTGCCCTGGCAGCCTATGAAGCCCAGATGAGCTTGCTCCCGGCCCTAGAGCTTCGGAGAGACGTCGTATTTGTCACACACTTCCCGCCCTTCCCAGAGGCCTGCTGGCATGAAGGAGCTATGTCCGATAGGCACTGGTTGCCCTGGTTCACTAGTGGGAACATGGGGTCCATGCTGTGTGAGGTTGCAGAGAGCCACCCAAACAATCAGATCTTCGTGTTGTGTGGGCACACGCATAGTCCAGGAGTGTATGAGCATGCCCCGAATATGACAGTGCTCACAGGTAAAGCTGTGTATGGGGCACCTGGCTACACGAAGATCTTTGAACTACCGAGGAAGCACCGTTCCCCGGTTGCACGCCGAGAGGTGTATGTGCGATAGTAGTTTGGTCTGGGTAGCTCAGTGGTAGAGCACCTACTCCCGTTTAGCGGAGTGGAAGACGTGGGTTTGATTCCCGCCCCAGGCGCTAATAACGGGCTCGTCACGGTTTCGACGGGGAATAAGAAGTGTTGAGAGCGAGTCGTGGGTCTTAGGTGACCACGTAAATCCTGCCTGAGAACCAAAAACGCCAACGATAACGGCACCGTCGCTCAGCGCCTCGCGGCCTAAGCGTCCGTCCTAGGGTAAGGATCTCACAGTAGCCCTAGGGTGTGGACACAGTGGGAAAAAAGCCGGGCTCCGATCGCCCGGTTGAAGCTCAAGAATCGGTGGTGGAGGTAAACCGGAAACGGGGCGCCCCAAGGGTTGGTTGTCTCGGCCATGCAAACCCTAAAACTGCAAAGTGAGACTACACTCGTAGCGCTCAACATGGATATTTCGCGGACGCGGGTTCGACTCCCGCCGGGTCCACCACTAAGCTCTGTATGCTGCCCTACCAGTCGCGGTAGTCACGTCAGCTGAACGCACCCTACGGCGCACACGAGATGCAGACGGCACTGTCACGTCAGTACTCGTGGGCGCCTTGGGCGTTGGGCGCATGAACGCCGTGGGCCCTTCTTTTAGCTTCACGGAACCAGGGGCAAGACCCATGACCTGCTCCACATGCTGGGGGCTGTAGGACATCGTGGAGTCTGTCTTGTAGCCCTCATACGACTTGGATAGGGGCATACCACCAGCTCGAGCGGCAGCAGGGTTAGTGGTCTCCTGCTGTATGACCTGGCCTACCCGGGCCCTTGTCCGCTTGGCTGTTTCCTCCAGGCCAGCCTTGGCTGGCAGCTCCTGCATCCTACGCACATCTTTCCCACCCTGTGCCACACCGCTCAGCCTGTGTTTCTGCAGGCCGCTCATACCCTGCACTGCCTGTCTGCTAGTTCGTGCTCTAGTACCAACCAGCGACCCTCGTAAAGCACTGGCACCACCGACGCCTTGTGCAGCTCGAGCTCCCAGGTAGGACCGCAAGGTACCCAACGCTAGTGCATGCTTTGCAAATGACTCGAAGACCTTCGATTCCATACCAAAGATTGTACCTTACTAGGTGTGATAAGAAAGGTGAAGGCTGGCACACCGACTGTGAAAAGCCGCCTGCCCAAGATAAGGAGAGAAAACATGACAAAAGAAGAGAAGGATGATGCCCACTTCGACAAGTACCCGCTCATCGCTTCACTGTCAGTCTTGGTAGCCCTAGCAGAAGAAAAAAGGATCATGGCGAATGACACAGAATCAAACATTGTGGCGGCCCAGACTACCGCTCTGGTCGCAAACCATCTGCTGACTATTGCCCGGCTATTCCGAAAGGCTGGAGATCACGTTTCTGCTGAACTCATGGTGAGAGAAGCGGCTGCCATACCTAAGTTGCCACGGACAGCTGCGCTAAGAGAGCGAATACTCGCCCTGTTGTTTGACGTTCGTTCTTCGATGTCACCTCTTCAAAAGACGGGCCAGGCGCTGCTAGATGACGAGACCGACGTCCCAGACACCAACACCGCAAAGGTGTTGACCATCAGGGAGAAGAGCGACTGGGAGCGTGCTCGCGAGAATGAGAACGAGGCAACCACACATCCATGTGACGCATGGCAGCCTGCGGAGTGTATGTGCAAGGGGGCATGCTCATGCCACTTCGTCCAAGCGAATCAATCCAGGGAAAAGAGCGACCATGAAAAACACAATCATCACACCTGAACAAATCAACGCAGCAGAGCAGATAAGCGCGTGCTGCGAGGCACTGAAGTGGCTGCGTGAGCAGCCGCGCACTGTCGGGGAGCTATGTGCGCAGAACCCCGAGTGGGCTGCGTGGGCGGCGTGCTACGGAGTCGACATCACCGCCGACCAGCGCGACGAATGGTTGGTGACACTCAGCAGGGGAGAGCAGCCATAAATGGTACTCATCATAAATCCCAGCTTCAGCCTCCATCAAGCCGACGCGGTCGACATGCTTCGCAGTCTGCCCGACGCCTCGGTCGATCTCCTCATCACCGATCCCCCGTACGAGTCACTGGAGAAGCATCGGAAGATTGGTACCACCACGCGCCTCAAACACAGCAAGTCGTCCAGCAACGACTGGTTCGCCATCTTTCCGAACGATAGGTTTCCCGAACTGTTCAGGGAGGTTTGGCGTGTGCTCAAAAAGAACACTCACTTCTACATGTTCTGTGACCAAGAGACCATGTTCGTCGCAAAGCCGCTCGCAGAAGAGGCGGGGTTCCGCTTCTGGAAGCCATTGATCTGGGACAAGCGGAAGATCGGCATGGGCTACCACTACCGCGCCCGGTACGAGATGATTCTGTTTTTCGAGAAGGGCAAGCGGAAACTCAATAACCTTGGCGTGCCAGACATCATTGAGGCGCCGCGCGTCCACAAGGGCTACCCGACGGAGAAGCCGGTCGAGGTCAGTGAGATCCTTATCCGACAGAGTAGCGCAGTCGGCGAGCTCGTCATCGACCCGTTCTGTGGTTCGGGTAGCACGGGCGTGGCCGCGATGAACCTCGATCGCCGGTTCTGGGGTTGTGATATTGGGGACGAAGCGTTGTCGATAGCGCTCCACAGGCTGCTACTAGCGTCCGCCGAGTAGAGATGTGGCTGGAGATCAACGGGGCACACCAAGCGCATCATGCAAGAGGAGGAGAACATGGTTGTAAAACACGACGGCAACCCGGTCCCGGTGGAGTTGTGGGGTAAGGACCACATCATCACGCTGCTCTACATCGAAACCCGGTGTGTGGACTACAAGGGGGCCGTCGCACCCCAGCACATGCGTTCGCATCCCACACGGTCGCACCCGGCTGCCCTAAGCGGCGGGGCATACCCGACGCGTCTGGCGGACGGGTCCGAGCTATACGATCACGACGACTGGGACTGCCTCTATGACCTCAAGGCAGCTGGTCTGCTGGAATGGCCGTCCAAACCCTCACTCCCCCAGAATGTCAGGATGACCAACAAGGGTTGGGCGGTTGCCCACCGGCTGCGTCGCGCGGGAGCGGAGAACGACATGATCTCGTTGCAAGAGATCTTCAGGGAGGTGCCATGATAACCAGCGATATCGATCGATTGATCGAGGAGTGGACCCCGTACAAAGTCCGTGTCTGTTGGAAACCCAACCACAGGGGCATCCAGGAGATCTGGTACTGGTACGGTTGGGATTGGAGCGGCCCCACCCATGACATCACAAAGGCGGGCGTCTACAACTTGGAGGCGGCCGAGAAGCACATCGCGCTGTGTGTCGGCTGCGGTGTTGCAGCGGACGCTATTGGGGTTGAGCCGGTAGACCCGGACCATAATCCGGTAGACATGCTGGTGTACCGCCTCCACAAGGCGCGCCAGGCGGCCGACTCGTTCCGGCAGACGGCCGAGCGCCGGGGCGAGTTGCTCGACTCAATCAAGAGTTCCCTGGGAGCACAGAGCGAGACATCGGATGCGCCGCCAGGGTGGGCTAAGCGTTACCTACCGCGCTGCCTGAAATGAGTAGCGGATTCAGAGACAAGCTCTACTGGCGTCGACCAGGGCTACTCGCTGATGGGGATCCATGTGCGCTGTGGCATTGTTTCAAGAACCTGGCTGAGCCAGACCGCTTCAAGCTCCGCAGCGGCAAGACGGCTCGCTACATATCACTCTGCGGGCGTGTCTTCATCGCGCGATCGGATGGTCAAGCCATCGTACGGCCGATAGCTGAGATGCGGTGCGGAATATGCGATGGCGCAGAGATGACACGACGAGGTTGGGACGAGTCTGGTCCAGAGACCATACAGCCAAAAGACATGCTGTAGGAGGGAACAATGACTAAAAACAAGAGTGGTGACAGGGTACATCGAGCGATTGAAACACATCTCTCGCATGCCTTTCCCCAGGCGTCAAAACAACCGTTGTGACGCACACGCACATGCGCGCGGCTACGGTGGACTTTCTGCGGAAACTCCAAGAGAGAGGCGACATTCCAGATGACGTGAACGTCGATGACACACAAATCGTGCCCGATGAGATCGACCCGAGGACCATCGACGTCCAGCTCCCATGGCTACTGCGGCTCTATCTCCAGGACGGCTTGGAGAGCGTTCGCACGCCGCGCTTCAAGCATGACTCGGATTGCTGTCGTTTCTTGGCCCCACGGACTTGGTTGCGACCTGTACTACTGTGGTCAAAGTGGGCACCCCACGGTCATCGCGCGTCAGTCTTCGGAGCCGAGTGACTACATGTCCGGGATATCAGCAGCAGCGGTTTCGGACGAAGGTGAGCCACTGCACCTGGCACTAAGGATCGCTGCCGAAGGCGGGTTGGTTGAAAGACACTGAGCTTACCCAGAGTCAAAGTGAGCACAGGGAGAGCTACACATGGCCAAAACAAAGATAGAACCTCCTCTCGTTGGTGGTACACGCTCGCAAGCTTTCCAAGCCTGGAACGAAGCCGTGGCCCCTAAGGACATCATCATGAAATCAAAAAGCAAGGACAGAGATGTGGTGTTCGCGCTGCGCCTTACCAAATCCGAACGGGATGACATCGCCCGGGCAGCAAGGTGCGCTGGTGAACGCGATACGGTGTGGGCACGAGGCATCCTGCTAGCCAGAGCCAAAAAGGACACAGATGTGGTTGTTCGCGAAAACCTCATAGGAGACCACGGTATGGCTGGCGATAGGTTTTACACTCAGCGAATGCGTCGAAACAGCAAATATGTGTGGGTGATTGACACTACCAATAGGATACACCGCGTAAGGTGCCACGAACATGATGTTGACTGGGTAACCGCCGCACTGGAGTCACGGCATTTAGTAGAAGACTGGAAGAAGAGGATATGCGGCGGACCAACGAGCGTATAAGCAACTAGACCAATGAGTTACTATACTGACGAACGATACAGCGTGTACTCAGAGCACGTCACCAAAGCGCGTAAACACCACCATTGTGACGCCTGCAAGCGGACTATCGCGCCTGGGCAGCTCTACATGCGGGTGAGCATGGTGTGGGACTCTACGGCCAAGACCGTAAAACGCTGCGGTGCCTGCCAAAAAACCCACGAGCACCTGCGCGGGCTATCCCCAGGGGATATGTGGCCGGAGGAGAAGTTGGATTGTGGCCTCGAGTATGTGGAAGAGTGGGGTGAAAAACCCCCTGAAGAGATTGCCCGATTGCCCCTGATCTCAAATGAAGAAGCCTCCGAACTCCTAGGCAACTCTGGTCAGGGCGACGAGAAGCGGAGAAAAGATGACACAACAAAACCGGCTGACTACCGTTCTGAAACTGGCTAGGCAGTATCTACCTGTACGGCCACGACGCGGCATGCAGTGGAAGCTTGTTGGGGATGATATACCCGGTGGAGCCCACTTACTACAACATGCGGTAACCGGGGACCTGAGCATTGGATACCTGCAGGGGTTTAGCTACCATGATGCTGTGCTCCACGAACTGTGTCACGCGTTAGTAGGCCCCAATTCCCTCCACAGCGAGAAGATATTGATGCCTGTGCAGTGGAGGCTGATGCAGCGTTTAGTTCCTTCAGAGTATGAACTGTGTAGGGCGACCTTTGCAGGCTACTCACTGTATGGAGAGCAAGGGGACATTGGGATCAGTGATGCATTCCTGCGTAGGGATTATTGGCGCGAGTCTGTTCAACTGGCCATACGAAAGAACTGGCTGACAAAGCGTGGGTGCCTTCGCCCACGCAAGATGTGTGTTGACACACGCGCATGGCGTGCGTACCAGCTACGGGCGCGAAGAATCGGAGATAAGATGGATAGAAAAAGGAAAGAACTAGCTGACTATCTCGACCGGGAGTTCGAGTAGTGTTTTGGTGGTCACTGCTAGGGTGGTTGATTTTGTTCGCTACGATCTGGAGGACATACCGTGGGTATAAGTAACAAAGATAAAATGCCAAACTACATCGAAGTAGAGAGTCGGCAGCCACCGGGCGAGATGAAGGATCACAAACAGACACTCACGCAGGCTGTGGATAGCCTCATAGTGCGACGCGGGCTAGCCGGCCTGGTCGGCTGCCCGGACCCCGCCTGGAGGGGCAACGATGGCTGGGGGACTACCTGTCTGACTAAGGCGGTCTATGGGCTCGGTATGTCTCGCGCTAACGGCGTACAAAGGATAGCTGAACAATGATGACAAAAGATCGAGCGGAGAGTGCGGAGCGCACTTTACGAGCGTGTGGGTGGGAAGTTCGAGCCGGCTACTCCCGAATACGCGATGGCTACGAGCTCGTGGGTGCAGCGGCAGATGGTGGCCGGCCACTGTACGGATTCTCCCACAACGATATGAAGGTACTGATATTGGGCGGTGCCGTTGCAAGGATCCAGGAGAAACCTGATGTTTGAATATGAGTATATGAAATACTACGATGAGCTTGACTGTCGTTGTATTATCGACTGCGCAGAAGATCCGGACACGGCTTGCTCCCTCTCAGGCCGGCCACATGTGCATCCCGACAGCCTCTGTCCAATCCATCCTGACGCTCCAGGGGACCATTGAGCCGTGACTGGAGCACGAACAGTACGCGTCGCAATAGTGGCGTTCAGCTTTGCGGTAGTCCTGACTATCGCGATGGTCGAGCACTGCCTGGCGAGCAAGCGCGGCCGCGTCACCGAAGTCGTCGTCACCAACTACTAGGAGGTAGCCAGAATGAATCCAGACACCGGCTGCGGGAAGAAATGCGACCATGACTCGCCGTGCATCCTGCGTGCTGATCATGAGCCACGCGATCGGCACGAGACGGACCACGGTTGTGTGTTCTTCGACGTTCGTCAGCCGAAGTTGCAAGGCCGGATGATGGCTCTGCTGGACGAGGCGAACGCCATGATGAATCTCGGGGAACGCACTCACGAAGGGAGCGGATTGCCGGGTTGCGAGGTGTGCGACATCCACACCCATCTTCCGGTCCCCGCGCCCAAGCCGCCGAGGAAGTGCGACTGCTTCTCCTACAACGGGCAGTTCGGAACGGTGCCGCAGGTCATCATGGATCCGAACGAGTACTTCGCGTGGGACGCTCCGGCGCGTCAAGTTGCAGTCGACGCCTGCATCGCCGAACAGATCGAGATGCTCTGGAAGCACAAGATCTGGACGGCCTCCTCGTGCTGCGGGCACGGCAAGGGCCCGCCGTCCGCCGTCCTCGAGCAGGGCGAGGACCAGAACAAGGCGGCACTCCTCCTCCTGGAGCACGACCCGGAGCGTGGTTGGCAGGTCTGCCAATGGAAGCTCCTGAACCAGTACTGGGAGTGGATGGCCAAGCGCGTTGTCGAGAGGCGGAGGTGATCCACCACCTTCGAGGCCACACCATTTGGCTTGATGCTGCTGGTGGATGGATCTGGCGGTACGCGGACAACGATGAGCCCACTGCCGGAAACGACCGCCCGTGCGGCAAGTGCCATGAGCCTCGGACCGCGGAGGGGCACGACCCTTGCTTGGGTGTTCTAGATGGCGTCGTGAACGCCTGTTGTGGCCACGGTCATATCGACGAGGCCTATGTCCAGTTTGTGGGCGGGAGGCGCCTGGCGGGGCAAGACGCATTAGATTGGGCGCAGCTAGGCAGAGCAAATGCGGAAGTTGAAAGCGAGGTCTTATGAGCAACACAGCTGAGACATCCTGCGGCCTGGAAGGCCTGTTTCGGGATCCTGCACGCCCCGCCGATCTTTGCCCCGGCGTGGGCGGACCACAGCGCGCGGTCATCGCAATGTCTGCTGTCGGCAATGGCGCAGTGGTCGTCACGGCGAGTTGTGGCCTACGCCTCGGCATGGAGGAGGGAGGTATTGACGCGGGGGATGTCTGGACCTCCGGAGAACTGGAGGGCGCCTTCCTCGGCCCAGAGCGGGGTCGCAACGGAGGACTACGTGTGTGGGAGGGGCGCATCGTGGAGTCCCGGGGGAACTGGGAACATCCCGAGGAGACCGAGGTCGACTATGTCGGTAAGTGGCGCGACCTCACATCCGGCGAGGCCGTTCGCGTCGCGTGTGGCGCAGATCCATTTCGCTGCCGGCTATGTCACGGGTCTGGGATGCTCCACACGGAGAGAGGCCAGAGTGATGAATGACTCCCCACCAGGTACCAGAGATTTCCACCCAGGCGACAAGGTCATTTACCGCGATCGATACACGGCTCTTGCTGAATACGGCCGAGTGACGAGCACCAACGAGAAGTACGTGTTCGTCAAGTTCAACCACTGTCACGGCAATACCTCGCAAGCGTGTGAGCCGTCGCACTTGGAGCACGATCGGTGAACGCTATGGATGGCCAAGGAAAGGTGAAGTGATGAAGGACTACACGGAAGTTGAGTTGAATGAAATGCGCGTAGAGCGTGACTACTGGAAAGAGCGCGCCACGATGGTAATCCCCAAATCGGTCCCTCTAACACTAGGAGTCGAATACGGAGGCGACGAGTACTACTGCTATGCCCAGGCATACGGCTACAAAATGTACTCGTGGGCGGATACCGAACGCGGTGCGGTGACCGAAGCGTTGCGCAAGCTAGTGGACGTACTGAGAGACATGAGCAACCATAATTCAGATGAAGGAGTGGACGAAATGACGGCATCCTCCGACAAGAAGAACTTCGACGACGCCCTGTTCGACGCCTTGGATGAGGAGGTTGTCGCGGAGGAGCCTGGTGAGGCGGCCGAGTCTCTCGGGATTGATGTTGACCAGTTCGCGGGCGAGCTGCGTGACAAGGTTTCCGTAGACCTGACGTACGCATGTTATGACCACCTGGTGGGGCCCTGCGGCTACACACACGCCACCATCCAAGATGCAGCCTTCTGCGCCTCCCACGTCCCAGGCCGTCGTATCGTCCGGTCCGACGGAGAGAAGATGGTGGACTGCGGGGCTGACGGCTGGTGGCCGCAGGAGCACCTCGACCGCGTCCTTGAGGTGCTCTTGCTGAAACTTGGGGACTCAAAGCCATGCGTCGAGTGTGGTGAGGACGTGGTGATGGGCGTCCGTAGCTCAACCAAGAAAGAGCGTAGCAATGACAATTAACACCCCATGGGAAAAGAAGGCTCACAGCCTCATGGCCCGCTACTGTCGTGAGGCATATCTCCAGGCCAACCCACGGAAAAAGAACACTAATGTACGCCTCTACAAGAAGCATCGCCCATATGAAACCCCTGCGATTGCTGCCGCTCTCGAAAAGGCAATAGGCATCCATGACGATGTCGAACGAGAGAAAGAGTGCAAGCGGCTATTCGAGATTGAGCGATTCGGTGCATGGAGCCTAATATGACAATACCCAAAGAAGTCACAAACATACGCGCTACGCAGGTCGTAACTGCGCGCCTTCTATCCCGCCTTCACTGGCGCTACTACGGCATCGGCGTACTACACGCCCCTATCCTGGAGGGTGGCTACGAGGTCTCGATACAGATCTACTCTCCGTCACTCATCCAACCAGGCATCAAAAAGTCCGGCAACATTCGTAATCAGCGATTCGACGTGCGCTCAACAGTCCTCTATGGAGCCCTGGAGTACGTCGAGCACATCCCCGGCAAAGGGAAAGAATGGGAGAAGTACTCGTTCCCATACGCCAATGACCGAGTAGAAGGGACCGAACACCTGCTAGTACGCCTCCCAGGAGAGTTTGCCACCAAGCAACTATCCTACAGATTCTTGGAGGGATCCAACTACCTACCGTGTCGCGGAGCCCTCTACTCGGTCAGCTCCCTTACCGATATCACCATCTGCCTCTCAGAACGCCTCTCTGAGAAAGAGGAACCCGCCCTCATTCTCGCACCATCCTACATCCCGCCCGTCCTCTCCTGGGAGGGGGACGAAATCAACACCACATCCCACACCGAACTACTGCACGAAGCGACGGCCCGACTCCTTCGCACAGCCTGTCGTACAGAAAACCAAGACGGGGTATCACCCCAATGACCACTGACATCAAAAGCCTTGCACTCGGACGGATCCTTCGCCTCGGAGCGCGACCGGCCCAACCCGGAGACATCGAGGAGTACGAGCGATGCCGAGCAATCGTCATGGCCGACGCAGGGCCTCCGGATTTCGAAAACAACTACGCACGTGACCGCCTGAAGGGCGCGCAGGGAGACTAGAGATGATGACCCACACGGGGCCGATTCCGAACAAACGTCGTCCTATATTGTATATGAGAGGAGTAGGGGAACCCTGGTTGGTGATGAGCTTCGCGGAAGCAGCGCAGGCCCAGCACATCGTCTTGGATACAGAGAGTCTGGAGTCGATCCGCACGGTTTTCCTGATGAACCAGGCCCCTCGCGGGTTGTGGTTGGTGCCGGTGCAGCCATGACAGCAGACCACATCACACCGGAAAGACGCTGCGATCACAAAGGTATTGGACTGCCAGACTGCTCCATCTGCGACCCAACAACAGAAGAAAACCAGGAAAGACGAAGGCGCGCCCACTCCCCGATCTGCCTATCATGCGGGAGCAAAGGAGTCCTAAAAGGAACCTCTACGCTTCGCTACTGCTACCTTTGTGACCAGCTGTATGGCTGGCTAGTACTCCGAAGGTGAACGACCACCGAAAACTGAAGGGTCGGTTGAAAAATGGCGAAGATAGTATTCGACACCGAGTTATGCCGCCCGGCCTGCGCTCTTCTTCAGGCCGCAATGGGTGGTGATCGGCACATGGCGAGCCTATTCCCCGTAGAGAGCTGGCTCATCGCACCTACTAGTGCCATGCGCTGCTTCAAGATCAACGACGACCAACTCGGTATCCTGGTGACACGGGTTCGGGAAGGGGCCGCATGCAGCAAAGCACAGCCCACACCGGTCTCTACCTCAAGCTCTAGAAAGGCTAACGGAAATGAACAAGGGTGAGACCGACCCGGCGCTGATGACGAGGCTCAAGCTCCAGCGCGTCCACCACATGCCGAAGGAGCTGGAGCCTGGCATCTTGTACGTCTCGGAGGAGTTCGACGTCGCTGTGCACCTCTGCGCGTGTGGCTGCGAAAACGAGGTGGTGACACCTCTGGGTCCGACCAGGTGGGCCTTCCGTGAGTCGGAGGAAGGACCGTCGCTCAGTCCATCGATCGGGAGCTGGCAGCTTCCATGCAAGTCCCACTACTGGATCGATGACGGCAAGGTTAGATGGTGCTGAGACCACAGTACAAGGTGAAGCTGACCAACAGGGTCAGCTTTTTAGCCTCGGGTCACCTGCCAAGCGAAGAAACCTCGGCAAAGTCGGCTGGGATCTCAATATCCTCAGGGTCGTCCACATCCGATTGGTCAAAATCGAAGTCCGGGTCTTCCCACTCTGCAACAGTCTGAGACTGAGCCAAATCTTGCAGCCTGTTGATTTTACGCACAGGCATATCCAACCGCTGTACTAACTGCAGTGCAACACGTGCAGCTCCATCATAGCTCATGGCTTCAGGGGTCAACCCAAAGAAGCTGCTGAATCTCCCTTCGAGCAGCAAATCCACACCTCTTGTAGCCCCTCGCTCAAGGTATGTGTCCACGAGCACATCTACCTCTTCCACTGGGCTCACCACGTAGCTCATCAGGATGGCCTCAAGCGATTCGGAAGGGTCAGCTCCCGATACAATAGCCCCTTGGCGGGTAAGAGTAGCTAGCAACTGTTGCACGTGAAGCTTGGCAGTGTTGACTTGGGCAGCAGTAGGGTTGCTGTTGACGATCAAGGGGTTGAGTAGCCGCTGAAGCTCAACAAAATAGGCTGCGTCATTCTGCGGAAGGTTCAACCAGGTGCTCAATGCCTCTTCGAACACCACGTAGTTATTCTTCTTACCCAGCCTGACCCTACCAAAAGGGGGCGGTGCTCCCTGTGTCATGGCCACAGAACCAAAATCAGTGGCCATACCCGGCTCTACCTCGAGTAGAAGCTGGCTAAGCTCAAGTCCCACAATATAGAAAGACTGTGAGACTACGTTGTAGATGCTCTCAGTAAACTCAAGGGTGTCCCCGAGCTGTATGGACCTGGGATCGTGTGGCAGTTGAAAGTATGGGGTGGTGCCAACGGCATTCGAAGGGAGGCTAGAAAAGAACCTGGATGCCGCAGAGGCACCCCCACCATCAAACACCTCAACTTTGGTGCTTAGGTCTGTGGTTGTGCTCTTGAAAATGACCCTGTTGAAACCCAACTCGAGGTTAAAGAATACTGGCTGGCCTCCTGGACCACGATGAGCAGAAACCTGACCCTCCATAACAAAATCCGGTATAGACCCAACCTGACCCCCAGCGTCCATGAAGTACTCCCCATCCTGTGATGGACTGCCAGTGACCCTGGCCTCAAGATATTCGCTGCTGTTACTGATCTGTGGCTGAACCTCTAGCTGCAAATCAGTGCCGCCTGCTTGGGGCACCGAGAATGTGACCACGATAGACGTTGGGGTTACAGTGATGACTGTGCCGAGGGCAGCTAGGTCTGCTGCAACCGGAGTCTCTCGTATCCTCACAATATCACCGGGCACCACACCGCCAGCCGCTGGGTCTACCAAGAGGGGAATAACAAGGTTGAGCTGCCCCGCTGGGACATCAGCTCGTACCCACAAACGGTAGGCATGCAAGATGCTGGGATTGTCTGGGTCAGACCTTCCTGGACCATCCCACAGGGTACCCACGAACTCAGTATCGACATCCAGACGAGCTACACCACCCGTCTGTGTAGTAGCCACTTGAGGGAGATCCTGAGAAATCTGGGTGGCCAAGGTGGCCCGAGAACGTATCTGGGCACCAATACCAAAACCCAGAGCCATTGGGACTGGGGTAACCAAGCTCAGGTTCCCTTCGAGAGCACTTTGGGGCTCACCCAAAGGAAACGTGATGGTTGTTCTGTTGGACAATGAAGCGGCTACATCAGCGTCCTTGATACGAAGGCGTACAGTACGCCCAAACCCCACTTCTATTCTCTGTAGAACCTCATCTGTGGGGGCTGGACCACTCAGCTGGGTACACGTGAGAGTCCCACCAGCAATACCTCCTGTGTCTACCTGGTATTCAGACCCAAAGTTGGCACTCAGGACATCGGTAACTCTGACATAGTCCCCTTCGCGAGTACCGAGAGCAGACCAAGTACCGGGTGAGGGTAATACAAAGTCCATGTCACTCAGGGAGCCTGTTTGGTCTAAATCTACGACTCCAATGAACCTGAATGTCTGAAACACCGACTCAGCCAGAACAAAGGAGTTTGCGGGCAGTGCGGTATTGATATCAGAGGCCACATCATCAGCACTTTGTGTCGACCCAGGCGTCAAAATGACAGTCGTAGTTTGGGTGAGACCTGGGTTACGGGTTTGGATAGTGAGCTCATCATTTTGCCCAACCACTACCGCATAAGGCTCCGTCATAGCACTACTGATTTGGGCCACAAACGAACCTGGTAAAGGCGCCTGGAAAGTGAAGGAATCATCCACCCGAATATCGATGCTAGCCTGCCCTGTATAGATGGGGTACGGACCCAGTATTTCAGCAGGTAGTTGGGCCGCTATGGCTGGGTGATCTATGTCTGCATAAACCACCCCAACTCCCTCCACCTGAGCGAAGGTTGTAGTAGCTCTGAGTGAACCCAGGCCAGCCACAGCGGCTCTTCCTGTGAGCAGGTCTAGCGTCACTTCTCTGATAATATTGAGGCGATTTATAGGGCTCAATCCCGCTAGTTCTGAGATTCTACTTTCCAAGACAGCCCGTGCATTGGTGATGACACCCTGAGCCACAAGGCTCGGTAAAGACAAGCTGTCAAAGTCATCAATGGCACCACCAAGACTGCCTGCTTTGGATACCAGGCTGGCATGCTGAGAAATAAGATCTCGCACCAGCCCAGCCAGCTTGGATCTACTCTCCTGGGGTGTAGAAACAATGCGCCCATTCTTACGGGAGTGCTTGGATGACTCATCCAAAAACCGTTGCACATTCACATCATATCGTTGGTACGCAGGCACGCTTTCAATGGTCTGAAAAACACTGTTCCTGGACCCTGCCGCACCACTCAATGCGTCCAATGCAGCACGTGCATTATTGAGCGGAGCAAGGTTGTCTATCTCAGCCACACGGCGGTTTGTATTCTCGATAGCTTCGATGAGTGCACTGATAATATTCTGCTCTTCAGACACCCGTTGTGTTAGCCGTTTGGTACCCAGAAAGACAGTGTAGAAAGGGGCGTTTGGTTTCAGAATATAGACACCGGAAGCAGCGTCCTGGAGGTCATTGAACGTCGTTTGCGTATCCCGATTACCAAGTACGCCGTATGGTTTACGTATTGTAGACCGAACAATCTTTTCTACCGAGGTTTGGATCTCAGCGTTTGTGTAGTCAGCCATTCAACACTCTCCGATACCCTTCGGCCATCTTCAGCTTCTGCGTGCGGGACAAGTTTTTGATCTCAACTTCTCGTCGCAGAGCCTCACTCTTTCCATCCGCCAGTTCCAGGTAGACCAACCTAACAGGTAACCTCGACCGTGTGTATTTAGACCCACGGCCTTTGTTGTGCCGCTCAATCCGTTTCTCCCAGTGGCTGGACCACCCTGTGTACAGCGTGCCATCGGAGCATTCGACTATGTAAACGTGTGCTGTCATTTCTTGTACTCAGGTGTTCTACCCCTACCGAAGATCTGCATAGCCTCTTTCACAGTGTATCCCGAACCAGTGCAGGGTACCTGCCTCTTCACAGTCTTTGGTTCCTGAGGATGCCCAGGTAACAACCCAAAGGGTGTCAACGAAAGCCTTGTTGCACAAATGGGACACATTGCTTTTTCGGCCATCGATTGATCACCTCCTCTCTAGTGTATTCCATCTGACCTTAGGGGATAAGAGCTGTGTGAAACTACGAAACCATAATGGGAGAACCGGATGACTAGTACACGAGAGGATTACGTCAAAATGCTGTGGGCACAATCACGCAAGGCATTCAAGCACCATACCATTTCGTCACGCGGTGACGGCCGGTGGGTACTCCAGCGAACCATCGACAATGCTGGTTGGACATGGAATATGGGCGCGGAGATCGTGGGCTTGGGTCACCAAGCGCTTGTCGTTGGTGGTGATAATGATGTGGTTGTATTCAAGGGCGGCAATCTCGGCGACCATCAGAGCCGCGTCTTCTGGATGGGCGGCTGCACGGACATAGACTACATCGCCGAGAAGGCGCGTATCGGCATGTCTGATGGAGGGAGGATTTGTGAAGTCTATGATGTGTGTGTGGCACAGAGCGACATGGCTTCAATGATCGAGGACCACCTGCGCCACGACGCGAAGGATAGTAACGTCGATATAGAACTGGCCGAGCTCCTGCGGCACCCGAGATTCACCCATGTCACCCCTCACCACGACGCTCACGTGTGTGCACTGGTGGAGGCACACCACTCACATTGTGACGAGGGGCCCGACCGTCTGACTCACTTCCTGTACGACTACCCCGACACTTGTTTTGAAGCTGAAGACCTGTTCAACCTGGGGATGGTCGTCGCGCCGCGGGTCTTCTATGCCCAGGCGGCCGTAGCTAGGCTGGCTGAGTTACTGACCGAGGAGGAGCCGGCATGACACAAAGCAAAGCCAAGGAACGCCGAGCCGAGCGCGAGGTAGCCATGTTGCTGGCCTCGTGGTGGCAGATCTTAGAGCCAATGTGCGAGTTCAAACCGACGCCGCTGGGCGGTAAATGGAGAGGTCGTGACTACCTCTTCAGGGCATCAGGCGATTTGATGACGACGGCCGACGAGTTCCCTTTCACGGTCAAGGTAAATCACTGCAAGGACTGGAGCATGGACGATCTGGTGGCTGGTAAGCGGCAGCCTGTATGGGACTGGTGGATACAGTCACAACGCCTGGCCGCCGAGGAGGGGGGCGTACCTATGCTCTGGTTCAAAAAGAACCAGTACCCGTGGCTGGTCGCAGTACCGCAGGGCGCTGGGTTGAGTTACCCAAACCTGATCATTCCGCAACCTACCCTCACCGAGAAGGGGATCGACTACGGTCCCGAACTACCCGTGTTTGTATTCGCTGACCGACTGCTGTACATGGGCCCAAGCACCTTCGTAAAATAGGCACGAAGGCCGAAGCCGGGAAGAAGATGCGGAGCATCTACAACCTGGTTCACGACTCAGCTTTCCTGCATACAGCCTACTTACTCTGTACCAAGGGGAATGGGCACCAGTGTCCGGACGGTGGACATGCTCACTCCTCCTCAACCGCCTGGTACAGGGTCTCGGCAGTGATGCGGTCGCGGGCCACGCATACCGCAAGGGCTCGGTTTATATCGTACTGGGTCCATCCGAGAGCGGCTCTAATGACCCCTGCTGTTGCTGGTCCATGTTCCGTGAGCCAGGCGTGGAGCACCTCTCGCCCGAGGACCGTCGCACCGTACTCCTCGATGTTTTGGCTGCGGAGCCCACAGCCTAGTCAGACTGAAGTGACCCACTACACCACATAGGCGCTGCCTGTGAAGGTACCGCACACACTGAGTACAACAATCTCGCGTCCCATTGCTTCTGGAACTACCGTAGACACATCAACGGTAGTTCCATCAGAAAGAACCACAATACCACTGATATACGCGCTTAGCCCCTTGGTTGCTTTGGACATGCGTATGTACTCCTGTGGATCAAGGGGCCATGAGCTGCAGGGCACCTTGTAACAGTTACCCTCGCTCATCACATCCACCATGGTTGTACATTCTATGGTTGGTGCAGGACTTACCACCCCGCATGCCTGACAGACGAACAACGCCTTGCCACTGGGTGACGTCTTCAGCAGCAGCTGCCACCGGCTAAGCTGTTTCATTGGGGAACTCCGGTTTGTACTGGCTGCTGAGAACTGTGGCGGCTGCCGCTATCTTGGCTGCTTGCTTACTGCCTACGGCTCGTATGAGTTCTTCACTCATTGTGTTGCCCACTAGTTGCAGTGCAGCAACGATAACGACGGAGTTACCCTCATTGCGTATCACGCTCAGCAGGCTCATAGCCAAGCGAACGATGTGATCGTGCTCAACATCCACCGGTACACGAGCTGGGGTCCCACGTGCGATCTTCTCCTCGTCGAGCTCGACCCCGGTGCGTTTCTTAACTTCTTTTGCGAAGTTGATAACCTGTTTGTCGTTGTTAGCCATGCCTACTCCAAAATATGGGTGAAATCGGTGATAAGAACAATGAAGAGGTACAACAACGCAGTACCACAGACACAAACAACCAAGGAGACAGTATGAAAAACCACAACCTACTCAGCGTCCTGTTGCTGTCTGTGTGCGCCCTGTTCGCCTGCAGCAGCGAACCCTCGGAACCTACGTGGATGCCTGAGAGTTCCGATACCTCGAGTTCCAGTGGCTCAAGCGATTCCGTGCAGGCCACCGCTTCCGCGCTCTGTGAAGAGCAACAGCTCGTGTGTCCCCAGGGGGATGCTGGGCCCATAGGCCCCCAAGGACCGCAAGGGGATATCGGGCCCACTGGAGCCCAGGGACCTCAAGGACCGCAAGGACCGCAAGGACTACAGGGGCCCACCGGCCCGCAAGGGCTACGAGGTGCAATGGGACTGACAGGCCAACCCGGTCCGCAAGGCCAGACAGGTCCAGCGGGTCCACAAGGGCCAAAGGGTGACAATGGAAGTGATGGCCTGTTCAACCCAGGCTCGTTTTACACCAGATTTGTGGAAAAAGGTAATGGTCCCTCTGAGTACGCAGAGATCCGGGTTGAGTGTGACCCTGGCGACATTGTGCTGACTGGCAGATGTACATCTGCCTATGCCTGGGCCAGGCTGTACAGCATGGGGATGGACGCATACAACCCGGATGAGCCTGAAGCATGGGTTTGTGCGTGGTGGCACGGAGTAGGCAGCGTGTGGTACGGATCTGCCGTCGTACGTTGCCTAGATTTGCCCTAGTCACACAGACTTGGTTACGCAACTCCCCCTGCGTGACAAGCGCGGCGCCGCAGCGCGATATCTGCGGCCTTCATTGAAATCAATAACCGGCACACCCCGAAGGGTGGGTCTCCATGGGAGGACTGACTGATGAGCAGACCGCGACGTGAAACCCACGAGTACCGGATCGGTACCTACGAAAACCTGATTCATCGGGGGATGCCTGTAAAGGATGTGCCCCATTTCCTCGAAAGACTGGGGAGTGCAAGTGAACTCGAGCGCTTCGTCATCACATGTACAGCGTTTAAGCCACTGCTACCACCACAGAGTCCCCAGGCGCACGCTGCGATTGTAGGTGATTGGCTGCGCAGCTACGGCTATTTGCCACCCGCTGTACCAGCCACACGGTGCTCGCGTGCAGAGTGTGGTCGAGCGCTCGATGCCCGTCGTGGAGTAGTAGGTGATACAACGGGTGAGCTCTACCACCCCATGTGCCACCCACGTTACACCAACCAGGGCACCTAGTGACAAGTGAGCGCCCTGCCTTCGGGTGGGGCGCTCACTGTGCCGCTCTTTTTAGCCTCAGTAAATCCCAGCTATGTCATTGATGCTGAGCATCTCAGGTGTGGCAACACTGCCGTAGGATTCATACTGTGTCTCATAGCGGTAATCCCTGGGGTCGACGTTTACATCAATCGAAAGTCCCGCATCCTCTACCCCAGAAACCTCATTCCGCTTCACTCGCCTGGTCTCTGCTGGCCGTCCGGCCGAAATGATGGTCTGTATGTCCATCTGGCGTACCCTGGTTCTCACGGTGTCAGGGTCTAAATCCAGTGCTTCACAGATACCCAAAAAGGATGTGATGCTACGCACCCCCGTCACTTCACCATCCTCAAACTCGAACACAGCGGTCGCACGGTGCCTTCCAGCTGGATGCTCAGTGGTTTCTTCAAAAAGCCACGTGTAGGCATCTTGAGCACACTCCTTGCTCGTTAGCCTTGAGCTCTGGCGATACAGAACCCAGTCATGGGCAGCACGCCTCAGTATCTCTAGTAGCAACGCTCTGCAGCGACTGGCCTCCTGAGGTGAACTAGGCTCCCAAGCAGTGCGTTCCTCATACACCAGGGCCCTCCTAGGCGCTCGGGCAGGCACGGCCCTGATGCTGCGCTGTCTCGGCGGCCTTGGCGTCTTGGGGCCCCTCAGGCGACGCTTGGGGTGCTCACTTGCAGGCTTGGCAGACAGGGCAGCCACCATGCCGTTGAGGATCTTGGCGCAGAGGCTCATAGGGCCCCTGACCTCAGGAAAGTCGGTCTGCAATGATGCCAGCGAAGCCACAGCCATCGAGGCAACCTGAGCGGCCTTCAACGAAACTGTGGTACTGGCAACCCTCACGTAACTGTCACATCGAGAGGTTGTCCCATGATGGGTACATTGGGTATTTTGATGATAGATGAATCTTTTCGTGTAGCAAGAAGCTGGGCGGTTCCGGGTGCATTACCCCGGAGGACCAAGGTGTTTTGAGCCGCGGTGACCCTCAAGACAGCCTCGTCGCTTGACTTCCACTGCACGTCACCAGTCGCGGTGCCCTCAAGCAGCGCACCCGCGCTGTCATAAATCTCAGGCGTTACGGTGACCTCTGACCCAACAGTCAAAGAGTAGGGGCCCACGGGTGACACCACTATCTTGTCCACGATGGGCAGCAGGAGGTTGGGGAGACTCGCGCTTGCAGCATCCGGGACACTGATGCATCGGAGGTCTGTGCTTGTCCCAGCAGCTGCCATGGCGCTCCCCAGTGACTCAACACGCCCCCAGTACTTAGCACCACGGATGAGATCGACCTGCGCATAGCCATTTTCATCCGTACGTAGATGCCGCTCCTCACTGATGACTGCTGCATCATCTAGTAGGATAGGAGCAAACTGCCCAATGGCGTGAATATCAAGGTAGCGCTTGGGGGAACCATCAAGGTCCCTAAAATAGCCTGAACAGCGGCACAACCGAGGGTCCGTAGCCAGAGGCAGCACAAAGGATTCGCCCTGTACGTTAAAGCTATTCACCGCAGGGGGGGCATTCACTACAAAGTGCTGTGGCTGCGCAAACCCACTCTGGAACTTGTAAAGACGCATGGTGTAACCAAGCGTCTCCAACAGCATACTGGCCACCCCTTCAGCGTTCGTGGTGGCCTGGGTATAGAATGTCGCACCAGTTGGGTCGTAGACCTTTACAAGCACGCCCTCAATAGGGCTACTCAGCTGGTCTACTATGTGGACGTCAACAGGCTCGAAACTCACCCTGCTATCCTCTTGGTTGGAACTATGTGTACTGTGTCACCAGGTGACAGCACTGATGTGAGCCGCAACTTGACCCTTGCTTGAGTCAATAAGCGCGAATGCACCGCCCGATTGATGAGGTTGTACCTCCTTAGTGCCGGTTCACGCAAGTAATGTCTCAAGCGTCTTCCCTCAAGCCAGGGTAAGTGAATGTATGCTTGGCTCCCGTCTATGTCGGGAAAAACGATTGTGACCAGAGTCACAATGTCCGGCGCTCTGCTGAGATCAGATTGGGCACCTGAACCTTGAAGATGTCATCACCACCAACGCTGGGATCGAAGAGGTTGAAGACCTCCTGAAGCGGGTCTGATGGCACCGTAATATCCCTGAACAAGCTCGTGCCGGGCACTGAGACCCCGAACTTCTGCCCACGCAGCAACCGAAACTCCACACGGCCGTAGGCATCAGTTCTTTTAGTGGTCGTAGTACCAGCCATCACTGCCCCGTCCACCAGCATTCCTGTGAACTCAGCTCTGAGTTCTACCAGCTGATTGACGAGTGGCTTACCATCCGCTTGCAGCAACTGTGCTGTGCCACAAATGAGGTTCGCAGGTGACGTGCCTATTCGAGTGCCAATAGAGTGCGGCAGAGAAAACTCACTCACGGCACCATTGGATGCGTTACGAAAGCGAATCTTGTAGAAGTATGTGCCAGCCCCAAACGAGTCCTCGAAGACGTAGCGCTCCATACTGTCGGACAAGTTGAGCCTGGCAGCCCTACCGTTGGCAAGCTCATCAACCGGCAGCTCCAGCTGGGCGGCCCCATCGCTTGATAGAACGCGAAGAGTGACCCCTGTGCCAACATCTGTGGTCTCCACTACAAAGGTACCCGAGGGTGTCACATAGGCTTCCACAAGGCCCTGGCCCTGGACCACGACCTGGGCTGCAGCATCCGCATAGCTGACTGGGTCAGGCCCAGCGAAGACCACAGAAATCTCTGTGGCCTCGTTGACCAGTAGGTCCAACTCGAGTGTGTCTAGTATGGCTAGCGGACCTACTGCTGGTGTTGCTGGTGCATCATCTGCACCGATGGGCAAACGGGCCCGAGACACAGCCGCCGCCGTCAACTCACTGTAAGGTCCACCTTGTCCGGTGGCACGCCACACTTCGATTTTGTCATAAGTGCTGAAGAGGGCTGAGTCTTTGACGACTATATCAAGGCTGATGACCTCGCCTGTGCTCTCTTCTTGACGTCCCAGTGGGCTGACGACGATGGTGGTGGTCATGCTACTCCTTGTTCTGTTGTTCGTGCCGTTTGAGCGGGACCCAACTCTGAGAACCCATGGCCGACGCTGGGATGCGAGATACCACCATGCCGCTATCAGGCAGTATATGGTGCGTGCGCAGGTTGATGCCGTACTTCTCTTCGATTGTGGCCTGCATGGCCTGCATGTGCTCGTTATACAGCTGGCGTTCCTTACCAAGCTCGTTGAGCTGCTGCTGCAAGATGGTCTCCCGGTTCACACAAGCTAGGAGCTTGAGGTTGAGATTCTCGGCTTTGAGACGATCGACCTCTTCAACTTGTATGGGCTCCTCCAGGAAATCACGCTGCTTGCTGTCTTCGGTTATCTCTTCAAAGCCCTCTTTGCTCCTGAGCTTCTTGTAGTTGTCATCTGGCTCACTCATGTCACTCACCTGTTAGAAAGTCGTTGATTTGGCTGACAGCAAGGTCACTGACCGACTGTACTGATGCTTGTGCTAAGCGCTCAGAGCCCGTTCGGCCTTTTAGGACCCTCTTACTCAATGCGACCTGGTCTTTCAAGGTCTGCGTGTGCCGTGCTGCCCACTCTTCTGTGGCAGTAAGCAACGCGTCTAACCGAGCGTTGCGCTCTTGTGTTGTTGTTTGTTCTGCCATGCAACTTCTGCCCTTCTTACGGGGTCGTAGGACCTGCGATGGACGGGGCACGGCCCGTGTACCGCTAAGGCTACCATGTGTCGCCTCGTTCCATAGCCCTTGTTCTGTTCGAATGCATACTCTGGGTAGGCCCTCCCCAGCATTTCCATAACTCGGTCTCGACTCACCTTAGCCATTACGCTGGCCGCGCTAACTGCAGGGACCAGGCAATCACCTCTGGGTATGGCCACGGCGTTAGTTGTGGGAACAGAGCCGCAGGTATTTCCATCTACCACCACGACAGCGTCCGGGTAACGCTCGAGACACTTTTTTGCCACCTGCCACAAGCACTGATGCCACGCATCTTGGATCCCGAGGCTATCAATCAACTGAGACTCCACCAGGGAGAGGGAGGAAAACAGCACTTGGGGTTTGATTATGCCGTCCAAAACCTTCACTCGCTTTTCATGGGCTTTGAACGTCTTACTATCCACATACTTCTTAGAGTCTTTCACAAGGCCGTGACTCCACCCCACCTCGGTTACCACCGCGCCCACGGCAATGGGCCCTGCAAGGGCCCCCATACCTACCTCGTCGATGCCAATAACCCACCGGCTGCGAGAGCGTAGTAGATTCTCTACGCGCTGTTTATCTTCCTTCATAGGGCTTCCTGTGCATACCTCAACCTGGAGGCTAAGAGATAGCGCACACGCGCCACCCCCAGGCTACCGCTAGCCTTCTTCTGTGTGGTCACACAGTATGTCTGAGCACCCTTCTTCAGTGTGCTGTACCTTCAGCAGGCGACGCTTGAGGTCGTCTTTGGCGGCCATGATACCCGGCAGCCATTCTGGCATCAGGGTGAGAAGAACAAATGTGTTGTGAACAACATCGTGTGCTGGGTTGCCACAGTAGTGAAAATGAAACATCAGCCCGTCATGAGTTGGCCGGCCATGTTCTGCAGTGCAGATTTCCTGTCCGGGTCGTTTTCTTTGTCGGCGAACATGCCAACGGCATTCGCTGCCCACCACGCAGTGGGTGAGTCACCATCATCGGACGATGCCAGGTCAATCCTCGGAAGGTCAATCACTGCCGCACCTCCATGGACGATATGATCCAACATATCAATGTCATCTTTGCCAAGTACAGTGCCAAGCTTGGTCTTCAGGCGGTACCAAGGGATCTCCTTCTGGTGCGCTACCTGGATAGCCCTAAGGTTGCTCTCGATGGCTTTCTTACCAAGCAGAGCAACTACTGCGTCACGTATAGCGCTCTTCACTGCATCGAGCTCCTTGTCCGCAGTCTCTGGGCTCATCTCAATGTCACTGTCTTGGATCACTGAGCCCAGGTGTGTACGGCTATACTTGTCACTCAGTACTGTCGTGGTACCCGAGCTAATCCTTTGGATTGACCCTGACACTGACAGTCGGCCCGCACCGTAATCCGAGTTACCAAAGGCAACACCGAACGCCACAAACTCGCCACCCACGGGCTCGAAAACGTAGGGCAGCGCATATTTCACACGCACACGAACATCGGTTGCTGTGGTCTCTATGGGCCCCGCACCAAGTTCACGACATTTCTCTATGAATGCCCGAAGCAGCGGTGCGGTCGTCAGCTTGCGGTTGTAGTTCTGGGACAAGAACCCTCTGATTTGGTTGTTTGCAGTGCGAACCAAAAACCGTTTGGGGTTCCCTTTGCGATCTACAAAATCTCCTCGGCCAAACAGCTCACCCAGGTTGTAAACCAACAGGTCGTGCATCCACTCCTTGCCACTCTCACGCAACCTGTTCAGATACGTACGTGTCAAACCAGAGGTATCAGCCATCTGTCCAAGTGCGTGCCTGTGGATACCTTGGGGCTCTCCAACACCGACGGCACCACCTGCATCGATCTGCACACCAATCTCAGACCAGGTGCTTGGCCAGACAAACTCCATGGACAGAGGGTGCACTAGCCTATCCACGATGACGTGGCTCACTACCCTTTGGAGGATCCTGTTTTGCTCCTCCTCATTCTTACTAATGCACTGCGCTAGCCTGTGACGCGCAGCGATGCTGGCGTCAGATTCTCGTGCCGTGAGATCCTGGATATCGACCATTGTGGCCTCCTGTACCTAGGGGACTACCCCGCGTACTTGATGTACGTAGCTTCGATTCGCTTCTTCAAGCGTGAGATCTGTGAGGGGCTCTTACCCATAGCCGAAGCAATCCGACCAGTGCCTTCAATCTTTGGCTTTCCGTTCTTGCCAAACATATAGTCAAACACAACCTGTTCGTCGCCAACCAACGCTGGTCGCAGTAGGTCCAATGTCTCCCGATGGAAAGACATAACCTTGGGGCTAGGGTCAGACTCAAAGGCAGAACCCGGGATGTCTTTGATTTGGTAATCCTGAACGATGCCCACCAGTCTAGCGTCCATCCTGCCTCGAACACGCTTGGGCAACATGTCCTCATTCTGCTTGAGGTAGGTGGCCACCTGCGCATTGGAGGGCTTCACACCACTCTCCTGATGCAGGAAATCAATGGCCTGCTTCACTGGTGTGATCAATGCTCGCTTCTCCTCGGGGATGAAAGCGACGTTCTGGTACTTGGCATTGAACCGTTGGCTACGCCGTAGCATGTTACTCACATGTGTTCGTAGCTGTGTCCCTTTGTTGGGATCAAACGTCTCAAACGCATTGATGGCGTTCTTCTTCAAGTCCGCCCTGAAAGCAGCCTCATTTACACCAGGCGCTTTCCATACATTCACACGCTTACCTAGCTCAGAGTTGAAGCGCTTGAGTAGTGTGCCAGTATTCTTCTGATTGGGGTCCTGTCTCCATGTTTCATAGGCACCCATATCCGCAGTGTTGCGTACACTGGCTACTTTCTTCTTGTCGCGGAGGTAGCTATCGATGGGGTTGTCACTCATGCTGACTCCTCGGTCGGGACTCTCAGTTAGCCCCCACTACGGTACTTCCAGCGGTCATGGCCTGCCGCGTATCATCCTCCATTGGAACTGCGATGGCAGCACCTCAGAGTTCTAAAGTAGCTACAGCCGGCCGGCCACCTTCAAGACCTGGGCCATCAAAGTTGGTGTGCGTGGATGAGAAACCTTTTCCTCAGACTTGCCCTGCAGATGCACCGAGTGCGATGTGAAGTCGCCACTCTTGCCATGGGCGAAGTTTTGAGCGATGAGCTTCTGGTCTGCACTGTCAGCCTTTGAACGCCCATCAAACACAGTATCCAAGACACCCTGCCGTGTTTTCTTATGGCCCTCCCATACGCCGGTACTCTGGTGATTTACTTCTTGTAGAGGCTTAGGCTGTTCAGGCTCGTCCTCATACAGGTGGGTCGTGCCCACCGTAGAGTCGTCCTCATTGGTATCCACTGCTTCAGCCCGCTTGGACTGTAGAAGCTCGAAAAGACTGTCTTCATGGTGTGCCATGCTCACATGGTACCTCAGCCGGGCTCCAAGGGACAAGTTGACTTATGCTGGCAGTACCAGTTGACCCACCTCTTGTTTTCCGCCAAGGCCGTATCCCGTTCTCGGGTTCGCATGTCTAACTGAGCCTGTAGTAACCCCGAATGCTGCTGAGCCCGTACACAGTCGGACACGGCTATAGACGCAGATTGTTCAGCCACCTGAGCCCTCTCCCTGTCCACCGTACTTTGTGCGGCCACCTGCTTCTCGAGTATGTCTACCTGGCCCTGTAAAATCTCAATGAGCGTAGTTTGGAGATCTCCGCCCTTATACAACTGTATTCCATCGAGCCTCTTCAGGACGGAGTACCATAAGTCCTCCCGATCAAAATGGGCTATCATCTCTACGGTACCCATAAATCGTGCCTGGGAGGTGCTAGAGCGCTCCTTCAATGAGCTCTTCACAAAGAACCGGATACCAACGGCTTTCCCTGCTTCTGTCAGCCCCATACTGCGTCTCCTCTATCCTCACTTGTTACACTCGCTAACCTAGTTGCCTGCGTAACAAAAGTTTCGAGTGACACTTTTTCACGAGCCAGGCCTTTGGCAAAGTACATACCCATGCCAGCCATACTTCGTTTGTTACGGAGCCTTGGGCGCATGTACTCTGCAGCATTCACAATAATGTGTGCCAAATCTGCTCGATTGCCTCCCTCAACTTTGATTAAGGGGTCAAAACCACGCTTACGCCTGGACAGGTCCATTACGTAAAGTTTCACTTCCTCAGCACGACGTACCTCGGAACAAAACTCAATGAGACCACTGATGCCTTCTCGATCAAGCGATATGCTACGCCTGTGACCACCAAGGCTGACGCTAAGGCAAGCGAAAAGCTCATTCAGGCAGAAGAAGGCGCGCAGACGCTGTGTGACTTCATCTTTGGGCTGCGTCTTCGAATACTCGAATACTTTGTCTAGGTCGTCACTGACATCACCATACAGAGCGCAGATAGCGTCTGAGTTCAGTCGATGCTGAGCGTGGCGTACAAACGATGCCACCACTGGGCAAGGTGCTTCATCAGGCATGTATCCTCCAACATGCTTATCACATGTTGGGGAGGTTACTTGCCCTTGATGGGGAACGCCTTATCGATGCCACGCTCGAGCAGCCTCTTACCAGCGAAGTAAGCAGGTTGTGCCCCTGGTATTGGAATCGGTATAGTAGCCACAGCGCCAACAGGGTCCTTTGCCACGGTCTTGGCGACTGACCGTGCAGTATCCTGTGTCCTTCCTGCCGGTAGTTTCTGCAACCCTCTCTCGGCTACCCGCATAATTGGGTCTGCCACATGCTTCTGACCCAGTTGGGTTACTGATCCCTGCAGCGCCTGTAGCTCAGCAGGACTGCGCTTTTTCATGAAGAGCCGCGGGGTCTTTGGGATGTCAGTGGCACCCAAGCGAACAAGCCTCTCAATCAAGGCTTGCTTCTCCATCTCATCTGCAAATGCACTGAAAATCCGTGGATCCATCAGAGGGCAGAGCCGATGGTAGGCAGCTTGATATTCAGCGCCTTGCTGGCATCAGGCTTGGTCGGCTTCGAATACGCCACATTCTTGGAGTCCTGCAGCTGACGAGCCGGGGTCTGCATCTTACGCATCCCTGGTATGTCCACATTGCCCAAGGTGCCGGGCCCTTTCAACGGGGAGGGGTCGTACGCTTTCTTTTCTTTGCCACCCTCCTTCTTTGAATGCAGAGGACCACGTAATCTCTGGGCCAAGCCTACGCCTCCTCCCACCACAGCGCCACCGGCCATGCTACCCATTGCGCCAGCACCAAAAGGTACACCGTACTGTTGCAGAGCTTTCATTTCCTCCCACCCCAAGTGGCCACCAACAGCACGACCCAGATGACCAGCAAGGTTGTACTTCTTAGCTGCTGCCAATCCTGCAAGTCCACCCAACGGGCCCCCAACGATGGCTAGATTCCGAGCGATGTTCTCTGACCGTGTCACCCGCCCTTCAGGTGCCGTCGCTGCAGCAGTCTCACCAGCGATGTTCTTGCCAGGGTAGAAGCCGGCTGCCACACCAGTTAGGCCTATGAATGCACGTTTCTCCTTACCACTTGAGGGCGGTCCAGCTGTCTTCACTGGTGGGTGTCTGTATGGGGGAATCTGGCTCTCCATCTTGAACTTGCCATAGCTAAGTGGGCCACTGTACTCGGAGACACTGTAAGCCTCTTTCTTTTTGCCGGGGTAGAATCCCATGGTCTGTATTTCTGCTACAAAAGCAGCCATCTTAGTTGACTCCAAGTTGCCCGGGTTGGGAGTCTTCACGTAACCCTTCTTGTTTGGGTACTTGGCCCTTGCTACGGACTTACCCTTAGACGTGCCATATCCCTTGGGGGTCTTGCCAATGGCATGCATCTGCTGGGTAGCAATGGCAAATGCCTTCGACTTGCCCATCTTTGGGTTCTTGGCCAACAGGTGCTCGGCCCGGTTATGGATTGCAGCTGGCATTAGATCCCTGTGTACTTTCTAACCCTGCCTCGGAGGGTTCCCCGTCGAGTATGTCCAACGTACTCCCTGAGCTTCTGCTTTTCAGCTTCCTGCTCGAGCTTGTGTCGCCCGGCCGGCAAGAAACTTCCGAGCACCGCTCCTTGAGCTGCAGTAGCCGCTGTTGGACGCATGCCCGGCCACAGCTGCCCTGGGCCCTTTGGACCGGCCACGCGCCCTTTTGGACCAGCGATCGCACGCCAGGCTAAGCTGGATAGGGGCATAACAACGGAGCCCACAGCAGCACCGCGCCCGAGTTCCCCCAATGTAGGAGCACTGGCGTCCAGGCCCTTCAAGCGCTTCAAAGACCTCTTAGCGTCGTCCTTGGTGACCTCGGCCGCCAGCTTCGCTAGCTGACCCTCAGTTATCGCACACAGTGCTTCAAGCTCTTGCACCATGGACAACTTGGTGTACCCAAAATCGATCATCCCAAATACCCCGCGGCATTTCCGAGCCTGTTAAAAAGCCGTGGAGCATGTGCAGCTGAACGTTGTACCGCGGTACCAAGCGCGTCAGCACCAATATGGCCCCCAACTTGACCTAGAGTAGCTAAGCCCTTGCCAATGACAGGCGATGCTTTTATCAAGCCAGCTCCGATTGCTCCGGTGTGTGACAGGGGTAGATGAGCCATACCACCGATGGCGCCTAGGGTACCCACCTCGCCTAACAGGCCCGCTGTCGGAGCTGCCTTCTGCAAACCGCGGCCCAGAGAGCCACGGAAGCCACCGGCTCCCACTCTGCCTGCCAAACCCGTGGACCGCACCAGCTCCTTGCCTACCCCTTTAGTTCCACCCTCGATACCCCCACCAATCACGGTACCCAGTGGATTGAGTGCCATCTTTAGGGGGCTTGCGTGGGTCACATGGCCACCAGCGCCCTGAACAGCTTCCCCAGCAACACGTTTCACAGTGCCAGGTGCTCTAACACCAAACTGCTGAGCCTGCTGCGCAAGCTGCCGTGCCTCTTGAGGTGCGGCGCCGGCTGCCCTGATACGTTGTGCCGGGCTGGTCTTCATGCCTGCTCCCACGGCCTCCAGGCGCTTACCAGCGCCAACAAGGCCAGACAGAGCACCTTTGACAGGAACTCCTGCGGGGGTGGTACCTCCTACGGCTAGGCGCTTCAGGCTCCCGGCCATCTGGCGAAATACCGCCTCTTTGATCAGACCATCAACCAGGCTACCCGAGGCGAACTCCTCATCCCAGGCAGGCGCCCCGCCAGCTTGGGATATCTTCTGGAGCTCGTCCAGGAATGCCGTCCGTAGGGTATTTTCCAGCGCTGCCGCCGTCTTCTCATACACCTCATCTTTAACGGGCTTCTTAGCCAGACGACGCCCCACTCCACGCAGTGCAGCCACCTGAGCAGCATGCTTAGGCACACCATCAACTTCTTTGGCGGCAACAAGCCGTAGCTTACTCAGCAGCTCCTCGGGAGAACCCTCCCTACGATCTACGTGCTGAACTAGTGGTGCCACGCGGCCAGCTACATCTTTATGTGGTCGGGGAACCTCTACAATGTAGTTCCTGCCAGAAGCAACCACGCGTTCCCCGGGCTGTGCTTTGCTGACAGTCAGCTGTTTGCCCTTCTTTGCGGTAGCAGAGACCCTACTAAAGGCCTGTTGCCGAGCGGAAATATCACTAGGCGTCAGTACCTTACCCCCCACGAGTATGGCGTCGGGATCTTTGTTGTTGAGCGCCTGTGACCACTGTGTTGCTGGGATGGCCCTAGTTGGGAAGATGAGCTCATGTCCTAGGCCCCCAGCGGCACCCGCCACCCCACCAATGATCATTTTCCTGAGGAACCTGTTTGACTCATCCATGAATGCCAGTTTGGAGATCTTCTTACCATCCGCTCGAGCAAGATGCGCCTGCAGCGTTTCCACAGACATGTCATCGACAGAACCAACCTGGCTCTTGTCTTCGTAGTGCTTGAGGATGCATTTCTTGGCGTCGCCCTTGGACCTGAAGCCCAGCATCACCGTGTCCTCGTCGTGGCTGCCGTTACTCTTCTTTTGATGCACCACGAACGCCTTGGGTGCACTTTTGTCCGGGCCCACGTACGCGTCGATCTCGTCACCGTCGGCACCCTTGGTACCCTCGATATAGCCATAGGGCGCGCGGAACTTGGTTCTCCACTTTGAACCATCGTCGTTCTTTCCCTCGCGTACAGAACCCACCCGGTTCTCAATAGCGATGGGGAGGCCCTGTACCTCTGTCTTTCCCTGCAGGTCGAAGCCGGCGCTGTTCTTGCCATACTTCCCAGCCGTTTTGGTCTGGAGGGCCTTGCCCCACTCCTTGAACTTGTCGAACGGTCTGTGCTCGGGCAAACCCAACTTCTGGCCCACGGCAGAAGATACCTCTTTGACATCCTCCAAAGCCTTGCTGTATTTGTTCCCTTCTCTGAGGGCCTCGAGCGCGTGAACAGTTTTATCTCGTGCGGCCTCGAGGTCAGCACCAAGCTTGGTGCGCTTGTAGAGGGTACCCTCTTTCTCCTTTTTCAGCATGGTCGCCACTGACATTGGCCTTCTACCCTTTCGGGACTGGGCAATACTGAAACTCTTACGCGACGACATGGCTACCCGAGTATACCTCGTGAGTGTGTTAGAGAGGCAGAGAGGTGCTGCACAGCCTCCTGCTTTCGCTTTCGAGTGTCTGCTTTTTGTGCACTCGCACTGCCCCGCTTGATACCTAGGATGTTTTCTATTTCGGGGCTCACCAAACCAAACAGGTCATCATACGGACCAAAAGCACGGGAGTGAAACCCTTCGATCCCACTAATGACATCCTGACCGTCAGATGAGAACTCGAGGTTGGTAGTGCCAAAAATGTCCACCATTGTGGCAATGGGACGCCAGGCATACGCACGCTTGAACTCGTCAACATTGTACCCATTTTGTCTAATGAAGCTGTAGGTGAGGGTCAAGAAATCCACTGCATCCTGGATGCTAGAGCCCTCATCAAGACTGAGGTATGCAAGTGCATCATTGCGAGGGTCTTCGATGCTACTGGCCTCCTCAGATCTCTCGGTGGCCTCTACCGAAGACTCAGATGGCACACTCGAGCCACCTAGATTGTCATTGACGGTCTGTGGGTCTGTGATGGAGCCGGTGCCAAAGAGTTCTTGATACGCCTTACCAATATTTGCCGTGTTCCATACCGTGTTGTCATACCAACCTGGAGTCATCAAAACTTCAGCTGGGATATCCGCAGCTTCACGTCGGAAGCGTGGTACCTCCTCTTCGACACGGTACGCCCTGAAAACAACGGACCTGGTAGGACCTCCTGTCAGCTCAGTCACATCCTCTGAACCTAAGGCATGGCCGCTAGTGGGCACGCCTACCGGGACATCTACGCGCTGTACCCGACCTCCCTTTCTGCCCTTTGCTTGGTAGAGGGCTACGCGGTTCTCTACACTACCGGAGTTGTAGGACGCAGTGACGTCAGTGACGTTCTTGATGCGCCCACCGTTAGGACCAAACGACAAGATTTTGGGAGCATTGATAGCAGCCACATCTGTAGACCTCATGGTCTCACCCACTTTACGCCGCACAGTCTGCACCACCTCAGCTGCGCCCAGGAACTCAACAGACTCCTCCACCTGACGAGGGTAGCTGCAGCTGATCTCCGTCCTGCCATGGCTCTCAGACTGGGATATAGAGTGACTTACCTCGGTGAAGTTGCCCAGAAAGTTGGTGCCCAGTGTTTGGGAGATCTCAGACCTTGGTAGGTTTTGCTTGGCACGTAGCTCATTATGCAGAGCCGCCGTTGGACCATCCACAGGCTTGTCAATAATGAGCCCCGGAAACCCACAGGCTATGAAGGGGTTGAATCTACCGCTCACACGCATACGTCGAGCGTTGAAGCGGTACTTGAAGTACAAGAAGTTGGCAGAGCGTTGAGCGAACCCTACCTTGTTCATCTGCTTCTGTGTGCCGCTCTTGCTGGCAAATACGTTGAACTCGCCGCTCTTCTCAAACACAGGCAGAATACCGGTGAATAGCTCATGGTCGAGCAAATCGCCGTTCATCATACTGCGCATCTGAGCCTTGTTCTTTTTCACCGAGCTTGTTTGTGGAGCAAAGTAAAGCTTGTCAAACAAAAAGTCCTCGCCAAAAAACTCATCGTTGGTCTTCAGTAACAGGCGAGTCGGCTCCTGCATGAACATGCGCTGGTAGCTGATCGAGTCATAGTCCTCGGGAAACAGCACGTTGCATCGTGGTGGTGCCCCAAACCAGATGTCTGGACGCAGGATATGCTGGTTCAATCGAGCGGGCTGCTGCATTCCCCTGGGCGTGAGATTGATGGTCAGCCTGCTGAGACGGCTGAGATCAGAAACCACCTCATCCAACTGTTTAGTCACCCCTGTGCGCACCGCTTCGGGTGCGCTAAGTCTCCACCGCCTAAAGCGGGTGGAGGCCGTTGTGATCTTCCTGGTAGAATGGCTGATGAGAGACTTGGCTGATGATGGGGCTCTCTGGGTTGTGACAGTTGCCTGCAACCTGTTGAGCAGCTTGCGCTGTGCCCCCAGCCGCTGGCTGATACTTGCCCTAAACGTGGAAGACCCGCCCACTGACGCAATCTGCTCTGATGTGACCGACTGCAGTAAAACTGAGATGGCTTCAACCGAGCTTCTTACCTGCTCTGCTATTGTCGCTACGTTGCTAAACTGAGGAGAGTCAACTAGCCTCATGCGCTTCTGGCCTGAGACTGTATTATCCAAGCCTGGCCGGTAATATGGGCAGGGCTGCCCATACGTCTCGTGGAAGATGATCCCTTGCAACGCGTTGATGGCCTTACGTATGCTCACCTGGCCGCCCAGGCCACCCAGCTGCCTGCTAAAGAGCCGGTGCCAGCCGTGACGTCTCAGTAATGTCTGTGACGTTTTGTCATTCTCAATCGCCGCCACCATATGTGTGATATGCAGCCGCAACTCTGCTGTTGAGAAGAACAGGTTTTGCCCTGCCAAGCGCTTCTGACTAGCCGCACCCGGGTTTGGGTAGTAGGTGCCACCAATGGCCTCCATGAGCCGTATGATGCCCGCGGCTAACCCCTTCAGCTTTGGAAAGCTGTTACAACGTCCAGAGGCAACGATCCTTGTGATGACGCTACCCTTGCCCTCCAAGAAGTCGGTAAAGAGGTTGGTGGCCCCACCGGAGAACATGGCTTTGCGACCGGGGCCAAAGATACCTGTGTTGGAATATTGATAGGCGTAATCCCAGTAGTTGGACCAGTCCATGCATTGGAGCACCAGCGCCCGGTTTGCTTGATTCTTGTTCCAAACGAAGCCAACTATCTCACCACCAAATAAGAGCTTGTACTGAGTGATGGATGATCCCAGCGGTTGGTTTTCTGCGCCGGCATTTGCTTGTGCTACGTCACCTGAGTCAGCCAGATTAGAAATGAAACCATTAAGACTATCCTCATCTCGTTGGTATTCGGTAGGTGTGCGTCGCTGGGTACCAGTGCGCTTGTTCCCCATTGTCATGTAGGGAAGTTTGGACTCATAGTCATCCAGGAAGAACACGTGCACTAGTGTCCTGGGCAGCAGCCGTGTTCCCTCTGCTAGGGGCGGGATCTGTATTGAGCATGCAGTTGGGCTGTTTGGCGCCGCCTGCACGTTCGCCGAGATGACGGGAATCTCTATGCCCTCCAAGAAAAGCCTAAGGCGTAAGCGCTGCCCAAACCCCGGCATGACTAGAAGTCGATGCTCTCAGCCCAAACAGCCTCGCCATCGGTGGAGATGATGGCAAAGGCTGATGGACGTCCTGAGATATTCGAGCTGGCACCACCAGCAGAGCCGGTACTGCTCGCTCCTAGACCTATCCTGGCACTAGCTGACCCAAACACCGTATTGTTCCTCTTTGGCTTATTGAATCGGTTGAATGCCGCCACATTGTCAGATACCCCCTCGTAGCTGAAGAGGTCTGGGCTTCTAAAGCCCGGGTCTCCACCTGCGCCCTGGCCGCTGCCGTAACCGTTACCTCCGTAGTCCCCGTAACCCGGTTTGCCATAGCCAGGTCCCGACGCAAAGGAACTCTCGTATCCATATTCCCGGTCTCCACCGCCCTGGATAGTGAACCTCGAGCTAATCTGGGCACTTGCACCACCACCAAACACCGCGCCCAAAGGATCTCTACTCTGTTGATCATAGGCAGCGTTGGCTGGCACCAATGAACTGGTTAGGCTGTCCCCATAAGATGCCCCTGCACTAGGAGTGAAGGAGAAACCCCTACCAAACCCACTGGCTCCTCCCACACCTGGCCCAATACCACCTGCGACGATTGGCATAAGCCCAAGGTCATTCAGGGCCTGTGGGTTGTTGATGTCTGCCCCAAGCAGCCCTATGCGTCTAATGGATTCTTGCCACAAGTCATCCACCTCTTGCTGGGAACGCACTGTCTGCGCCTGGAGAGGAGGTATGCCCAAAGTGCCATGCTCAAAGCTCGTAGAACCTACGCCCTCACTGGACACACCCAGGTACTCATCCAAGTTCTCAGAGATCTTTCCTCTCAGGGCTCCCCCTCGGTTTGTGATGGTAATCTCATCTACACCGCCTAAGCGCTCAATCAACTGTACGGTGCTAGGAGACACTGCCCCTGTAGCAGGTGCTGACCGAAGGTAGTTTCGCAAGCGTGTTCTGTCAGAGAAACCACTAGACTGTGAAGCTAGTACACTTTCTGCATCTGCTGCCCCCACGGCCAAGGCGTCATTACGTGCCAAGTCTCGCAAGTTTGAAACGATACTGTCGGTGGCGCTGGGATCTCTAAGGTTGACGCCATCCGGCAAAACCACACTCGCTCGAATAGGGTACTGAGGGTTGCCCACAAAAGTGATGTTCCGATATCCAGTGAGGAACAGCCGGAAGTTCATCTGAACCATAAGCGGTTGGTCAGACATCTTTGACGCTTGCGAGTTGAGCATGTAACCCTCGACGATGTTATCGTCATAGAACATGTACAACCGTGCCCCCATCTCCACCAGGCGCGTGCCACGGAAATGACGCTCGTAGTTCTCCCACCATTCGGCCTCCCAGTTGAAGTCGTGAGAGTTAATGACGACCATCTGCACATCTAAAAAACGTGGAGCCTCGCCGAAAAAGAAGATGTAGGACTCACCAAACGTCTCGACAATCTGGTGCTTCTCCATCCGTGCCTCTGTCACACTCTGGATGATGAAGTTGGTGTAACCTGCCTGTGTTTGGCCGTCACCATAAGGGCTGCCCGCATCCACTAGTGGGATCTCTGTGCCATCAGACTGAACTACCTTTATGGCAGCTACCCGGTCTTCCTTTATCTCGAGACCTCGTAGGGGGCGACGAGCAATACGACGACCACCCACAGTACGAGAATCGTCACCACCACGTTGGATACTGACCTCCTGGCTACGGTTCTCCTCAAATGGGTCGGTTACCACTTCTATGAACACGGCCATTAGATAACCACGCTGTCCTTGATGAGAAAGTCCTTTAGCGCACGGCTAGGAGAAGTTCCATTGTACGCCTCACCCGTCTGGATAGAGAAAGCAATGGCCTTTGTTAACATGAGCAGGGGGTCCTCGGGCACAATCCGATCTCGAACCACAAATCGATAGATACGCCCGTTCTTCTTCAGATTGACCGTAGCCTCCTGCCTGCAGGGCAGGGCAGAGCATCCCGGCGGCTCACTAAAAGACGCACCTTCCTGGAACAACAAAGATTTCATCGACTTGTCCTCAATGCTATTCAGATGAGCCAAAGATTGGCTCCGTATTTGACGCAATCCTCGTCATTGTGGTCTTCTGCTCCTTCAGCACTTCCTCAATGCCCTTCAGGAACTGATTGGCCTCCACCTGCAGCGGGTTAGAGTCCTTCTGTGCTGCCAGGGTCTTCTTTTTCCTAGCCTCCTGCAGCTCTCCACCCAGGCCAGAAATCTTCTCCTCGGCAGTGGCAATATCACCCTTCTGCATCGCTGCGGTTGCTTCCTTGATGGCTGTCTTACCGGCTTCTGACTCAATACCAGTACCACCCACAAGAGCCTCTACGACACCAGCCTCACCACCGCCCTTAAGAGCTGCCAACAGTTCATCCTTATCCAGCCCTGCACCCAGTGCACCGGACAGGTTACGAAGTATGTGAGACTTGCCACCCTTGGCGAGGCGATCACGCAGGCCTGCTTTATGTAGGAGCATCTGGCGAATCTCAGGCGCACCCTTCCCACGCAGGGTATCAGCCGCACTGCGCATGCCAGACACCGACATTTGCCCAAGAGCCTCGTTCCTGCGCTCAATGGCACCGCCCCTGCCCCCCACGTCTTCAAGAATAGCCTGATTACCAGCTAGGTTACCCTCCTCAAGGCCGGCAAGCTTGCTCTCCTCCTCAATCATCGCTTTTAGAAACTTACCGCCTGGTATATCGCCTAGGGCATCAGCCACCTCACCCCTAAGTTCGGCCTTACCATCCTTGCCAATTACAACCAGCCCACTATCGGTCATGCTTGTCATGCGGGCCTTCGACTGAACACCATCAAGCGCCATCACAGCTTCACGCTGGTCGTTCATGACAACGCCTACGACACCGCCCACTCGATTACTAAACTCGTCAGGGGTCATGCCCATTGACTTGGCGGCTGCTGCCACTGCCTTCTTAGAAGCGCCGGCACCACCAATACTCTGCATTTTTTGGGCTGCCTGGACACTTCGAAGGTACTCGAGCTCCCCCTTACTACTGAACTCACCGCCTGAGCGTTCAGCTTCTGCTTGCTTCTGCTTGAGAGCGATCATCTTGCTGGTGACTTCGCCACGTGCAGCCTCCCTCGCTCCTGCATCAGTCCCGATAGCCCTGGCTGCCAGTCCCCGTGCCTCTTCTGTTCTCGCAAATCTTCCGACATCTGCCCGGAGGTTGGTGGCCTCATCAAGCCCAAACAAGCGCTTGCCAATATCACCCACCATAGCCGAGGCGCCCCATACGCTTCCCCCCTTTTTGAACCCCGAAAGCCCAGCCCGAGCTGCAGAGGTAATCAGACCCTCGTCCCTGGACCCTAGTAAGCTCCCGCCGATTGCCTCTGACTGGTCTCTAACAGTTAGGTATTCGGATGTATTGTAGACTCCGAGGGAGTCACCAGTTGCGTAGAGCTTACTCTCATCAGAGATCCCCAGGGCACGGTTCACACCAGCAATAATGTTGCCCTTCTCGCTGGGTGTCGCATTTCCCATCTGTTCGCCCAGCTTCTTCATTTCTGGGTCACCTGAAGACAAAAGCATCTTTTGCACACTCCGCGCCCGGGCCTCACCGGTACCTGTTACCTGGTTGGCAAATGCCTCACGCATACTCGACCGCGCGTCTTTGGTGAGACTGACGTCAATGCCACGACCAGTGGCTGCACCAGCGAATGACTGTATTTCCTTCAGACGTGCCTGTATGCCAGCCTTGTCCAAGTTCTCACCGACTGAGTAACCTGACTTTGACAGTCGTTCACGGTCTACGCGGTTGAACTCATTTACAAAGCCACCTCCCATACCCATGGCCTTACTCACAATGCCACGGCCGACCCTACTGTTCTCCTGCAACTCTGACAGGTTGAATGCAACATCCCCTCCACCTACCTTACCGGCCACTTGACGTAGGTTGGATGCAACACCCCCTCCAACACCGAATGTCTGGGCCATGGCCGCATTACCTGAGCTACCCCCACCTCGCCCCCGGTCTAGGGCACGCACAACATCACGTCGAAACTCTTTCACACGTGTTTCGGTCAACCAGTTGACCATGCCTTCAAACTCGTTCTCAAGGTTTTGCATGAAGCCTGCTCCAGCCTGCTGGATATCACCATTCACTTCGGTAACAGCCCGGTCAAGCTTGCGCTTCAACCCTTCAATACCTGTCGTCTGCTGACGCGCCTTCATACGCTGAGCCATGCTCTCCTCTTGGCCAACGACCTTACGTTCCTTGAGGATAGCTGGAAGGTTCTGGATCATTTTCAGTTCATTACTAGCCTCATCAACCCCCATCTTCATCCGGCGCTGCAGGAACAGCATGGCACGGTCGTTGTCCTCATTTACATCGATGCCCTTTTGTTCCATCAGTGACTTCATCCACATAGCTGGCCCCAGGGCCCCAAAGCGCTTCAGCGCTTCGCCCCGTAACTTGCCCTCGTTTCGGATAAAGTTAGCCTGCCCTACTCCCGCTAGGTTTTCTTTCCACATCTGGCGCGTTCTGTTTACGCTCACACCACCCTCAGCGATCTCTTCAGCGTCAGACTCATCAAGCTGCCCGTTCTTACCGGCCATTGCAGCAAGCATCCTACGGCCCATACCACTCTTGTAGAAACGGGCCGCGCGTTCCATACCGCCCACGGCCATTGATCGCCGGCCCATGGCCCCAACCTCTCCGGTTTGGTTGTAGATGTCCTCCTCGCTGAGAATGCCCATCTGTTGGGCCACCCCTATATTGGTAATGGTCTCTACGCCACCAGCGGCGCCGGCGGCACCACGTCCGCCCACCATACGAGAAATCTGTGAACCCACAGAAGCCATGCCCGTGAGCTCAGAGGTGGCTAATCCACCAGCCTGGGCACCAATACGGATTTGACGAGACATCGCGACCTGGTTCGCATTACCGAAGACACCGGATTGCTTCATGCCGGCCATCATCTTCTGAGCTTCCTCAAGTGACGTGCCCATCTCAGAGGCAATCTCCTTTAGAGACTTCACCATCGTCTTGAACTTATCAGTGAAATCCTTGGCATTGCGGACGCCTTGGCCCATCCCCATGCGCCCCATGTTTGACGCTAGTCGTCCGAGTTCATCAAAACTGACCATCTCACCGCCGGGGCCTTGCTCTCCAACCATCCCGCGCATCGCGGAACCAATCTGACCCACCTGGCCACCGGTAAAGCCATTGCCACCAAACTGATTCTGAAAACCGAAACTCGAGCGAAGCTGTCCACCCAGCTGTTGGTGTTGCTGAGCGCCCTGCATAAACTGCCCACCCATATACTGGGCAGCCATCAACGGGGCTGCAACCATGGCTGCTCCCCCAATCGCTCCAGCAGCCATACCAGCGGTACCCATGCCCGCTCCGGCCATGCCGCCCCGTATACCCATGGAAATCGGGTCAAGGCCAGCGAGTGCCATGCCCCCCATGGCAACTGGGGAAGCGAGGGCACCCAGTGTATTCATAGTGCTGCCGGCCATGCGTTCTCCCGAGTAGGGAGACTGCTGGGCGATCATGCCCGAGTATGCCATCTGATTCATGGATTGCCCCTGAAAGGCTCCATTCATTTGGGCAATCTGCGCGCTCGTCATAACCATGATTTGACCTATTACTGTTTACCCTGCTGTGCCCTTCTACTTTATCACGGGCATACAAAACTATGGTGTTTGCAGGGATAAGAACCATGGACAGGAGTAGCAAGCTCTGGGTGGCAGCTGCTGTTGTTAAGAGCCCCAGTGGGTTCGAGTCGCCGGGTGGGGCACCTTGTCGAGGGGTCTCCTTCAACATCTCTCTCCGAGAGGACCCGGTGTCTTAGTAGGCACCGGGTTCTTGGCGCCGCCCGGCGCCTTTTTACCTATGAAAAAACGTGTAACAGCCAGGGATAAGACACATGGAAGGAGACGAATATGGTTACAGCACTTATAGGAGTTGCAGCGTGCCTCCTGGCCATCGATGAAGTACTGGTCCAGCACTGCTACTTGAAGGACATACTCCACAAAAGACCTGGGCGGTCATTTGTGGAGAAGGACATCAAAGTCGTAGTGACCGAGGATGACCTTCGGTTGTGGGACACCATGACCAACGAAGACAAAGTGTCCGCCTTCAGGCGGGGGTTGCAGCGCAAGCAGTCACATAGGGCCGAGTGAAGGAGACCCCATGGAGGATGGCACAGCAAAGGAAGTGGCAGTAAAAGAGGGGTCCAAGAGGTCACGAAAACCACCAAGGCCCCTGGTGCACCACATGAGCGCGGAGGCGCTCATGAATGCCTACTACAAAAGTGGGTTGATGCGCCCAGAGCTAGCAAAATCGCAGAAACACAGTGATAAGAAAAATGTCCCGAGGCGATTCGCCTCAAACAAAACGGAGAGCAGGATGACCGAGCAGACACAAAACCAGACCCATGCAAGCGCGAAGCCAGGGGTGGGCCGCACCAACAACCAGGTGGATGAGACCTTCAACATGAAGTGCGCGAAGGTCGGAACAACTGGCCTCGTCGTCATGATCGCGAGCCAGCTGAGCTGGATCGGGTTGAAGCGCTGGATCGGGTGAAGAGTGTAGAGGGAGGGCTTTTGCCCTCTCTTTTAGCTTCCAATGGTGACTGCCCTTGTGCGCCCCAGCCCCACGGAGAAACTATGAAGGAACAACTCGGGTATCTACAGCACCTGAAGGCTATCAAGGCCGAAAACGCCCTTATTCGATCTGGTATATGCCCTAACTGCAAAGGAACGCTCGAGCGTAAGCTCGATGCGCGGCAGGCTGGACCATCAGAAGTTGTGGGACAATGGTACAACTGCAAATGTACTAACTGTGGGTACACTTGTGACGCCATCATCCCAGACTAGACCTCCGCATTTATTGACCATTGGACTTTCTACTCTCAGTGCATTAGTGTTCTGTCAATAGCTCCCGCAAAAAGGAGTAATACCATGCGGACTACATTCCTAGAACCTACAAGCTTTGGTGACGCGACAGTCATGATCGAAATGTGTTGCACGGAGATGATACGGGGCGGCTTCGAGGATGAGGCTGCCCAGCTCCGCGGGCTGGAAGTCTTCTCTGTGACTGACGCCCTGTGTGCCCTCACGACCCTCCACCATGTAGAGCCTACGGGTACCGAGGTCATCGACAGTGCAGTTCGACATACCACCGCTCTTCTAGAGTCCTTGACGCTAGAGGCACCACTGGCCTGCGCTGGCTGAACGCAAAGCCTCCCGTCTGTGCGGTGATAAGAAAGCTGTAGGACAAGCATCCTACGGTTCAACATCGCACAGACGGGAGATGTATGTACTGCTTCACATTAGTCGCGGGTAGCGAAGTCGAGCGGGGCATCCGCATCAAGAACTCCTCGGTACCAGCCAGCTGTCCAGGGGTTAGCGTTGGTGACACTGAGACGTTTCTGGCTGTGTCCCAGGACTGGTTTGACCAGATGATCAATCTGGACCAAAAAGCATTGGAACTGCCAGCCCTAAAGGGCAAGCAGTTGGCTTTGCCAACCCTCATGAATACTGAGTTCACTGAAGAAGGGCTGGTAACCCAGCCAACGGGACACTTGAAGGACTTGGCAAAATGCTGCCTTGTCAGTCGCCCAGGCAATGACCTGGACCGGCGTGCCCTGGTGCACCTGATGCGACCACAGCCCCAGGGCTACCGGGCTACGGGGTGCTACAAAGTGGAGAGCGTAAGTGCCAGGGGCACGGACGGTCTCAAGGTAATCCGCAACTACCCCCCACTAGATGAAGTGGTGGGTATCGAGATGGTAGCGGAGGTCGCAGGCGGTGCTCTGTTCATCATGCACCCAGGGGCCGCCTTCCGGGTGGCTTTACCCAGGGGCTCCGAGCCACCCTTTGTAATGTACCGGCTGACACCCTCGGGGATGAGGCCAAACCTCATCAAACTGAGGGCACCTGACCGTCAGTCTCGAGACGCAGCGTAGGGGTAGAAGGGGGGACCGCTGGTCCTCCTTTTTTATCATCGAGTTCCTCCTCGCCGCCTTTGTTGCGCTTCCAGGAGATTTTCTTGGCGATCTGCTCGGACAGGTTCTTTACCGTTTTTCGGCAGCTCGAGCACAGGTCATTGAAATGAGCCAGAATCTCGCATGTTGAATGACCGGCGATGTCATCCGCCTCGTGCTCCCCCTTTCTAGGTCCAAAGTACAGCTCCAGGTCCGCATGTACGTTGTACGTGCTGGGATCCACGTATTCAGTTCGGTCACAACGGTCACAAGTGATCTCAACTACGTTCTTCTTTGCCACTGGGATCCTCCTAATGAGCCTTCCACCAAAGGTGGGCCTAGTTAGCTTAAACACACTGATGCCTAGCCCAGCGGGCACCAGGTCTTATGAGGAAGGGACTTACTCGGGTCCCTGTTATCATCTTCTCCACAGACACACACCCGTGTCTTGTAAAACAGATATGTCTTCAGTATCGCCCGCTCTGGCCTCGAGAGTGAAGCATTCTTCAGTTCTCCACAGAAATACTGTGCGAAGGCGGCGATGTCCTCATCAACCTCCTTCTCGAGAGTCCCTTTACCATTGATGAGCACCTGAACTTTGCTGAGTCTCTCCATGGGCTCCTCCTAACACAATCTTTTGTTACTATCCAGTCATGCAAAGCGTTACCAGTGCAGACGTCCAGGCCATTGCCGCACTGGACATGGAGCTATTCCCCAACAATAGCTTCAATGAACGCACACTAGCTCGAGAAGTCGATGCCGGTGGTGGCATTGTCATCTATGAAAAAGGCGAGCTCGTAAGCTACCTGCTGGCCCGCTGGGACTGGGAAATCATGGACATCACCCGTTTCGGAGTGAGGCCATCTCACCAAGGCAGAGGCCTGGGGAACCGAATGCTGCTTGATGTGCTCGGAAGCACCAAGCTGGACACCATCCTGTGCGTGGAGAAGACGAACAGTCGGGCCGTCCGGATGTATCTCGGGCATCACTTCAGGATCATAGGGCAGCTGAAGAAGAGTTGGTTGATGCACCGCTCTACATTGTAGTGCTGCGGAACGACCTACCACAGATGCAACGATAGACCGGCTTACCGTCGTTACCCTGGGAAGGCGCAACGAGATTCTTACACCTCATACACCGGATCTTCCTAACGCCCTTGGCTGAGTTGGTTTTGATCATGACCTTGCCATTGCCCAGGGACTGAGTGCCTTTACGGATGCGCGCCATTGGTCTCCTCCGTTGGTACTGCGGTGTGACCCGCAGGGGTACCCCCGAAGACCTCCGGACTATCAGACTCCAAAGGTGTCACACCAGCATCTTTGAGCGCCTTCGCAGCGGCCTCGGCCTCAGCCTCCTGCCGCTGCTTCGCGTTGAAAAGGCTGTAGTAGGCATCCATGTTCACCGCAGGGGTTTCCGAGTCCACAAGCATAACGGTGTCAGTGACGATGTCTTTGCAAAGTTGACGAAGTACCCAGAGATGGGCATCGGTGAGTTGGAAAGCTCTGATGAGCTCGGCCTGGTTAACCTGTGACATGTGAACGACACGCTCCAGAGCCTTCTCAAGAGCTGAAATTTTAGCTCCCTGCACCAGTGGATCGGCCGAAACCTCCATGGAGATATCCAAACCGTTATTCTTGGCAATGGCTTGAGCGGTCTTTTTACTTGCGGTTTTTATGCCGCGCTTGACTCTTCGCTTTTGGCTGCTTTTGGTCATCATTCTGATTCCGCCTAGTGAACTCGAACTTACCGAGTTCCAGTGTTAGTTCGTGTTTTTCCCGCTCGAGCTCCTGTAGGTAGCTGGCTACCTCCTCGATGGGCACTTCTGCATCAACTGCAAGAACCTCCTCGCAGACCATTCTCTGCTTAGGGTCCTCGTCTACCCCCACAAACTCACGCTTCAGGTACGTGATGGCCTGGTGGATGATGGTTCTGCGGTAGGCCAAAGATGCGTATGCAGGGTTTGTTCTCACTGAGCTCATCATGCCCTCAGGAATGCAAGGAAGCGAGCTTCAAGGTCGGCCCCTGCGCTTGTGTCTTTGAGGATATTGGACAGAGGATATATGCGTGGACGACGACTGCGGCGAGCACCAAGGAGCATATCACCCATATGCTGCTTCGATTGCTCTAGCGCGGCAGCAGTACGGATATCTTGTGGGTGGTACTTCATGTAGATGTCCGCTCTCATCTCCAACTTCTGATAGTACTTTAGCACAACCTTAGCCCAATCCTGGGCTGTGAGCCTATAGGCTATCTGACCAGAAACCTGTGCCCCTTCCCAGACTACATGACATACCGGGCAGACCAGGAACTCGTAACCGTGGGAAGCGTCAGGTATGAAGGCATCACAGTTGTTCTTCCCTAGGTCCTTGCCTGGGCACATGTGAAGGATGGTATCCCCCCCTCCATGAAGTTTGGTACCACTCTCCCAGAACGACATAATGCCAGCTGATGGTTTGCTAGGGGAGTAGTTTTTGGCGAACAAGATCTCGATCTTGTACTTCGCAATGTTCTGCTCCTCGAGCAACTTGTCGAGCGCAGACTTCCGCTTCTCAAGGACCTCTTTCTCCTCCGCATCCATAAAAGGATTGGATGGTGCAAGTCCTAATGGATCAGCCAGTGGGGTTACAGTGGCCATTACAGCCCCATTTGCGCTTTGGCCCTTGGACCAACCACTGCATTGAGCATGCCCTGAGCACCTTTACCGTTATGCAAAGCATTACGGTTAGGAGGCGCATGCAGGGATACCTCATCGAGCTGGTGCTCCACAATCTTGGCTGCGTTGACCACTTGCACGATGTGGGCCAGGTGCTGGGCTACGTCAGGACCTTGGATGATAATACGCCACCCGAAGAAAACTTTATCTCCCCGCAGGAAGTACTGCTTTGACAAGTCTGCTGTCCACTGGGACTGGCCAGAGGCAACTAGCAAACTTCGCATAGTCTCCAACCAAGTACCCATGTTGTGCGGGCGCACCCGGCCAAAATATCGAATACGGTTGTCACCTACCTGTTCCTCGATGGGCTCGAAACCGGCTTTGGATGCGAGCACCCTTTTCAGTGTATCGTGAGTCACGCTTACTTCCCCTTCGCCGGCTCGCAGACCATGAATGCCTTGTGCCCTCCATGAAACAACTCACGTACATCTGCAAAGTAGATCCGATCTTCACCTACGGGCTTGAGGTACGTGCGATCGTCAAGAATAGTATCGTTGATAGATTCTGAGGTCCATGGGATCACAATCTCACCCAAGCGGGTCTTACAGTACTCAACCGGGATGCCCACAGTCTTCTCAGGATTATCAGGATTAGGCACATGCAGTTTGGCTCTCCTCCTAGATGCCAGGTACTGCGAGATGATGTCCAGGTCAGTAGACCGAATCTCTATAGCCTCCTCAGACTCCACCGCTTCCATGATCTTTTGTGCCACGGCTGCAGCTGACACGACAGCCTCCCCATCTTCGACCCAGTTATCCATGGTTAAGCCCGGCTGAATCCATCGTTGGATCTGGGCCAGAGCATCACCATCCACGATTCCCGCACTCACAACTGCCTTGGTTACTGGCTTAGTCATACTTGTATCTCCATATCTATTGCTGGTGCCACGGAGTAACCCATCTCTATCTTGAACGCCTTTTGTGTATCTACAAGGGCCCCGTCTCTCACAAACGATGAGCACAAGATGAGTGCCGTGTCTGGGATGTGCCTATCAAAGTAGATAGGTAGGCCACACAGGTGCTTATGAGAGCCCAGGGAAAAACCAGTTGTGTGCTGGTACCACCACCACAGGGTGGTATTGGGGCTAACCACAAATGCCGTTGGGTGCAGCTTCTCCTGGGACGACCGGTCCAGAACCCCAGCTAGGGTAACAGCGGCGTTAGGAGTGTTGAGCATCAACTCCTCCACACCATCGGGGGCATTACGTGTGATGTGCCATGGCTCAACGCCTTCATAGTCCACACCGATTTTCTGCTTCTCACCCTCCTCCACATACCTCTTGTAGGTAACCTTGCCCTTGGCATCAATGCTGATGGACTGCAGCCTAGCAAGCTTGAGAAGCTCGCGTATAGTGAGCATGAACCCTTCGATACCAGTGTTCTTGGGCACATCGATGGAATGGGTGACTAGATGCAGCTCTGACACTAGACTTGCTCCGCGTCAGCTTGGCGCTTGGCGTCCTCTTGGTGCAGCCGTGTGAGAAACCTTGTAACCAAGGCAGTGACAGTGGTGTTGTGCTCCTTGGCATAACCCACTGCCCACTGCTTGAGCGTGTCAGGCACCCTGATCGACACGCGTGCATCTCGACTAGCCATTGGTCCCTTCCAGTACAAACTTCAACCCATCCAGGTAGTCGTTGAGCCCCGTAAACTTGAAAGTTTCACAGATGTAGCTGAGTACCAGACTGTTGATGTCATCTAAGTTAGCTGGGGTGACCTCACGCCCCTCAATCTTGTCACGCAAGTCCTCTTCAAGCTTTTTCTTGAACGTGGCATTCTGCCCGATGAACGTAGGAAGCCACATGTAGTTCAGTTCCACCGTGCCGCTATTTACTGTGATCAACCTCACCTTGACACCTCAACATCCTCATCGACGTCAAAAAGGACATCACCCAAACGAATGATTTCATGGTCGTTATCAAGCGCAAGGGTATCTCGAAGGACCCTCCCACCCTTTGTCTGTGCCGCAGCGATCATGAATGCCACACGCATACCGATGACGTCGTTAGGCATAGGCACGAACTTGTCGGTGTAGCGTCGACCAGGGCCCGCCATAAGAACCACGCCAGTACGGATTGGCTCTTTGCCCCGGTCCAGTGAACCAACTCGAATGATCCCACCTGCTGTTCTCTCAGGGATGGCATCGAGCTCGACCAGCATGTAGTCGCTACGGAGTCGTTGGATCCTGCGCATCGGCTTCCTCCTGAGCGAGGATATCAACACCATCATCACCTGGAGTGGTAGGCGCCAAGAAGGCTGCGTGCTCAGCATTCACTGCGTCCTTGATGTAGGCCGCCGCTCGAGCAAGGCCAGCTGCCCAGCGCTCTGCGTTACGGTCGAAGTACACCGTATCGCCCATCTTGTAGACGATGGTGTTGCACTCACGACCGTTCTCATCATAGTACTGCACCGCATACGGATGCATCGGCACAACGTGCTGAATCGTATTGGGTGTGCCGGTCTCACCACTCTGCCTCTGTTGCTGAGGAAGCGTTACCCCGTGTGGTCGTTCACCTGGTTGCATGTATCTCTCTCCTTGCTGTAGTCCCTAAACAACACATTTAGGTCCTCGTAACTAATCCAGCCACCACTGGGGTTCCAAGCCCGTGGCAGGTAATACCGGGGCCTGTGGGCATCTAACAGCTGCTGCGTTGCAGCTGAAAACCAACGCCCACCATGTGTCACACCCGAAAGCGCTAGCTGACACTCTAGCTTGTCGCAGCAGACCGTCCCGTGTGTTCTGCGGGGACTCCAGCGACCACAACCGGGGCACTCATGCCTGCCCTGGTTATCTATGGCTAGGTAAACCTCATCACCAAAAGCAGCTGCCACAGTGTCGTGGCCTGCACGAAGAAGGTTAGGAGGGCTAGACGCACTTCTATGCCTTCCAATGTGTACCGTTCGGCTTTCGTGCATCATAGAGCTGATGGCTGCCGCAGGATCTTTGCGCAGCAGCTCTACCGTATCCAAGTCTAATGTGTACTCAGATTGACCTAACTCCAAGCGGGTGAGAACAACCCCTGTGACTTCACTTTGTTCTCGTAGGTGTTGGGCTAAACGGGACATCATCCTGGGAAAGGTGTGCTGGTCAAACTCCACCTTTGTGTCTTCGCCATCAATACAGAAGGAAAATGACCCATAGTACAGATCGCCTGCTAAAGCGTACGCAAGCTTGATGGTAGGACTACCGGGCATCATCAATCCTATCCACAGCAGACTCTGTTTTGCCAATGCGGTACACGACAGCACCAAAGGGACTTGAGCCAAAGTAAACAGTCATCCCATTGTCCAGCTTAAGGTGATAAACCACGGAGCGGTTGGCCCCGCGTACAAGGGCGCAGCCAACGCCTACCACACGGTTTTCCAGCAAAGCCTTCTCTACGGCAGTACGACCACAGTCACGCTCTTCCGGGAAGCCTAGACCATGGAAGGCCCCGAAGGCCTCGTGAGGCGTCAAGTCGTACAGGGTCATAGCCCGCAGAGCCACTGGCTCTACACCCTCCACAAACTCTGCTTTGCCTTTGCACCCTGAGGTGGGGCACGGGTATTTATTGGGGTACCACTCAGTGTTCATTTCACCCAAGAGGTGGTTGAGCTCCTCATGCTCCCCCGTCACACGCACAGCAGTTGCACAGTCTTGGCAAGCGATGATGATCACAACTGAGGTACCCCATCCTCATCAGTATCCGCCTGAGCCACCTCACCCGGGTCTCTGTCGTTAGACCCAGGCACAACCGGGTAGCCATAGGCGTCCTTAGGAACTGTCTTGGCTCTAGTCACACGTAGCTGACTGGGACGTTGGACAACGCCCACCTGAGCCTGTTGGGCAGCCTTGGCATTAAGCATATCCTCAGTCAGCTGGTCTACCAGTGTCACAAGAGACGACATAGGTAGAACGGGGGCCGTGCCCATGTTTGTCAGGATGCCCTTCATCCTTGTAGACAGGTGCTCCTCAGGTAGGTCGGCCCAGGAGACATTATCATCAGGCTCGGGTGTGGCCTCAGATGCACTAAAGATCTCTGACACGCTGTCATCCATGTCAAGATCATTCAGATTCAGTGAGGGCTCCTCTCGGGGCGTATCCTTGTACTCCTTTTGAGCTGCGATGTTGATAAGTGCCTGGGCTACCTCAGATTCGATCTGAGTGCTCACACGGCTACCATCTGGCAGCTTCAGTGTGAGGAATGTTGTAAGGGCTCCAGTCTCGAGCAGCATCTTCTGATCGATAGACTCAACCTCAACATACATCATGCACCCCCCGTAGGGCTGGGTGGAGGCTGTACGCGGGACCTGGCATCGTCAGCATTCTTTTTGCTGAGCAATGACAAGACCCCGCCAACATAGCGACCGAGGCGCTCGACACCTACGATGGCTACACAGTGGCCCTGCTGATCGTTCAGATACTTCGACTCGGACGGGTGCGTTGTGTACGCCATGCAGTCTGCACCACACTGCCTGTCCATGTTCATAAAGCAGACCAAACCGTTACGTTCATGGTCATCATCCAGCTCATCTGGCACCTCAATATGAGGGACCTCATCGTCTAGTTCGCTCATTGTCTCTCCTGTACGATCTTCCTACGTGTATCCAGGATTGCCTGCATGGTAGCTTGTGCGATCGCAACTACGTACTGACTGAGCTCTTTGGGCGTGACGTTTGAACCTATGAAGCCCCACTTCATAAGGAAACCTCCAAACGATTTAGCGAAGTTGCCGGCCAGCACATTACGCAGGTCCTCCACCATGGTTTGTACGAGTTTCTCATCACTGCCCATCTCATGCTTGAACTTTTGAGTAAGCAAATCGGCTCTCTCACCCCCCCAACCACAAGCCCGGCAGTACACCCCTTCCTTGCTCAAAATAAGTAAGGCAACCCCCGCGGCCTCAATAATGGCCGGGCTGCCACACTCAGGACAAAGGTATACCGCCGCCTCTGTCTCCTGCCCTGTGTAGATACTGTCGTTCATATTGTGCTGCCCATCTTCTTGTAGAGTCGATCTGCCCTCTCAGGATTTGGCTTCACATCTCTGTCGATGATTCTGTGCTTCATCCTACTTTGTAGCTTGGGCGAAAGCATTGGTGTAACCACCATGGGCCCTTGCTTCGTCCACGCTTCAAGTGCCTTGATGTGGTCTGCCTTCTCCTGCTTCTTGGCCGACTCCAGGTATGGAAAGGCTACCTTCATGTACTCCTCGAAAACCTCTACACCCTTCTCGGGATCCAAATGAATCTGTGCCTGTGCCCTGAACTTCGCGTGTTCGATGTTCTCCAGCCTCATTAGAAGCAGGATTAGGGCGGACTCCCGAAGGCTGCCCTTCAAGGGCGGCACACGCAGGGTTCTGAGCAGCAGATTCGCTCGAGCCCATCCTTCGGAAGTCCTTAGCCATTTCCCAAGCTCTCCGCTACGAAGAGCTTTCGTACCCGAATATCAAACCAAAGTGCATTAGCACCTAGGCTAGCCAACATTGGCATAGGAAGCTTCAACACCCGACGAAACTTTCTTTTGAACTTTTCGTCATCGAAGTCACCGTTGCCATCCATGAAGTCTTCATAAGGTTTGTCATTGACCTTGTGGAGGACAGCGGCGATGGACATCAAACCAAACTTGTCGAGGAAATATCGATCGCTTACCTCGATACTCTGCGAGTCCTCCATGATCAAGCGCTTGAGTGCCAGGTCAGTTTCGCCATCCAGCATTTTGAAATGAACCCAGAACTTCCCAGGAATGATGTCTACGCGCTGGATGAGATAGCCCTGGGTGACCAAGTCACCAATATCCAGTGCAGACAAGCGTGACTCAACGATCTTCTTCTGACTCTCGTTGTTGAGGAGGTCCTTCATCATTGACTGGCGCCAACGATCAAAGTCGAACTCATCGAGATTCTGGACGGTCTTCTCGATGTCCCTTTTATCCTCATCAGTCAAGGCTGGGACACCGACGTTGCCGGCTGCGACACCCATTTCAGATGGTACGGTCTCTTGTGGAGCTACCGATCTCTCTTGCCGTTTCTGCAGCGCGGCAAGTTCCTCCAGGTCATGCACAGTCTTTTCGCTCAACCTACGCTGCCCTGTAGCTGTCGGAGAGCCCTCCAACAGCTGCTGTGGAGGAATATGTTTGCCTCGCCGGATAATCCCATACTTCAAAGCCAGCTGAGGCTGGTTAGCAGCAAACATGCTGCCTTGGCCCTGAATGAAGTTGAGATCTTGCTGTGCCTCCTTGGGCAGCTCATCCATGGGCAAAATACCTAGCTGTGCGGGGCTAGGAGGGGCTTGGTTAGACCCCATGCCCATAGAGCCAGGCGTAGGCGGCTCCACAAAGCCCTGTGGCTGCTGTGGCACCCCATACTGTTGATGTGGCGTACGCTCAGCTGCCGCCTGCTGAGCCATGGTTCCAGCTCCCTGGGGCCCACCAGCAAGATGGGGTATCTGGGGACCCGGGCCACCGGCCACCGGTGCCGTTGTCTTGGGAAGGGGGTTGGCAGCCCTCTTCGCGTTCCGGGTAGCCCGGAACACCGCAGCCTGGTCTACAGCCCCTTGTGTAGCATCGGGGTGCACATAAGGTGGCAGGCGCACCTCTCGCTTCTCATTATCGGACATAGCCCTCCTAGGAACTCTAGACGTGTGTCCCTCTTAGCCAGCTGTACACACGTTGTACACCCAACCTGATGCTAGAAGCAAGAGGGGTCAAGTAGCCTGGTCAGGCAATAGCCTGCCAGACCACTTTGAAAACTTCCTCGGGTGGGAGGTCAGAGGGGTTCTGTAACACTTTTGCCAGAACAGGCGCATCCACACCGGGACTGGGATGCCCAGTTACCCTATGCGAGCCCCTGATGAGCAGCCATTCCGGGCCCAGGATATCCCTCGGATGCACACCATGCAGGAGCCGCATAGCTCCTGCATGGGACCAGCACATCCAGCGCGCTGCGTAGACTTGCACCATGAGCCCAGTTGGTGCGGAGATATGGAGACACTTGCTGTCTGTCGTAGCAACGCTGCCAACTTGGCGACCCAGCTCATACAGATAAGCCACCACAATCCCCTGATTCTTAATTGGATGGCGAGGGCCTACTTCTCGGGTACCTTCCAAAAACCCTGGGTCCTCGACTCCGTGAGGTACTCGGGTACCTTGGTCACGAGCATCTTTTGTCTCTTGCATCGGTTGCACCTGTTGAAGTTAGGGTCCTCTGCAACCGAGCCCAGTAGATCTCCCACCCTCAAGCCGGCACTGATGGCTTGGGTGAACCTACGCTCCCAACCACAGTGGGTGCACCTGGCCTCGTGTTCTTTGAAGAGGTTGTCGTCTTGGGGGTACTGCGGCATCTTTGTGCCTTAGCGATGAACTCGAGCGGAGTTGCACCGGCGTCAGATGGGAACTGCATGTCTGATGTCAGGATGTACCTGAGTGTGTCATCAAGTGTAGCAAGAGTCACCTCTAGCTCGCTGCGAACCCGGTCTCTAAATGCCAACACTCTTTTGGCGCACCCAAGGCAGAGCATCGCTTTGACCACCAATCGCATGTCATCCTGCTGCACCTGTGTATCACAACCTACGTTTGTGCACTTCATAGGGAGCTCCAAGTCATGTGATGAAGAAGTCATCAATGGGCGTCCACCCCACGAGCGCTGCTGGGTCCTTGGTAACCAGCACAATGGTGGGCTGCTGCGCGTATTTCTCTAGAACCTGCTCTACATCTACCTTGGCAACAGGCCGGGCAATGAACTCGATAGCCCTTCGCAGCTCTGGGGGCCACTTTGTAGGAAAGCTTGTACCTGCTGGTACTGGAGCAGACAACTCTTGCCACTGCACCCAGAGGAAGCTGCGTGTAATGCCGTTGGTTTTCTCGATATCCTTCAGAAAGAAATCAAGTTCCAACTGCTTGGCCCCATTGCTGCCTGCGCCCTTGCGAGCCAGGAAAATGAGAGCCTCGTACTGTTCTTGAGTAAGTGTGAAGTTCATCGTGTAGGCCGGGGTTGATTACAGAAAGATACTACCAGAGCTACAAGAATGCCCCAGACTGCAGTGCGGCCCAGGCTGCCACAGCCTCAGTCACCGTGGCCTCTAGATACTCAAGTGTGGAACTTGAGCGGTTATCTATGACCGCGTCAAAGTATGCATCAGGTATGCTAGCCATCTCAATCTCGCTTTGATGTAAGGCGGCATCGGCGGCCAAAGATGTGGCCCTCTTCAGTCGGATTAGCATACCACCTGCGGCCTTTATCGACTTCATCTCATTGTCAAAGCGTATGTCTGAAAAGGCTACACCACTAACTCCGTGGTAACAGGGGCTGTCACTGCCACAGGTGTCACCCATGACCTGCAGTCCTTGCTGGGCAGAGTAGGTGTATTCGCCATGTTGTAGGAGGGTGTTTGCAACACGCATAGCATCCTCTATCCATAAGGTGCTATAGCAGTCTCGTCCCCATCCCGTACCTAGCTGCTGCAGTGCGTACCTGGGTGTGAGATAGCACTGCTTAGGACAGCTACTACTTAGCCCGCAGCAACTGCACACTGTGGAGTTCCTGTAGGTGTGGTCACGGGGGTAACGTGCATCGGTCGCGTTACGACAAGAGCTAGGTCCCCACAGCTGCTCATCCGTGAACTCAAAAACATCTCTACAAACGCGCTTGAGTCTGTCAGCTAGGCCTATACGCCCGAAGTTGAGGTTTTTGACAAGAAACTGGGCGGCCGTATCTTTGCCTGAGCCCGAAGGCCCTGAGATGCCAATCAGCATGTACCCTCCTTGATCTGTTTTCTGGCGTCGTTCAGATACGCCATCATAATTCTGCATGTGGCAATCTGACCTTGAAGTCTTGCCCTTAGCATGGGGTCATCTACAGCTACTGAGTCATACCTATACTCGCTACGCTGGCCTCGTATGAATGACGCAAAGTCGTCTATGAACTCCTCGAGAGTCCGCGCTTCTTGAGGACCTCTTGGATGATGCTGTCTACGATCCGACATGGTGGCCTCTTCAGTTTAGCCCCCAAGGGGCCATTGAGAATAAACACTGATGCTGCTGCCAGTGTTACACTGTGCATGCCCTCACTCTTGTCGCGATTCGTCCATCGGACCGTGACAACAAAGCGGTCTCCATTTATTGGCCCGACCACGGCTGAGTTAGACATGCATCCACGCCGTATCCTGTCAGCACGGCATAGTATGGCCTCTTGCAACCCTTGAAAAGGTATAGCCATCTGAAGCATAGTGACTCGCATGCACGACAAAGAGTACTACACATCAGAGCGCTTCATATGGGATGCCCTAATACGACAAGCTGAGAAGGGCGTACGGGGCCTAACTGAGACGTGGAAGCGCACGAAGCGCATCGATCCCTTCATTATCGTCTGGCCTGCAGACACTGTACAAGACAGCCGAGGTACTGACGTGTCCGGCCCAGTCTTACGGGAGCTCGATGTCGACCCAGGCACCTGGGAACAGGCAACCATTGAGGCGGTCAAACTCACAAATGCTTACGCCCTACTGCGGGCACAGCAGGGCGAAGACTATGTGCGGATTATCTTGGAATCCCAGCACGGAGCACGTTGTTGGACACTGCCAATCACCAGAAGTGGTGATGTCTACGTGCTGGGTAAACCCAAGATTTCAGTTGACGAGGAACACGTGGGACTACTGTGGCGCCCGGGTGCTCGAGCTAGCTAGCTCCCGTGAGACTGGGCCGGACCGCAGGTAGGACAACAGGCGTTGAGTTGTCCGGCACCCGCACAGGGCTTTCATGCCCAGGCAGGCCCTGTGCTGCCGGGGCAGTCTTTGCCAGGTTCTCCAGCACGGTAGGGTCTGGCAGCTCCAGCTGCTCACCCCTCACGGTCTTATGCACACTCTGCATGATATCTGTCAGAGCAGCACCAGCAACGGCAGCACCCTCACTGGTATCAAGTTCCGGGTAAGCCTCTTTGGCGGCCTTCATGGTTTCGATGGCCTGCATGATGGTGCCAATGCGCTCGTTGGCCAGGTGCAGGTCTGCGAGAGCTGCTGCATCTACCGTCAGCACAGAAGCTGCAGCCCTCTTCACGCGGGGCGTCCCCTTGGCAGCTTTCTTTTTGGACGCTGGGGCTTCAGCCTCAACTGGTTTGGCGGCTGCCTTTTTTACCGACTTGACCGCCTTTGCCGCGGTCTTCTTGGTCTCTTTCTTAGCCGCCTTTGGCTTGACTGCCCCCTCACCGAAGTGCTTGAGGATTGCCTTGTGACACTTGGTTTTCGTGTCATCGTCGAAGTCAGCCTTGCCGATTGCACGGCGGGCACCGCCCGGGGCCTCATAGAGGCCACTGTTGAGCCTCTTCTTGAACTCAGTAACCGTCATCTTGGTATATGCCATCCTGGTTTCCTTTCGAAGGGAGTTGTAGTGAACTACACCCTATAGGACACTGTCATACGTAGATCAAGACCCGGTGTTCTTCTCTCTGCATGTAGTTGTATTTTTTTTTGGAGGCCCGATGAGTGAGAATACAGTCACAAGGCGCCAGCGACTGACCATGCCTCTCGTAGCATGGCGGCTACTGGGTGAGTATCTCGTTGTTATAGACTATGACCGAGACACCAGGGGTCAAAGCAGGGTAAGCTGCACCCAGGTTGCAAGTGCTGTATTAGCCAGATTTTTGATAGAACATGCCCATGAAATACGAAGAGCTACAGAGGAAGTTCGGCTTGCTGCCGTCAAGGGTGCACTCTCCAACTTCTGCACCTCCGAACAACTTGCCGCCATCTCTAGCGCTTCTCGCTCCGACATTCCCGACGTTTTCCGCATTGGTAGCAAGGGTCAGTCAGCCGCCGAACGAGACAAAGCGAGACGGACTCTTCAGCGCGTTGTTACGAGATCCAAAAATACTGCTGCAAGACCTGCTGGTAAACCCAGAAAAGTACGAAGACGGCGTAGCAAGCCTAGTCCAGGAACTGGTGTCAAGTAATCGCGGCCTGGACGACCTGAACTCTAATGAGATGGAGTTACTAGACCGTGCCACTTTGGATTTCAGTCAAGTGGCACGTCGTAGGGAGGTAGTTCCACCTTCCGTGCAGAGGGCAGAGGCACCCAAGGTAGAACGTGACACGGACACAGCAGCTCCTTCCCTGAATGGGATGGAGCCCTATTGGTGGCTGAAGTAACCCACAGCGAGGTTACAAAGCAGGTTGCCCATACTCATTGACATTATGGCGCAAGCTGCGCTTGGTGCCCCACGTGCCCGAGCTCTTCGGGGTGTTGGCATAGTCGCGTAGAGCAGACAACCCCTTGTACCCGGCCAAGCCGGCACCTAGGACAGCGACCGTTGGCGCCACCTTCTTCACTACCCCGACGGCCGCTGAGCCGAGAGACGGCCCTGACTTGTTTGCTTTGGCCACGTTCTGTAGGCCCTTACCGACGAAGGCTCCAAAAGCCTCCTTGTGCATACTCGCCATGGTGACACCAGCAGACTTAGCCATCTCCATAGCGCTGACCATAGCCCTCATCTTCTTGGCTTCCTGGTATCGCGCTAGGTCATTCAGCATCGCTGCCTCTTCACGCTGCTCTTCTACATGCTCGCGGTCAGCCTCCATGAGGCCAAGACCCAGCACAGCCGCAGCAATACGGGCGGCCAAAACTGTGGCATCAGCCTCCTTGACCGTACCGTAGATCTCCAAGAGTTCGGCATCAGGCGCTCTCATCTCATCTGAGCCTTTTTCACCTGCAGCGGGATCTCAAGAAGCTGCTGCTCAAGCTGAGGCTTACCCGCACTGATGCTCTTCGCCCTGGCGGTGTTGTCAATCATATCCTGTACCTCATCCCACCCGTTAGCTGCCCTGGCAGCACCAGCAGTAGTACGCTTGACTGGGCCCCTAGGAGCCTTGGGCACATCTACCACCTCGATAGAGGTAGAGTCTGCAATAGTGGCCACCACAACGAGACCGCCCTTGTTATCTGAAATAACCTTTGGGGCACTGTTGATCAACTTCTGGGTAGCCTCAACTTTAGCCTCAGTTTCTTGAATCAGGTTCACAAAGGACATGGTCACCTCGGCCTGCTGGTCCTGTAGCTCCTGCAGCTCCTTGAGCTTCACCACTGTCTCGTCCACATACCAAGCACTCAACCCAATACCGCATAGGCATAGCAACAGACCAACCTGGGCAAAGCTTAGCCGGCGTTGATTGGAGAGAGCCAACCTGTTGCTCTCAACTGTGAGCTGGTTGCCTGCCCTAACTTCAGCAACTAGCAGGTAGAGGGGACCGTGGGGATCGGTTAGGTCCTCCAACGTCTGAGACATGGTCTTGTTAGCTAGCTGCAGCTGGCTGGGCCGCAGTGGAGTAGGCGGTGGCCGTTTGCTGTCAGAGGGCATAGCAATAGTGTGCCTTAATACTCAGCACATGCCCAGTCATCCACCCGTAACGGACCCAGGGATAGGGGTGTGGTCGGACCTTGGCGGCACAAGGGACCTGTTGTGCTCAACACTCTTCTTAGCCCATATATTGAGGCTGTGCAGCCTACCTAGAATGTCATCCAAGTCTTTTTCGGACTGCTCATGCTGCTCGAGACTTCGGCGAAACTGCCGCTCTGCCTCCTTCTGCTCAGGGGCTTTCCCCATCAACCGTAGAATGAACGAGGGGACTACGTCGATCATGTGCCACCTCCCCGCTGTTGACCGTTAATCGCAATCATCAGGTCCACCCTGCCAGACAAGCCGGAGACCTCCCGGCCCAACGATGTCAGTACCTGCTGACTCGTCGCCTCTGACTTCTCTAGAGACTCAAGCGTACCCTTGAACTTGCCAAACGCTTCCACCATCTTGGTATGCGTCTTCTCGAGGCGCTCAGACGCTTCCTTCTGGTCAGCCACACGTGCATTTTGGACGCGCAAAGCTAGCGTGATGGAAGCAACAGCAGCTGCCAATGCAAGCAGTAAGACCGAGCCAATGACAGACTTCTCCAACATAGACAGTGCCGGTTGGACGACGCTTAGTGCGGTCCCTGCCGCTCCTCCATCCAACAGCAACGGCATACTGCACCTACCCTAGAAGTCGAACCTGTACCCTTGCATCCGTCGTGTGGACGATACTCATAGAGGTAACACCGGCGCTTGGTGCTGGATTTGAGTAGGCCCAAAAGCCACCCGGGGCCACCTCGATGTCATCCGAGCCACCGTTGACGCGAAGATTGACTGGCCCCAGTGATGTCGTAGCCACTTCAACAACCATAGCCTTGGCAGCAGCCACGGTACCAAAACCAACTGCCACGGTACCACTGCCGGTTAGATCGAGGTCCTGCTCAGACTTCGAGTCGAAGCTACCCGACTGGCTGTAGGGACGCTTAGCAACTGGCTCCCCATCATCAGGCGGGTAATCGAAAGAGCCTTGCAATGAGAATGCAGTAGCCATCTACTAGCCTGCATTCGGTAGAGCGAACTTCTGCTCGCCTGATGGCAAGAAGGTGTCGGCGATATTCGCACCACCTGCGTTGGGGTCCGCAGCACCAATAAGGCTCAGGGCGCTTACACCTACAGGCACCCCCCGCTCGAACTGTACGGCCACCGATTCCTGGATCAGCACACCTTGACTATCGGTCTGCCACGAATGGTTGGGCAGGTAGCACGCCTCAAAGTACATCGCACCCAGGGTGTCCTGGTTGATGTCACGGATGTACATCATGATGCCAATGGGCTGTGCAAACAGGTCGGATGCCAAGTTGAGGTAGATGTTCTCATAGCCCGGTGGAATGATGACATCGTGTGGATTGCTCTGCGTTGCAGCACCACTGTTGGGCCACATAGCTGGCACCAGCGTAGGTGGGATCAAGTCTTGGTAATACGCATACAAGACGCGCAACAGCGACGCACCATGATAGTAGATACGTGCTAGGCCAAGCTGGCCCACAGCCCTACCAGAGATGAAGTAACTACGCTCTGAGCCAATCTCAAAGATTCGGCTGAACTGGCGCGTATGTGACAGATTGAAGTTCTGCACAATACCGATGGGATGCACGATTTGATCGGCCCCCGTGCCAGCCCCACTCGTGGCAGAAGCCAGGTTAGCTGCTCCCCCGATATTCGCAATGCGAGGGGGGCCCGCTGCCAACATCGTGAAGCCCGCATTGGCGTACGCTCCATCCACCATGCCCGACTGCACATAGTTGGTATAGGGCGCCCATTCGCTGAAGTTGCCTGCCATGATCCGATCTCCTCAGGGTAAGTATACCCTACTGGCTCCCTGCACCCTGGCCAGCCGCACCTGAAATACTGGGTGCACTTGGCTGCGGCACCGAACTCGGCACGCTTGAACCACCACCCATGGCAGAGCCCCTAGATGAAGGTGGTCTGGGCCCTGACGGCGCAGATGTGGGGCTCTTTAGCCCTGCTGTTACACCGGCAGCTTGAACAACCGGATCTGGTGCAGCAGATGCCTGGAACATCGGCGTACCGAACGCTTGCTTTTTGAACGTGCCACCTAGGTTTTCATAGTTGGCAAGGGGGTCCCCACCCATGTGCTCAGCGATACGAAGCAACTCAGGGTCTTCGGCACTGGCAGCCTTGTGCAAAAACACGTCATCGAGAGGGGTAGTCGGCCCAGCAGTGAGCTCATCAAGCGCACTCCTGCCTCGTTCTAGCTCAGCTACCTTCCGTATGTATCCTATGTTCATGGCTTAAGCCGTTCCAACAACGTTGAGTAGGCCCTCATTTTCACTTTACATACGAAGTATCATTTCAGATAACCAACGTGAGCCTAATGTAGTTTGCGGGGAACGGAACATCCAGAGTAACGTCGATAAGCACCGTGTCTGGTGCGTCTTCGTCCTGGATGATGTTGTTGAGGGTGCCGCCAATAAGCACACCTGTTTCAACGAGCAGCCCGAGCACGCCTTGGATGACTGCCCCAAGCGAGTCCAAGAAGCCCTGGGTAATGTTGAATCGACCGATGAAGTTACGTAGCGACGCACGCATGAACTTCGCCGCGTAGTCCACCACCTTGGTAATGGAGTCAGTTCGAGTCTCAATGGATGTCAGGTCGGTAGTTAGTGCCATCCGTGAAAGCAAGGGGGCTCCTTGAGCCTCCTGTACATAGATCCAGCTACCACCACCAGCCATGATATTCAGCTGGCTTGCATTGAAGGTATCATTCGATCCCAAAACCCGGGTGAAGCCTGGGATTGGAAAGTTGGTGAATGACTGCTGGGGCGGGTTCTGGCCGATCATCCCGGCTACAGCCGCGTTGATGTAGAACCCATCGATGATCTGCTCAATGCCCCCAATGGACGCAGCACACTGATCTGGAAAAGTCATCCATAGACGGCGGTTGCTATAACTCCTACCGACGGCCGCCACAGTTTCCGCGATACCCGTAAAGTCTTTGCCTGCCGCCGTCTGCAGAGGCAACCCACGCACCTTGATCGAGAACGCCTCATCTACAAGAGCTGCACCCAATGGTGGGTCATTGAGATCTGTGGTGGAGAAATATGCATCGTCATTCTCGCCCGAGGCGAAAGTGACCCGGAGGCCCACGATAGAGCCTGTCACCGTCGCTATGGAGTAGTGCTTTGCGTCACTACCAATATCAAGGAACAGGTTCTTGCTAGCTGGGATGGTGCCAACAGGGCTAATCCCTTGTGCTTGAATAAGCGCGCTGAGGTTGGCCACCTTGGTATCAAAAGACAGCCCTGTTGGGCCCACGGTAGCCCCGTCGGTCCCCGAAGCGACCAAGGTATCCACACGGTAGGTGGGGACCGACGGGTTGACGAGAACCACACGCTCGCCCTTGAGTTCAGGAGAACTGAGGGCAGAGACGTGTGACGCAAAGACCTGGTGAACAGTCTCTTCATGAGACAGCGGCGCTAGCGCGTAGACCTCGTAACCCTCGAGATACTCGGCAGCCCGCGTGAATGCCTCCACCGTACCAAAGGGAGAGTCGGCACTCACCGCATCAACACCAAGCCCGGTACACTGGATACCCGGAGCACCGAGCAACGAGAAAAACAAGCCTAGAGCCAAGGGGTTCTCGGCATTGATGGGCGACAAGGCTGCCTCAAGCTGCGTCGTATCATCAAAACGAAGTAGACCTGGCTGCTTCGCACTTGAAGTGACGTCTTTACGGACAGCAACATACGAGAGGTAGATCGGACCAGTTGCCGTAATAGCGTCGCCCTGGGGCGTGTTGCGCAGCTGCTCGTGCTTGAGAACTGCGTTACCATTACCGTCCACGATGAGGTCGGCTGCCGGGCGCAAAGGATCAAGCCCATCCAAGCGCTTGGCAACCAAGTGATAGTAGGTTCCCAGGTTGGCCGTAATGGTGCTCTGAACAGAGACTCTCAGCACGTCCACGTCGCCACCCGGTGCCACCTCGGAAACCTCTCCAAGGAAGATACCGTCTATCCACAGCTCGTCGCCGGGCTTGGGTAGTGAAGGGGTAGGGCCGTAGGTAACACCCACGGTCAGCCCAAGCTCGGTCACAGCCGTGCCACCACGAATGTCGATGTAGGAGTCGGTACCCAAGATGGTGTGAGTCAGCTCAAGCTCACCGCCAGCATCTGCTGCAACCAATCGGCCGCCAGCACCAGCCCCCATGACAGCATTGATCTTGGTAACAACAGCCGCCAGTGCGTCCCCGGCCACAAGTGTGATGGTTTGAATCTGGTTACCATCGCTCACAATCAGCGTACCACCGGTGACCAACACAAAGGTGCCGCCAGAACCGGTAACCACCGCTGCCGTTGGGGCAGCGGTGAAGTCTGCTCCCTCGAAGCGCACCAGGCTGGTAACCGCGTCACCATTGCCATCATCGATAGCTTCAAGAGATGTACCCACCACGGTCTCTGCGATCAGGCCAAGCGGAGTCAAGGCGGTACCACCCACAATCTCAATGCTCGCAGCAGCACCCAAAACAACGCTTGTCAGTACCAACCCATCAGGGGTACCCGTGCCGAGCGTTGGGACTAGGCCGGTGACCTGGCCGGTAATCTGAGAAAGCACCGCTGCTGCGTTCGCAGGAGTAGAGAACGTCACAGTCTGGGTGGCGCCACCGTTAACTTTGACCTCGAGTGTCTCCGTTGTAATAGCCGGAAAAGCTAGCACCAAATCGACGGTGCCTTCGGTGGTCACTGCAGGGACTTGCGCTGAGCCGTTGCTAAGGAATGCTGAATCCCTAAGTGCCTCACGGAAGCCACCGTTACCCACGCCAACGAAAACCTGGATAGTACTATTCTCAATGGCTAGCTCGTCGAGGTTACCTCGCGGGTCAGGAAAAGCAGCCTGAGGAACTACTACGATGAGGTTGTTGTAGTTGCTGATGCCCTGGTAGCGCCTGCCAATGCCGATACCAAAGGCGCTGGCAACTGCAGCACCTGTGGTAGAGGCAACGTCGATGAACTGGAACTCTCCTACACCCACGGTGCGCATCTGCCAGGTGGTGTCACCGACCACTTCAACGAGTGCCGCGGTCACTCCTGCAGCAGTGAATGCAGCCGAGATTTGAGAGACGATAGTAGCTGGCGTGAGTCCAGATGCAGTAGGATCTGCAAACACCGTGCTCACCGCTGGCCCATTATTGATGGACACCGCAAGGGTTAGCCCATCTAGGCCGCCATAGACGACCGGGTCCCCAGCGCCTGGCAGAGACACGATAGAGCCGGGCATCGAGACAATTGCGTCAGTATTCAGCGACGATGAGCCAGAACCGTCGTCGACCAGAAGGTCCACGATCTGCTTTGCGACGCCGATGGTGCAGGGGACAAGAGTAGGAGTGAGAATCGTCGGGGTAACCGAACGAAACTCCTGGATAATCTCAACCCCGGGTTGTGGAAGCTCAGCAGCCATCTCGGGCCCCTTTCATCACGTAGCGACTTCAGATTCTTCCACGCAGCGGCCATCTATGGGAAGCGCCGGTGCTCTTCCAGCCGAAGACATTCGCAAACCTGCGCGGTATGGACGAACAGTTCTGATGGTTACTGTTTTCGATGGGTTCAGTGGGTGTGGCACAAGTGGCAGTGATCTATCCCTACTGCCCACATCAGAAGCCAAGGGTGCAAATGACGGTGGAAAGCACTCTTGGATGCTATAGGGCATCCCGCTTGGGTGGTATGGCCAGCCTGCTGACTCGACTCGCTTCGCAGGGTTCACGTCTACAAAGGCCACAATATTGTCAACAATCTTCTGGCCTAGCGGAGTAAATGCGGACTTGCGAGCAAACTGCCACGGCACACTGATGGTGGAGACAACCCACTCATCGGATTGGTCTCCTGACACAATACTACCCGCAGCTGTAGGGGGGGTAATATTGATGCCACGACCAATCTCAAAGAATCCCTGCCTAAGCAGAAGTTCACGTAGCAGCCAGATGTGTTCTCCAATAACCCAGGCCAAGTTATGGGCCTCGATATCCGAACGAGAACTTACGTTGACACTGATGGTTCCGGGAACCAAAACTCCCTTGGTCTTCTTGGCGATAGAAAAGTCGTAGTCAATCAGGTCGTCCATGCCGACGTTGTAGAAGCTGACTTGTCCCATCGTGAAGTTAACGGCTGGCCGTTGCCCGATTTGTTCCACGTTGATGGGGTTCTCATCACGAATGATGATCTCTGTGTTCTCCTCATCGAACTCAAAGTGGTAGCTACCCACTGGTGACCCATTGAAGAGTCCCTGCACAAAGCTAATGACAAGTGTGCGAACCTGCTCGAGTGGCGTATGGCGAAAGCTACTGCCCTCAAACCCCCGGCTACTTGTCTCATTGATGCTTGAGCTCACGGCAGGCCCTCGGGATCAGGACGGCGCTGCAACTGGGCTTTGTAGTCGCGCATAGCCTGGTCATACTTACCCATCTCTTCATCGCGAATCCTGGTAAACTCGTTCTCCTTGAGGTCTTTGGCACCCCGGTAGGCGGCTGCGGCAGTAAAACCAACCATTGGGAGAGCCCCAAAAGCCATAATCTTGCGAGCACCTGGACCTGGGCTACGCCCCCGGCTCTTCATGAACTTCTCATAACCCATACCTGCCCCCAGGCCAGCAGCCATAGGCAGTGTGATGGCGCCAACCTCCTTAGCCGTCACAAGGGCCTTACGCTTGGCGATGTTCTTCAGCACCTGAGCGTAGTCCGGCTCTTTCGGACCGGTAGGTACCTCAGCAGACCCTGGTTGAGCCCGCTTTATCATGTCGGCAATGTGCCCAACACACGCTATTTCGATACTGAGTTTCATGTTCTGCGTGGTGGGTAAGACGTTGGGTAGATTGCAAAGGTGTCTGGGATCTCTTCATTCTTGAAGTTGCCCAGATTGTGAGGGTTGGTGAAGTTACGTGCAGGAGACAGCCACATATCCTTCAGGGCAGTACCCAAGTCCAGGCTAACCTTGTACTCGATGTCAGACTTGGGGATTTCATGCAGCTGAACTTCTTGATGGATTGTAGACCGTAGCTGCTCGGTCATGTTCACTTGCACCACACGCCAGCGTCGGTTCTCACCTTCAATGATGATGTCACGTGGCTTAAGAGGTGGGTAGTACCCAAGGCGCGCAGTTGTGTTTGACTGCTGGGTGGGGCCTACCGACATGTTCTGTTCGGCCTTCGCATTCGTATCGAACTGCACCCACGCTTCTATGGGGCTGTGGAACCCCCGCGTATAGCCTGTGTCATAGCATGTGACACAACCACTGTGCCTCCGTTTTTGTAGCGTCGGATTCCAGCAAGCAGCACAGCGTTGCCCAAAGGTACGCGCAGGGAGCGCCCAGCACCTACGGCCAGCGAACTCCCGGAACAAGATGTTCATGTGCTTCCGGATCTCAGTAGCTATGAGGTCTGCCTCTGCCTCCTGCGTGACAGGGCCCCATTCTTTGGTGTCACCACTCGCCTTGTGCTTGACAAGGATGCGATAGAACAACTTCCGATACGCATGGTCACGTCGAATGAAGTTGTCGATGAACAGGTAGCTGTCCTCGAGCTCTGGGGTAACGGGCTCATATGGGCCCTCGGGACCTTCAGACCGAGTTAGTTGAAAGGTGTAGTCAAAAACATCTTCTGTCGTTGACGCGAGTTCCCAAGAAATCTCATGAAAGTCCACATCGAGAGATCTCACCCGCAGTCGTTGAACATCGATGTTAACTGGCATGTCAGCCCAATGCGTAGCCCGTTCCCAAGCCAGCCGCCCCTGCGATGCCAGCTGCCTGCATAGGATTGGACTTCACATAGCTCTTGGCTGCCCGGCCCACTGTAGGTAGAACCTTGCCTGCTTGACCCTTGGCAGCACCCAAGCCCATCTTGGCAGCCTGTGCACCCGAACCACCAAAGCCCTTGGTGGCCTTGGCAGCCTGGGTACCAGCTCCGAGGATACTCTTACCAGCGGCACCGACACCCTTGGCCAGCATACCGAGGCCTATGGCGTGCTTTAAAAAGCGCTCCTCGGCCGTCTTCATCGGGTCTTCCTTCCCTACTAGGTTCTGCAGAGCCAGTGACGAGCGCATATGAGCTGCGGCCACCTTTACATCAACCGTGGGTTTGTTGTTCTGCGCAGGCTGTTGCACAGGCTGAGGCTGCCCTGCGGCTTCTTCTGCAGGTTCTTCCACAGGTATCGATACGGGTGGCTCCTGCACACTTGGTTCTTGAGGCAGTGGCTCGCTTGCCTCTGGCTGCAGTTCCTCTTCCCCACCGCCGCCAACCTCAGCTTCAGCCAGTTGAAGCTCGAGCATCTTCCTCTGAACACTGAGTTCATCGCGAGAAGCGTTGCGCTGAGACCGGAGTAGGTCGTCTTCTCGCCATCGGGCCTGCTCGGCCATCTGCTCTTGCAGGTCTTGTTTCTCAAGCTCGATGGCCTGCTCAAAAAGCGGTGTGCCCTTAAAGCGGCTCAGCCAATCACCGTCGCATTTGTCGAAGCCAAAGGCCAACTTCTCCTCACCTGACGCAAGCTTCTGGAGATACTCCTCAGGTAGCTGCCTCATCTTTTCGACGAGGCGTGCCTGCTCGGCAGTCTTCTCTTCGTTTGTACAGGCAACCTTCAAAAATGAGTCCAGCATAACCGTCTCCTGCGAGTTTTAGAGCACCCTCTGTGTGGTGTCATAGAGCCGCTTGACAGCTGTACCAACAGCAGCACCACCTAGGGCGCCACCCACCAGGTTTTTGATGTTGGACGCCACCGGGTGAGCCTGCGCCAACTCATTTTCGACAAGGATCTTCTTGGCTTTGGCCAGATCTAGGGCCTTACCAAAGCTACCCGTCTGTTCCCGCTCAAGCTGATCCACGTTCTGTTGAGCCCCTTCGACTCCCTGACTTTGGCGGTACCCCTGGAGTGCCGCCAAGCCCAAGCCAGCTACAGCACCAGGCAGTGCACCCGGGGCTGCCCCTCCCGTCTTGATGTTGATGCTGGGCTTAGAACCACCGCCCGTTGGGGGTTCAGCAGGCGCGCCACTCTCCGGCCCTGAGACAGCCGACTCGTCACCCACAGCTGCAGGACTAGCAGCTTGTTCAGGTGCACCAGCCATCTGCTGTTCAGCCTGGACTTGTTCTTGCTGGGCAATGGCCCCCACGGACTCTGGGTCCTGAGAAGCGAGCTGCAACATTGACTCCCGCATCTTCTGGATGCCTATGCGCATGCTGGCTGCTTGCAGGCTCTGCTGCAGCGCCCGGTCACTCGCGGCCACAGCCTCATTGGTGGCCGACATGATTTGATCGCCTGTTGCGGCAGAGTCGGCCTGAAGCTGCTCGAGCTGAGCCTGAGCTTCCTGCACCTGCTGTTGCATGGCGTTGTTCTGTTCAGTGGCTGCATTGAGACGCTCACGTAGAAAGCCCACCTCGTTGGCCTCTTGGGCCGCGTGCGCCATGAGCTCGGATGCCATGTAGTTTACCGGTATGGTGGGGGCTGTGGATGGCTTGGCCGCCTCAGGGTCCTGGGTCGGTGCCATTCCCGTAGATACTGGAGGGGTAGGCTCACCTGGTGCACCTTGCTGTGCTGGAGCCGGTTGACCACCCTCCATGTTAGGCCCCCCACCCTCCTGGACCTCCTCACCAAAGGCCAGCTTGGCCGCCGCTTGCTTCAGGCGATTCCCCATGGCCTGAAGTTTGAGGGACTTGATGATACTACCTCGACGCATCGAGTTGATGTGCTCACCAACATACCTCCCCTTGTGAGTACCCTTCACACCTCCAACAAGCCCACCCAGACCAGCACCACTGGTACCGCCAAGCGCCAATCCCTTGAGGGCACCGCGCTTGCCTCCCTTGAGGGCACCAGTTGCAGCGCCGGCTGCAGCACCCATAATGCCGCCCTTTGTACCACCTCGTGTAACCCCTGCATCACGGTAGAGGGATTTCATTTTCTTGGTGGTTTTGTCCTCAACCTCGCGGAGGGTAGCAGCTGTCTTCTCGGAGTCTTTGATCTCATCAACTGGCTTGAACTTGCCCGCCTTGCCTCCGGGCATCTCACCACGTGCAAGCTGGTCCATCATGTCTGAGGCAGCACCAGCCAACTTCTCTTGAGCACCCTCGGTAGACAGGGGCTGCTTCATGGACGTGAAGAAGTTCGCCGCTTCATGGAGAGGGATATCACCCATCAGTTGTCGTTCAAAATCAGCCATGGGTCACTCATCCGTGGTTAAAAGATATGTGCCGCCACCTAGGGCATCCTGTCCGATACTGACAAGTGATGGTACGGTCCCACCGGGCCTACTGAAGATTTTACCAGTTTCTCCGTTTTCACTGAATCCAAAGAGAGTGGCCCCTGTACTAGTCGCATCGAGTGCAACTGCTGTCGTTCCTGCTACGACCTCGAGGACCAGGCGCCCTTGAGAATCTATGTGCGCTAGCCCCGCATGAACGGTGTTGATCTGTGTGAGGATATCCTTGGCGGACAAGCCCACCTGGTCACCTGAGGGGGTGGTTGCAAAGGTAACTGTGCCTGAGGGAGCCGAGATATCGAGGGTCTTCCCATCGATATTCCCGGCAATGCCCTTCCGGATGTCACGGCCACCGATGATGCCACCACGCAGGTGCGTGCTGAGCTCTTCGATCTCACCAATCTTTTTGACTCGCAGTGCCATATGCCCTCAGTAAGCCTGGTAAGACTGATTTATTGCCCACAGTTCTGAATGTACACCAGAGCCACCAGAACCCAGCATACCCTCGATGTTCAACGCTACCTTCACCTGTGACATCAGTTGCTTGGTTGACGCCTGGTAGTACTGCAACCACTGCAGTATGAGCGGCGTCTTGTCATTGACCCCTACGTTCAAGCCCCCATTTGAGTAGTTGATGTGGTTGCGTGTCTGGAGGAGGCCAACTGATTCAAGGAGAGTGATGACGGTAAGCCTGAGCATCAAGGAATGCTGGTTGCGCTGCAGTAGGTCATCAAGAGACATGTTTGTGAGATGTGGTGTCCCATTGAAGACGGATAGGGCATCAAGCACTGCCCAGGCAATCAGCCTGTCGTTAGTCTCCTGCCCGGCAATGAGCCGGTTGAGCTCAGCGTGGTCGCGCATGTAGTCCCGCACGACCTGTACAAAGGCCTGCATTGTGGGTGTTATGCCTACGATACCCTGTAGCTGGGCCACTACCGTTCCTCGCTATCTCCGCTCTCTATCTGCTTCTCTGCCCTAATACGTCGTTTTCGTTCAGCTTTGGTCTCCAGGTGCGCATCAGGCATGTTGACATCAGAATCAGAGACCCCGGTAAGCACCACAGTCGCGCCATTGGACACTGCCGCATGTGAGTCAACCTCAAGGGTTACACGTCGGGGTGCCTCTACCCTTTTGATTGGCGTGTACCCCTTGGGTGGATCGTCCCCAACATGAAGAGCCCCCACCCGAATATACCGGTCAGCGCCGGTACCTAGGGCAGGCACAACCTCACTCTCGCCGGGTCTAACAATAGTGTCGCCCACCCGGAGCGCAACGCAGACCAATCCAGCCCACTTGAGCGCCTGGGTTGGTACGTCAGTGAGGTTGTGTACCCTCACTGTCCCGAGTCCTTAGCAGCCTTCTTGGCCGCCTTCTTCTCTGCCTTGGTCATGGGCTGAACTTCGTCCGCCATGGGCTCAAGATCGTCTGAAGCGTCGGGTGCTGCCTCTGCCTTAGCTCCCTCTGCAGCACGAATCTTGGCCGGGTCTCCTGCGCCCCTCACTGGGGCATGGTCGGCGGCAGTCATGGGTAAACTAACCGACGGAGCATCAGCCTTCTCGGTCTGTGCTTTGCCATCTGGGTACATAGGCTTGTGTTCACCGACGCCACCCCCGTAGGTTTTATCGTTGACAGCTGAGTCCTGTAGGGGTTGAGGAGTGGGGCTCGTCCTACTGGGCACGGGCGCCCTGGACATTGTGTCCAAATCGATTACCTCATGGGTGACCGTTTTGACCACAACGCGCCCTTCAAGCACAGCCCGCTTGATCTCCACGAGATGCTTCTCGAGTTTGCTCCTAGTGACCGTGGCTGGCCTAGCGCGACGAATGGTGATGTCGCCACCCCCGAAGCGCTGTACAAAGCGATGCTTACCCGCAGCCTTCTGACGGTGGTTGCGGGTTTGCACCTTCCGCACCAAGCTGTGAATCCTATAGACCGGTTCTTCTGAAGCCATCGTTGCTCCTCCAGGCTGTTCGTAGCCTACGCTTGTGGGCTGTACTCGTAGTAGATGGCGTAGTCGTTGGTGTCGTTCACCGCCGTGTTCGGAGCATACGACCCGTAGGGCTTGTCGGTGGTCGTTGGGGCCAGGAGTGTGCCGTTTGTGACCAGAGACCCAGCGGCAATTTCCCTGATGGCTCCCACCAAACCGGCACGCTCAGCAATGCTCCTGCTGAGGCCAAGTTCCGCAGATAGGGTAATCGCAATGGTGGCATCCGTGCCATCAGCCGCAGGGTACGAGATGCTGATAATCTCGCTGTAGAAGTTGACGGTCGTGGCAGTCGTGGCGGTCTGTGCAAGGGCAAGGACCTCGGTGATCCTCTTACCCTGTGCATCCTCACCCACGATGGTCGCAGTGGCGGGAGCATCCGCCTCTGTCGCTCCTGCGGTGGTGAAGACAAGAGCTCGAGGGTTGTTCGCCAGATCTGTCTGAATGAGGTCAGTCGGGCCAAGCTCAACCGCAGCCGCCACTGTAGCCGTAGCCGCCTTCACATAGGTGGCACCAAGGCCAATGGCAACCGTGGCATCCGTACCATCCGCAGCGGGATAGTCCACACGGGTAACACTGCCCCATGCTTTCACAGTCGTGGCATCTGCTGCCGTCTGTGCCAAGGCCAGGGTCTCAGTCTGAGCAGCCCCGTAAGGGTCCGTGCCGGTGACCAAAACCGTCGCTGGTGCGTCTGCCTCCGTGACACCCGCTGTAGTGAACACCAGAGGCCGAGGCCACACACTCAATCGAGCGAGACCAGCAGCAATCATGCCAGCAGCCAGTACTGCAACAGGCGCAGCCACCGTGGCCGTTGCAGCCAGAACAGCATCTACAGCTGTTGCCGCAAGCTGAGCAGGGTTGGTGAACTCGTCCACAGTGATGGCCGCCATGGGAGCAACGGTGCGCCCAATGTCCCCACGAAGGTCCGAGATCTCCCCTGCTACACCACCGCTACCACGGACCAGGTGAGGCTTCATCGGGCCTTGGTCCCCAAACAATCCTGATCCATTACTCATGTCATTCCTCCTTCACTATTGGAGCCCTTAGCGCCCCCGCTATGTTCAATCTTGCCCACGAAAAAGGGCGCCGGGCCATCCGGCACCGACGCCCCTTCCGTCGAGCATGCCGATGCTAATACTGAGATACCTGGGGGAACTTGAGCCCCTGGTCCACCCTGTTGTTGACAGCACCAAGCTGGTCTTCATCCACCGGGACAAAGTTGGACAGCAGCCCGTCCGTGTCCGTCGAAGGGTTACCATCACCCGAGTAGAGCTCGAGCTTACGAACCGCCGCGATGTTGATGATCGACATACCAATGTCTTCCCAAGCCTGGAAAGTAATCGTGTTGGCGATCTTGTCGATGTAGAACTTCGTGTTGTTCAAAACGAAGAACCTACCGAAGAACTCAGGCTTGGTGAACGCATACACGTTGCCAGGCCGCAGGATGTCAGTCTTGATGGTCCGGACATACGGACGGCCCAAGACTGTGTTGTACTTGTAGCCATCGATCGATGTCTCGGACTGGACGCGGTCACCAAAGTCCTCAACAGTCCACTGAAGAAGATCGTCCCAGTCCACCTCGGTGAACAGCAGGCGCTCGGTGCGCAGGCGGTTACCGTCAAGCAGCTTAAAAAGGTTCACGAGGTCAGGGCGCTGCAGTGGTCGAACCACCGCATCATCTGAACCCGCGGTACGAGCAAGCTCGCCCTTGATAATCGAGAACTCCACCGTGGTACCAACAGCCGTGAAGTTCAGCGCGGTCGAAACCCCACCATTCGCCTCAGTCTGCAGTGCCTGGCAAGCCGCCTCGATGTGCATCACGAACTCGCGGTCCTCGATCTCCTGGATGTCCTTCACCGCGTTCTCTTCGATGATCTTGGTGATGGGCATCTCGTAGGCCAGAAGCTCCTGCTCCGTCTTCTGAAACATCTCTGAAGAGATGGTGTAGAAGGCAACCTCTGCCCTGGAACCACGAATGAAGCGTGCTGACGGCTGCCCACGGAAGGACATCGTCACGGCCCGACTCTTCGGCTCCACATCGACAATCTTCACGAGGGTGTCATGGTTCACCGAGCGCTCGCAATCCGCGCGAGTGACCTGCTCAGGTGGAATGACCTTCCGCGCAAAGCTGACTTCACGAAGCCGATCTCGGATGTAACTACCGCCGTACTCGGCGACCTTTTCTTTACCCTCAGCTGAGCTCAGCTTCTGGGCGAAGAGTTCGTTCAACATGCGTGGTGAAACGCTCATGGTCTTGTGCCTTCTTCCCTTCTCCCTACGGACCAGCCGAGGATTAGATGGTTGCCGCCCTCACGTAACGCAGCTTCCCACCGTTACTGGCAGGGAGACGCGAAACGCGACCCACAATCGGGTCGGTATCAGCGGTACCACCGTGACCAACAAGGCCACTGTAGTTTCGAGACCCGAGCGTAATGGTAGCCACCTTCAGCGGCTGTCCGGCGAACGTGATCGCCGCACCTGAGCCTAGGGCCACCGACGCATCAAAGATGCGAGTGTCGGCCTCAAAGTCACCCATCCAGATGATTGGCATCTTCTTCTCGGCCATGGCTTGAACATCGTATCGACCACGCTCTGCGAACAGCGTGTAGCTGTTCTGGGTGGCCAAGTCACCAGGGGAGGCAACGGTCGATGCACGCACCAGCTTGTAGGCGCTGTTGAGAACCATGTACTCGCCATCAACGAGTGCCACCGGGTTCAGGGCAACCGCCAGTTCCTTGTCGGCCAGCGCAAAGTCCCGGCGCTGGGTGGCCAGGATGTCACTGACCGGCTCGAAGTTGATTCGTTCAACCGTGCTCATTTGAATGCTCTCCTTTTAGGCCTATCAGCCAACGCCACCAATGATGAAGCTTTCGAAAGCCGTTTCGCCACTACCGTGGACATCATCATTCGTGAGTGTTCCAGTGAAGCCCATGTTGGGCGCCATCATATCCATGGCTTCCTGAATCGCAGGTAGCCGACCAGCTTCCGCAGCCTTCTCGAGCTTGTCTACGAGAGCCTCTGTGTCCACATCCATGTTGATGCCCTTCTCGTGCATCACGGCTGCGAGCTTCTGTGCTTCAAAGTGACGGCTCATCCTGTAGTTCTGTTCCGCCAGCTTGTCGCGCTCTGCAGTGACAGACCGGAGCGCCTGTGCGCTATCCGCCAGTACCTTCGCTACCTTCTCTTTGTCGAGATCTGCCATGTGTACCTCAGCTTAGACTAGAAGCGGTGAAACCGGAAGCGGCGGAAGGAGAAGAGGGAGCAGCGCCCATCTGTGACGCCTTCTCCTTCTTTTTATCTTCACTCTGTTCTTCTTTTTCCGCCGCTGCCTTATCCATCATGTTTGACAACAGTGCGCGTGCTGCAGCAACTTTGACCGAGTCATTGACAGACGAAATCTTCACACCTGCTGCGCCTGTATTGTCGAGAACCTTGTGAAGAACAGGATCGTTCTTTCGTGTCATCGCAGGCTGTGCAAGTACTTGATTGACGTCACCAATGGGATCGGCCTTTGCCTCCTGCTTGGTGTAGCCGATTGCAGCCTCGTTGCTGCCGAGCATCGAACGTGCTTGCCGCTTCACATCGGCAGGCTGCGCTGGAACACTCTGCTCCGATGCAGAGTAATCGGGCATGTCCTGCTTACCTGCCTCGATACCTGCAGGGCTGAGTGCGTCCTCTGCAAGCTTGCGAATGAGGGCCACATTGACACCAGCCTCTTTGTTCTTACTGTACTTGCCGTGGAGCTCACTAACCTTCTTCAGGCGCTCGAAGTTGGCAACCCCGAGGTTGACCGAAGACTCTTTGGTCTGAGTAGTGGGAGTTGACAGTGGGTTCGCTGGAGTGATGCTAGCGTTCTGGTTCACGATGGGCTTGACAGGTTGTTCCGGGTGCATGGTGCCATCATTGGTCTCCATGCCCGTGTTGGCCTTACCCACCTGGACCTCCTCCTTCTGCTGGGGTGGGTCGTCCTTGGGTAGATGCTGAGTGATAGCCCTGCCAGCCTCACCTGCATCAATATTCTCCTCTGACGAGGTAGCTTCCAAAACATCCAAGGCCCCAGGGCCCTGACCCGGCTGCTGAACGTTGCCTTCATCGGCGACTTTGATCTCCCCCGCAATATAGTCGAGGGCCGATGCCATCTTTTCGATATGGTCGGTTGTGTAGTGGTCCGGTAGATCGTCAACACTGGCCACCTTCTCAGGGTCCTCCCCTTGGTGAACCGCCAGTTGTCGTGCCGCCTCATCGTTGACGTTGACACGTGCAACAGTGCCAGCCATCGCAGACTTGATCATATCCTGCAGGGTCGGTCGTTCTGCCATGTTCATTGTATGTACCTCGGCTACTTTCGCAGGCAAGAACTCAGAGCCCCGTGCAGGCATGCCCTTGAGACCGGCAAGCGCCATCGAAGGGGGAGGAGTTCCAGTGTTCACTCGGGAATAGGTGGTCCGGGGTGAGAGCCCTCGTGGACCGGTTTGCCCTGGGGCTGTCTTGTTCGCTAGCGCAGGAGAAGGTATGGGCGACGCAGCTGCTTGCGACATCGCTGGATCGGGCGGTGCCGATCCAGCTGACTCTGCAAGTTTTCTGTTCATCCTGGTCGCCCATGCCTCGGTCCTACTGGTCTATTCCGCCCAAGCAACTGGGTAACCCGCAGTCTCGAGGAACTCGAGCGCACGGATGTGAATGGACTCCTCGAAGGAGTTCGCCGACGCGGTCTTCTCACTGGGTCCAGGACCCCCTAGGGTCAGCACCGCATCAAGTTTCCGAGCAGCAATGGCGGGATCGATGCCAGCCTCTTTGGCCAGCTCCACAGCATGACGAGCAGCAAGTACATCGACAGCCGATGCCTCCTTCTCCTCGTCCTTGCCCTCCTCGTCCTTGGGTTCCTCGGACTCTTTGTCTTTCTTCTCCCCCTCGTCCTTCTTGGCAAACTGAGGAGGAACCTCACCCGCAGCCTTCTCGATCAATCCCAGCTCCTGCACGTAGGCATGTGCCATGACGCGGCCGAGCTTGTCACACTCTGCGACCTTTTCCTGCCACTCGCGCTTCACCTGAAACTCAGCCTGAGCTGCCGCAGCCAACTTGGCCTCCTGCTCATCATCAGGGAGCTCCTCTTCAGCGGTTTTCCCCATAGTGGCCTCGTACATCTCGACGACCTGTTCGTCACTGTACTTGCTCAAATCGATCTCATGCTTTGCCGCCAGCTTGGCAAACAAGGCTACTTCCGCGACCTTCTCCTGGTCTTCCGTGGTGGTGCCGTACATGTCGGCGAGTTCCTGGTCCATTGACATGATGCTATCTCCTGATGAATCCGTGGTTGTCTCAGTTGGCCACGTGTTCTTCAAGGGGTGACCCCTCTCCACGTTGACTTACGTCTGTTGACAGTTTTACCACCCCATTGCTTGGAACCCCAAACCCATCAAGATGGGCACACTGAAGGTAGGCAACAGACAATGGGGTAAAAATCTGTTCTGGACTGGCGCACGCCAGTTTGCTCAGCTCGGGACTTGTTCCACTTGCTGCCAGAAGATCTTGTGTGTGGGCTACTAGTGTCATGACGCTCTGCCGATAGCCGTTATAAGCAGAGCCAATCTTAGCGAGTAGTTCCCCATGATGGGAAGGCACGCTTGCTTCTTTCTTTTCAAACCCACCCGTAGATACTAGCACCCGCTTCTCTACTAGGGGGCCCAGGCCTGAGCGAGCAAACATCAGAGACTGAAGCAACCGGGCCAACCCCGGTCTGTACGAGTCCTTGTCAAGGTCCATACATCTAGTCTCGCCTGACCTAGGAAACACTTCATTCTTGTCATCCAGTTCATCAGCTAAGTCTCTGTTTTCTAGATGAACCAGCGTAATCCTTTGAAACTCCCGTGGTTTGAGCACAATGCCCATGCCAGTGAGTGTGGACAAGACATCTTTGATAGGCAGAGCCCCGAGCCCATCTAAAGTTTCACGTGGCACATCAGGCTCACCCCCAGTCAACAAAGGTACAGCCTTTCCCGCGAACTGGCTGGGAACAGTATTTTTGTCGATCTCAGCTTTCTTCGGCCTGGCCAACTTGCCAAAGGCAGACTTTAGCAACTCGTCTGGCACAGAGGCAATCTTCTCATCAGGCTCCTTGGTACCCATAGCCTCAGCCACCTCGGCAGAAGACTTCACAGAATGGGCCTGCCCATTGTGAAATACAAAGAGCATCACTTTCGCAGTCTTATCTGCTCCAATATAAACAAAGCTGATGTCAAAGAAACGCGGGTAGTCGTTGTAGACCCAGACCTTCCTGCCATCGGGCAGGATCTTGTTCATCTGATTCTTGGCATGCTCACAATAATCTTTTCGAGTAACAGATAGACCTCGGATGCCCACCCCGTCCTTGGACTTCTTCTGTTTGTGGAACTCTAGGATTTTACGCCCTGGCGATGCCTCGCTACCTGGGCGAGACTGCACATCTTTGTAAAGATCCCAGTCAAGGCAGATAGAACAGTTGTGGACGACCCGCCCCTCAGCCACGTAGCTCTCGTCCTGATCTACGCTGATGTTGAAGACAGAGGTCTCCTTGTCGAGCTCTTCGATAGCCTTCACTGGGGTAAGCCAATAGTCTCCCCAGAAGAATGACTGCGGAGACTCCCAGGAGACTTCCCGCTTCTGGACCTTCACAGAACGGCCAAGAAATCGCTGGGCCTGGGCTCCGGACAGAACTAGGTACCAGCAGACTACCGGAGTTTCGCTGAAGCCAGTGGATGATCCGCCGTAGCAGACAGTAGCTGTTATCCGAAGGGACAGGAGCAGACGCTGCACATCAAGGAGCAAGCCCCTATTTACCGAAGCAACTCTTAGCTGCCCACTGGCAAGGTCAAACGAGCCGTCTGTATCAATGTACCCAGCAACAAGCTCTAGCCTGGCCTCCTCATTCCAGCAGTACACCTCTGAAGAGATGCGCTTGCCGTGGGATGTTCTCCCCACTGTCTGTTGTAGCCAGGCTGCTAGACCCTGGTCGAACAAGCTGACTATATGCGCTTTCCTACCGCAGCCAGCATCATAAACTAGCGCTTCGTTCTTGCTCCCTAGCTCAGAGAGAGCTGACAAGAGTCTCTGAAGGTGGGCTTCCTCTACCGTTCCAACAGAGAAGCCCACGCCCATGTCACGGTAATCACCATCCTTCTTTTTACCTGTGCGCTGCTTGAGAATGTAGCCGTCACCCAGGTAATACCCCGCTACCCGAGCGCGGATTGGTGACACTTCAAAGGAGCCGCTGTTCCTATGGGCTGGGACAGCAACGTAGTCACCTGGCTTCAACGTCTCCACCGCTGCCCAGTCCAACTCATACTCTTGGGTACGACCGCATCTTGAACACGTACTAGACTCGTCCCGGAACGTGTGCCGCACTCTCTGCCCGTTCGCCGAACCTTTACACGTCCTGGCCTGCTCTTTCCGCAGCACCAAGAACTCGTGGTTGTCAGTAACATCTATATCTGGTAGCCCAGAGCAGCGTACGCGAAGAAGATCCTGAGTCTCCCTCCGCATTGTATCCGTGACCTGAAGCAGCTTACCGGTGTGCGTCAGTACAAACTCGCCCCGTTGCAAATCCTCTATGGCCTTGTGGCCTTCGGCAGTTCTGACAAGGGTCCCGGCTGGAAAACATGTGTCATAAGGAACTCGAGTACCCATGGACACATCGGGGTGCTGCCCAAGACGCAGCTTATCCCAGACACCCTCGCCCCCATACCTCATGCACTTATCCTGATCCACGCGCACCACAAGCTCGACACGCCGCATGAGTGGGTTCCACGTGGCAAGTTCCACATTACCGAATGCACGCCCGGGGTCTTTGTTACGGTGGTGCGCATAGGGATGCGCGTTATAGAACGTCGGGAAACCATAAGCCCAGTTCTTAGCCACAACCATGTCTATGACAGGTACACCGGTCCAGTTGGGCGGCATGTGGATAAGGCCAGCTTCAGGAAAATTATCTCCATTCACATTACTGCCGTACCACTCGCCAGCGCCCATGGCGTTGACCAAGACATACTGAGAGCTTTGGCTGGGGCGTAACGCCCCAATGTAGCGAACTACATCAGGGAGCAGCCCAGAAGATGCATGCTTTTCAAACTCTTTGTCAGCCTTGCCAAAGAGTGGGATAGCAGTGACGCCATAGTCAGACTGACCCTGGAAATGGCTGACCTTCAGCACGTGCTAGTATCCAGCGTCGTCCTGCGACTCACTCTTTGCACGGTGCAGCTTCATCTGTTGCTCTTCGAGCCTAGCTTGTTCCATCGGTGAAGGTGCGGCAGCCTGCTGGGCAATGCCCAACCCCGCACTAAAGTTTCTGAGGGCCTCGGACTTCGGGGCTTCCTTTAGTGACTCAACCAAGATGGAGCCCGCGTTGTGCGGGAACTCACTCATACGACGCATGTAAGCCCCTGCCACAACTGGGTCCTGTGCAAAGTGGGGATTCATGCGCCGCAACGAGTTGTAGTGCTGGCTGAACATCTTGGGATCGGCACTCTGGTTTTCGACCAAATCCGGATTCACCTCGAGCATCAGCTTGTGGTCCAGGCTTTTTGTGGCTGCCATGTAGGCCCTGCGTGCTGCCTCTGCAAGGATGCTAACCCCGGCCACCATGGTCGCAGAGCCAGCCAAGCCACCGAGCTGTTCTGCACCAAACGCTCTACGATAACCACGTACAGCCTGGCTAAGGCCGGCCGTTTTCTGAGAGGTGATCTCGAGGTAGTCGTCTATTGGGTTGCCCACACATCACCTCTGTCGTTCGTAGTACTGCCGAATCTTCTGTTGCTTCGTTCCAGGCACATAACTAAGAGCCCGCTGCACCCTAGGGCTGCGCTGTGCCATGTCATGAGCCTTGTAGGCACCGCCTGCTAGCGCAGCCTCTGGCACCCAAGGAATGGCTACCTCAGCAATATCCCCAGCCGCTCCCCCAACCCCCCTGATAGTCTTCCCCACAAGTGGTGCCGCCTTCTGAGACATAGACTTGGCTGCTTCCCAGGTCCCCTTGACAGCCCCGGCCAACTCGCCCGGGGCAGCTGCTGCCTTCAAGAAAGTTCCCAGTCGGTCAATCTGCTCACCTACGCCAGCGTGAGCGACTCGGGTCTCTGCCATCTTGGTCAGTGTCTCACAAAAATCCTGAAATCGTACCACTAGCGGATGCTCAGGGTTGACCATCCCGGCGCTGGCCGTCTTCAACAGTGACTCACCAATCGCTTCCTTTGAGGGGTACACCTCACCCTTCAACAGCCGGGGGGTCAGCTGGGCAAACGCGGCCTTCATAAACTCGGGCTTCGAGGTAACCGTGCTCCAAGCTTGGACTACCTGCCCAAGCTCGATGCCACCCAGACACGCTTGCTTCACCTCTTGGTTTAGGCTGTCCACGATATCGAGGTACTGGCCCTCAAGGTGTGTGAGCTCAGTGGCCAGGTCCTCCTCAGCACGAGCCAACTTATCCTTGGTGTCGAGAGCCTCACGCAAGGGATCAGCAAAGGGCAGCTGGTACCCCTCCACCCCAAAGGCTGCTGCCAACTTCTCATTTTCGACACCCAACTTGTCCTCATCCTGCAGCGCCAGAAGCGACATGTTTGGAGGAGGTGTGGAGTAGTCGTGTGCGTGCTTGTCAAATACCGTCCCACCACTGCCGTCATTGAGCTCACGCAGGACCTCTGGGTAGTCAGCCGGGCCACCCTCAAACTGGACCACCTTGTGCCCCGAGCCCTCCTTCTTGAACTCTTGATTGAATGCGTCCACGTTAGTGAACTCAACAACCCTGCGCACCTGCTCAGGTGAGAGACCAGACGTCTTGACTGTTCCAACCACTGCATCGGTGAGAGACCCATAGTTTCCACGCAGAAACTGGGTTGCAGCCTCCTTACCAAGTACCTCTAGCTCTTCCCCAGTCTTGGGCTTTGCGTTGTTCTGTTGTAGCGCCAGGCTCGATGGGAGATCGTTCATAAGTCCTCCGGTACAAAAATACCACACACCCAGGAGTATGGCGAAATATGGAACTCATCAACTCAGATGAAGCCTCTCAGATTTTACAGGTCAGTAAACGACGACTGAACCAAATGGCACATGACGGCCTCATCCGAGCTCGGTCTGTAAGAGGCACCAACATGTACGACCCCAACGAGGTTTACCAACTGAAGGAGATCCGGGAGTCAAACACCACCTTGATCAACGTGGCTGCCAGGGCTGCTCGAGCTGAGATGACAGCGTACCGCCTCGAAAGAAAGGTGACTCAGTTGCTCAATATCATCGGTGCCGACATTCCATCTGCTGATATTGAGCCGTCAGCCGTTGTAGCACTTCACCTGAAGGTAGAGCAAGAGCTAGAGCTTTCAGATCTCCCCACTGTTAACACCATCATGTACTGGGCGCAGGTATTCCAATCACTTAGCGAAGAGTACTTTCATGTAGTGGCGCAGGAGTTCGGAACAGAGGAACCCTGGACATCCTATCTAAGTCTCTCCAACCAGCTGTTGCAAAGTGTGCAGCGCAAACGGCTAAAAAATGACCTTGAGTTTAGTACAGCCCTCGACTTTCTGGAGATGGCTCGTCGAGGCATGCGGCAGACAATGTTCTTTTATGTTCGCTCTACCTCAAATAAACGGATCGCATACAAACTGTTTCCAGAAACCCTCGGTGATGTTCATGAAGATGTGCTGGCCATGGTGTCCATGATTGTCGACTAAGCGGGGCTGCCCCAATAACAAATAGACCGAGTTTTCAGGGATAAGAATACTAAAGGGAGTCACACCCGTTCACCCCAGGAGAGGAGAGTAATCATGGCCACACCCACGCCTATACTCGATGGATGCTACGTTCTAGGCAGCGGTCTCCTAGACAACGAACTCCTAGAGGAATGCTACTTCGTAGACGTCAATCTCACCGCCGAGCAAATCACAGCCTTCCGCCTCAACACCGACACACGATTCGCGATGTTGATGGAGAGCAGCGACTACTGGCGTTGCGAGTTTGCAATCGCTTCCCCCGAACTCAGCGCCGAGCAGCGCGCACAACTGCGGGACCTTCAGTAAGCGAGAGAGCCAAACCCTCACGACGGAGCGAGCAACCGATGAGGCATTCCTGAATGACTGAGCGTTTAACAGCCGACGAGGTTAACAGCATGGACACCGACGTCTACCGGGCCGCGCGTCTGGCCTACCGGCTCGGACGGCAGGATCAGCAACGAATACTGGAACATAGGCTGCGTAGGTACTTCGATTCGGATGTGCAGGCGAAGCAGATCCGCGATCTCGCGGCCGGCATGACGGACGATCCGGTGGACTTCCACGCCATCATCCGGGCGGCCGAGTCCGGGGCAACCAAGATCGAAACGGTTAACAGCCCCGAAGGAGGCGACCGTGGTTAACAGCCTCAAACCGTTTTTCACGTTCTACGGAGGCAAGTGGCGCGCGGCACCGCATTACCCCGCTCCGATGTACGGCACCATCGTGGAGCCCTTCGCCGGCAGCGCCGGCTACTCGATGCGGTACCCAGATCGTAGGGTGGTGCTCGTGGAGAAGGACCCTGCGATCGCGGCGACGTGGCGTTACCTGCTGCGCGTGACGCCCGGGGAAATCTTGGCGCTGCCGGACATCGCGCCGGGGCAGCCGGTTGATACCTTGGGCGTGGTGGAGGAAGCGCAACTACTCATCGGGTGGTGGTGCAACAAGGGCAGTGCGACGCCTAAGCGCAGCCCCGGAAGCAACATGCGCCGATCTCTGGCCGGGCTGACGAAGGGTGATCCGCCGTCTGGGTGGTGGGGTGCCGCTATTCGCGAGCGGATTGCGTCACAGGTGGAACGCATCCGCCACTGGAGATTGATCGAGGGTAGTTACGAGCAAGCACCGTTGGTCATGGCCACATGGTTTGTGGATCCTCCTTATCAGCGGGCCGGCAAGCACTACCGTTGCTCCTACGTAGACTACGAGCGGCTCGCGTATTGGTGCAACCTGTGGCCCGGGCAGGTGATGGCCTGCGAGAACGTGGGCGCGGAGTGGTTGCCGTTTCAGCCATGGCGAGACATCAAGGCGAGCGAGGCGAAGCACGGCGGCAAGGTCTCACGAGAGGCGCTTTGGGTGCGAACAGGGGGTGATCGATGAGCCGGCAGCACGAAGCGGCGCACGGGCGTGCGGACTGCCCAACCTGCGGCGGCGAAGGCGGGTGGCAGGACGACTACGAAGAGGACGGCGTGGAGCGCGATGGAATGCTTCATCCGCGCGAGTGCCCGGATTGCTTCGGTCACGGCACCCTCGACGCCATCGCGCTTCAGACCATGGTGCTGGAGCTGCGGGCCGAAATCGCGACGCTGCACGATGCAATGACCGCGCAGCAGGCCGGGCACGAAGCGGATAGGATGGATGCGGCGCGGCCCGCACTGGTGATCCTGTGCCGCGAGCTGGGACTGCCGATCCATGCTGACCCGCGCGACGGCATACGGGCTTTCGTGACCGGCGCTCGATGCAGAAGTGATCTCAGCGAGGGCACGTCATGAGCGGTTCGCCCAGCCACAAGAATGCCGACCCATTGCACCTCAGGCTACACGCACTGCGCATGCAGAGACTGCTTCAAGATCGCAATCGGACAGCCGGGCACCGCGATGTGCCACGAGTGCGATGACCACAACTGCGACGGCCTCGGCGAATGCCAGGTGCCCTTTGAAGACCTACCCGGCGACTGACCACAAGGTCTACCACCTGACCCGCAGGGTCGGGTGGTAGACCTAGCGCTAACGCTTTTTAGCCACGTGTTGGGTTCAACCAGGTACCACACCACTCAACCCCTACCCAATGAGTCGTGACGGAATGCACGTCATGCTCATGACTAAAGTCCTTGTTCTGTAGGACCACGATACATGTCTTCCATCACACCCGCTTTTGAGACACGGCGTGGAAGGATGATGTCAGCACGTGGTTGAACCAACATAGACGCTAGCCACATAGTCACATACGCATGGAAAGTGTCATCAGGTTTATCCACACCATGCTTGTACTGAATCATCTTCAAGGTATTGCTGTATTCACTAAAGATGTTCAAGAAGTCTTGACCATGTGGATCGCGCCAGTCTTCCCAACGTGGAAACTCGCAATCTTTACCGCGCTTGATGGCATTGAAGATGTCACTCATCACCTCAGTACGGTGTGCTAAGAACCGGCCAAGCTTGGCATCCCAGTTGACCTTACGGGTAGTCTTGGCTACGTACTGATACTTCCAAATGCGCTTGGGGCCGAACGCACGGATGAGATGATCATTGCGATCGAAGCCACCCCCGTAATCAGTACCAACCACACGAACATTGAAGTAACGGATAAGCTCACAGATCCTCTCAAGCTGCATTGGAGGATCAACCTCTTCACCCGTGAAGCGGTGGGCATAAAAGGTACGCATCTTCATGTCCACGTAAGTACCTAGCACTATCACTGTATACGTATTTTCACCCGTGTTCCCTTGATAGGAAATGCAGCCATTACGCTCCGTCACAATATAGCCTGACGGGACCGCGCAGCAGTACACCTTGCCATCGTAGGGCACACGCTCTACACGGGAGCTGGGCGTGTTCAATTGAAAGTCTCGTCCTTCTGACCAGAGAACTCGCCAACGTGTCTTGCGGTTTCCCTCAGCTGGTTTATGCAAGCGCACGATGCACCGAAGACCGAGTCTGATACAAATCTCCTGGAAGTCTTCGCACAGTCCCTTGGACGTGGAGTAGTACGCACCTCCAGTACAGCCTTCGCGTTCATCGTAGCTTCCGTCACCCAGCATCATGGCATCGAACAGAATCTGAAGCTGACGCTGACCAAGCTCGAGGAACTGGCGTGGGATTCTCTTGACATCACCCGTCATGCCAACGTTGTCTTGGAACCAAGACCAATACTGCTTGCCACAAATCGTCCAGTTGATGTCGCCCGTCTTTGGATTAGGGAATGTGGAGAACGGTATTCCAGCCCGGCTCATGCAGTCCATCATCTTGGCAGCGGACTCGGCATTCACAGTCTCCCGCTGAGACATCTTTATGCAGTATGGACTCAGCTCACCACTCTTGAGCTCCTTCAAACATAGTCCGCCCTCGGACAGATAATAGCCAAGGAACTCCAGCCAATCATCCATCTTGATAGTAGTCGGCTTGCTGCCTTCATATCCTGGGCTCGTCGGAGATCCTGGCAACGTGAAATAGTCACGCTCGTCGCCAACCCAGTTCACGTAGCCGACGAACTTCACATTGCCGCCGCGAGCAGCCGTCTCACCAGCCGATTCTGTGATCCAACGATTGCCTTGTTGAACGCCCACCCTCATGTGGTGCGGGTCTGTGACCATCAAGTCCATGCCACCCTTCGTCTGAAAGTGCAGCAACGGCTTCTTCCATTCTCGGACAGTTCGAACCTTGGGTATCACGAACGTCATAGTCCGAGTGTCGGGTTCCCACTGCGCCACATGGTCAGTATCCTTCAAGTCCCTAAAATGCTTGAAGCCTGTAGTCGTAAGAATGCGCGTCTCTTCATCGTGGCAGCCCCAATCAATCCCGGCAAAGATAGGCTGGTTGAACGAGAGATCTCGGTAGCTCTCAAAGTCGACCATGTGGACGTTGGGGTTACACACGGCCCTCAGATGCTCTGTGGTTAGTGGCCGCAACCCAGAATCGTATGAGATGCCCAGTACCTCGTTATAGAACCTATCTCTTGGGTACCTTTCGTAGTCGAGAAGTATATCGCTCCACGGCTTCCATGGAACCATCAGCTGAGGAATGCGATAACTCTCAAAAGGCGCCTCGTAAACCATACGGGCCCACTGTGCCCGTGCCCCCATTGGGTCTATGAGCTCACCACACTTCTCACACGTCAGTCCCTTCTTACCAATGTTCTTTTCACCCAGGATATTCCAGTGTGCCGGCTTGTGTCGCTCGCATGGCACTACCCACTCACCTTGTGTGGATAGCCGTTCACGGTAGTATTCGATGTTATTGTCTAGACTCTTTGGTGTACCTGCATATAGGAAGCGCTTCCATCTCTCAGGAGCGTGAGAAAGGCACTGCTCGATGACCGGTATGTTGTCAGACAAGATGTCTTGAAACTCATCCAGCTGCAGCATCCAAGCTGGAATTCCGCGTGTTCGATCCGCATTGAGGAATGCATACCGCATCGTAATCTTCGAACGATTGACAAACTGCTTCTCCAGAATGTTGGCAGAGAGCATGCTCGTTGTGAACTTCTTGAGGATTGGGCTCGTCTCAATCGGTTCTTTGATGCGGTCGGCGCTGAAAGTCTTCGTCTGTGTCGCCGACGGGGACACGTACAGGACCTTGTACGACTGCACCATACTCATGTAGCAGAGCGCTATATTGCCGAGCAGCGTGCTTTTTTCTACCTGGCGCCCGCAGAACAGTAGGATCCGCTTTGCCGGCGTGTCATACATCCGCTTGACATGGCGGCGACCTTCGAAGGAGAAGCTAGAGTACCCCTGCCCAATCTCGTCTGGCATCTTGAATGCAAACGTGGTGAACCGCGATGGCAGGACTCTAGGTATCTTTGGCAGGGCCTTGAGTGCCCTGGTAATCAAGATAGGGTCCTCTTCGATGCCAGGCTCAGGTTTCCAGATTTCTCTGTCAACCAGCTCCTCCTCGGTATACCCAGGATAGGCAACCTCAGCTGCCATGATTCAAACCTGGGTAGACGAACTTCGTGCCTCTCTTGATCGTGCCGGCGGCCATATAGTCCCTGGGTCTGCCACGGTTACACAGGAGGAACCCGAAGGTACCCTCGTTGGGTTTAGACTCTGGCATTCAGTTCCTAAGGAGGCCCGATCTGCAGTGCGGATCTACATCAAACTCTTTGCTAAAGAAAAGGGTTGGGACGTACGCGTGTCAATCAGGAAGTTCGCGATTGAGTTTGTAGTACTGGGGCCATACGCTCCTCCAACGCCTCGAAAAAGCGGGAGAGGTACTTGGGGAGGTCGATGATGTGATCGTAACCTTGAGCCTTGAACCACCATGAGTTCAACTCATCAGTGTATTTGGCCACCAACCTGGGCGCGGTGGCCTGAAAATGCTCCTGTCCAACATCATTCAACGCAGCCGCAAAGTGCGACTTCCAGTACGCCTCAGTTACCTTCTGTTTTGTTGGCAGATAGAAGTGGATAACGATGTCGTTCCCCGTGAAGCTGTGCTCTGCCTTGTATGTGCTGTACTCGACTTTTGTGAAATCGGGGATTGAGTTTGTAACAGTATCCAAACGCGTGCTCCCCTGGGTACCATACGTAGCAAATGCCTCACTGGCACTACTGGGTCCTGAAATATCAATGTTCTTTTCTACTTCACTCATTGGCCTTCACCTCAGATGCACTTATAGGCTGCAAGTCCAGCGTATGTGACCCATCGCTGAGCTGGTTGATGTGTGGGACTTCCATATTGTCTGTCTCAATAGTCAACCTTGCCAGGCTATCTTGTAGATCTCCAGCTGGGTCGCCCACAGACTCCAATATCTCGGTCATCATCTTGGCCATGAGAGCATAGTCTCGACCTTGTGTCGGGAGGCCACGTACAGCCATGTCTAGGCCACCAGCCAGTGCAGCTGCTCTCGTTGCCTCAGCGAGTCTGGCTATGTCTAATGAACTCGGTAGTAAGCCCATCCGCAGCATGGTCATGATGTTGGTTGTGATAGGTGTTGATGCCATCGCCGTATTGCGCCGTGCATCACTCTTCATCACCGCAGAGTGAGCTGCATTTAGCCGCAGCTCATCAGGGTCTGTGCCAGCTCCTGCCAACCGCACCGACATCAGTGCCTTGAGCTCTGATGAATCGACTAGGTCTATGTTGAAGTAGTAGTGCTTGAATCTGGTGATGGCCCCTGGGATAACATCCAAACCCTGTCTCCGAAGCCCCGTGCAGATCCACTGTGGATGTGACGAACCCATGAGCATTGTCTCGACAAGCTCTTTGGCCCGAATGTTCCCGAGGATGGCGTTAGCGCCTATCATGGCGTCATCTGGGTGGAAAATAGCCTCAAGGCGCTCCCTGAGCAGAAACTTCTGAGACCTGTCATGCAGCCTATCTTCTGGGTAGAAGGGGATAGGCGCCGTGCAGATAGAGCGCAGGCTCTTTAGGTAGGTACCTCCAGGGTAGTCCAGCTGCTGCATCTTGACGAGCGCACGGATAGCGTCGTCATCATACTGGTCCGGATGTACAATGAGGAACTTGAGATATATCTCACATGGTGAGCGACTGGCCACTCACCCGAACTTGGCCTACTTCTCGAAGAAAATCAACTAGCTGTGATAAGCCGGGCCCTGGAACGCCATGGTCTTAAGGCCCTCCAGGACTTCCTCTGTTGACCTCACCGAGGTCGACAAAGCGGACTCAGGGATGTCACTCAGCCCCATACGTGCCGCGAACAGCAAGTTGCAGAGACGCTCCTGTGTCTCATCAATCACCGGCAGATACGCTATAAAAGTATGAAGGTTCTCAGGATTGATGAAGTTCAACGACAGCACAGTATCAACAGCGTCGGGATCTGTGATGAAGGCAGCCTCTTTGAACAAGTTCTGTCGGAGGCTGGGCATACGCTCGAGCATCTCACGGGCAGAAACTGACGCCTCTTTTTCCTGGTCTTCTGCCAACTTGATATACCTGCCGATACGTACCTGTACTGGCTCACGCCCAAGCATAGATTCTGCCAGCTTGCGCACACCATACCCCTGCTCTACACCCAAGCCAGCAAGCAGAAACATGGCATCATCAACGCTCAAAAACTCGCGTTCCGATGCAGCAAGCTTCTCCACGGGGTAACCACGAATAGAGAACTGCTCCCCACCTGAGACTACGTCTACCGACGTGTACATTCCCTGCGCCTCAGCCTCCTTCTCAGCTGGCGTGTCCTCCTCCGAACTCTTCAAGGCTACGGCTTCAGCCTGACCTAGCGGTAACCACTGCCAGTGCGCGGGCACAAGCATCCGCCCTTCCTCCATAGCTACGACCGCCTGAATGTTGGGCTGTACCGACACTTCGACGGGCCGTCCGTCATAGGTCTCAGCTTGGTGCACGGCTGGCTCACCAGGAGCTGGCTCAAAAGAACCAGCTATCCTCATTGGTATAGTGGCTGTCGTGCCTCCGCTGTCTGCTGAGAAGAACGCCCCATAGCCACTAGGGGTGCCACCCGCCGGTAGCCCCTCAGAACCACCTTCCACAGGTGAGCCAATGATATCTCCCTGGATAGCTGCATGGGTGCCGTCTGTGAACAGTGAGATAGGGGAAGTTCTACCATCCACATCCACCAAGTCCGGGATAACGAAGCCTGTAAGCTCCTGACCAGACTCAGACAGGACCCTGTAGAGCCCGAAATCTGAGATTGGGCCTGCACCCAACGCACCAGTCTCAGGTACACCTGGCTCACCCTCATCTACCCCGTCTGCGATAGTCACCGCACCCGCAGTATCCGCAGCTATAACCACGCGTGACCCCAACTTCTGTATTGCGCTACCTCGATCAAGGATATCCAGATGAGGTGCCCAGTAACTGTGATTTGCAGTCTTCACCGAGTAGCCATCAGCAGTACGAATCACCTGGGTCACATCGGGCTTAAGTAGCGAATGCATCACTGATGCCAGTTTTGGACGGTCGTGTTGCGGCCCCCCTTGCCCCAAGATGACTTGCACCGGAATAGCGTTCGCGGCTGCGTTCTTTTCGTAGGCTAGTCTTGTGTTTGGGTCTCGCACTGCGTCCTTGAAGGCAGCGAGGTCGAGTCGATTCATTGTGGGTGCAAGCACCTCCACCATGCTGCCCTGCTTACGCAGCTCAGCCACGATGTTTTTAGCCACGCGCTTGTCACGGTGTGTATCATACACGCCCTTACCAGCAGCAGTAGCGGCAACCCCTGCCACAAGCTTACCCTTGTTCTTCTTGGCTGACCCTGAGATGAGCTGGCCAGCCCCCGTTGCCATAGCTCGCCCAGCCCCCTCACCAGCCTTGTTAGCTGCACTGCTGAGAAGGCCAGCCTCCTTCTCAAGGTAACTCTCGAGTACAGAGCCCTCTTTACCCATGGCTAGGCCACCCCCACCAAAACCTTGGCTCTGACGATAGGGGGGGTATAGCTGCCCAATCATAGACTGGTCACCTGGGGTTCTGGCAGTTACGTCGAAGGCCTGAGGGCGAAAGATTGCTGCACGAAGACGTGACTCAGTAAGTGGTTGGACTTTAGAGTCGTCTGTGATGAGCAAGTCCAAGGGTGACATCTCACCATCCTTGACAATAACAGGGATGCGAACCTGCCGTAGCCCACCTGCCTTCTGTGCATCTGTGCTCGTTCCCAGCTGTATCTCCGATTGATTCATCACGGTAACGTGACCAAAGGCGTAGCCCTTCTCACCGTCAACCTTATCCATGGTGACGTGGGGTGAGAAGTCGCTCATATAGGGCACTTCTTTGTAGAGCTGCTGAAGAATCTCCTGGGGCCACGCATTCGGGTCCTCGGGCATCCTCGTCCCAGCGAGTTTCACGAACGTGTCTTGTGGCTGCAGAAATAGTTCCATGGTTTCTCCTACGTCTGGATTATCGCACCCATAGACGCAAAAACCGAAGGGCTCTCGGCTACCATGATGATACCAGCCACACTGTCGGTCGGCCCGATGAGACCTCCCCCAATGCCAGTGCTGAACTTGGAGTCGATGAGACCACCGATGGTTTGTAGGTCAGTAGGGTCAGAAAACCCATCGAAAGAGAGCAGCACGATGCTGCCGGCACTGATAGCCGCAGCGAGGTCTGCTGCCAGGCGCACAGCAGGGATCTTAACTGAAACAGCTGCATCCAGAAGTAGGCTGATAGCACCGAGCTTGGCCGTTAGCGCCGCTGAGATAGCCGCTGATGCTCCAAGCTCCGCACTTACATCCAAGACTGTGGGTGGCAGAGACAAGGCTGCCGTGAGGGTGCCCGTAAGCTCAATGAGTGCCTGAAGAGCTGCCCGGATATTCGCGGTAGGGTCCGACAGGGTCAGCGCCAGGGTGGCTTGTAACGATAGGCTTGCGTCCAACGAGGCGGATATGTCGGACTGCAGAGGGCCCAAGCCAAAGGCGATCATGGCGTCCAACTGGGCCGCCAGAGGGTTCAATGAAGCAACACCGGCAGCCAGGCCGATGTTGGCCTCGCCCAGGGTACCCACCAAGACTTCATCGAGAGTAGCCGTCATACTTGGATCGTTGGGTTACCACTAACAATAGTACCCTTTACCGTCTGTGGCTGCCCGGTTAGTGGATTGATAGGCAAGACCGTGCCGATTACCGCTGGTGGGAGGCCAGGTGCTACCACTACCCACGGGACTGTAATGTGACATTCAACAATGGAACCTACATGAGCACAAGGTTTCGTACCACCGTTGATCTTTGTCACTTTACCCGTGAGCTCTAACAACTTCCCACCATCGATTCTCGCTGTGTCAGACACAGTCAACGTGAAGCTCTTCTTTGCTGTGATGTCAATGTTGTCCCCCACTACCAGCCGGAGCTTCCTCCTTACGTGGAGAAGGACGCTGCCCTCACTCCTCATGAACACGCTGCCTTTCTTGTCGAAGAAATACCTGAGAACTGTTTGATCTGGTGTGCTGCCATCAGGTGAGCCGTTATCAGCGCTAAAACCATCGGGAGCGATGACCACCTCAACCACAACGGGCCCGTCCTCCTCAGTACCGATACCCAGCTGACTCAGGTCAGACTGTGCTCCGTTCTGGGGCTCTGGAACCATGTCCTTCAGAGGGCCGTAGGCCACTCGAATAGTGGCCCTCGCATCACCCGCCAACAGCCTATAGGTTTCCTTGCGAATAGTAGATGGATTGGTATCTGATTCACCCGATGCAAGAAACCAGTTGATTGAACCACCCGAGTTGTAATGCTGGTAGTTTTGACTGATGTCACACACCAGGTTACGCAACGGTATGTAAATCCTCTGAGACAGATCACTTGACCCAACTTGCAGAACACCTCCTCGGTGCAAGATCACGAAATTGCCATCTCGGCCCCGCATGATGATATCGCCTGGCTTGGCTCGTAAACGACCGCCGGCAAAAGTTGAGTCCGTAGGTTTCTCTGTACCTTCTGGTGCATCATCCGATGTGGCATCAAGTACTGATTCCTGTGGCATAATGAAATCGAGTACAAACGGTGGGCAGTTATCGCTGGGTATGCATACGTGACATTTGGCCCCGATCTCGGGCATTACGTAGATGCCCTCACCCCTCTTGGAATGCATGTAGGGGGACCCAACTTGTATGTTGAGGTACCATTTTTGATCGAACTGAGAGATGCAATCCACCGTCCATAGAACGGGGTTTAGGTCAACGACTTTGCACTCCACGATCATGGCCGTACCCACGCCCTCCTGTGTTGTCCAGGAAGACCTAAACATGGATCGCTGGCTCGGGTCCGGTGTCTCGCTGCCTACGCCGGGGAGGGACGACATGCTTTCCTAGTAGGCATAGATGGGGACATCCTTCAAGTGGCCCAGGCCAGGTTTGAGGCTGTCCTTGGACGTCAGGCCAAACTCTGCACCATAGGCCACCCCAGGGATTGGGTTTACCCCATGTATGTCGGAGTGGGCACCGACAGCAGCAGCATCCATAAACGTGCTCTTCAACTTGATATGCTGCATCTTGGCCATCCAGTCCTCCTGGACAGACAAGGGCATACTATCTACGCCCTTGAGCACCGGCGAGTGTTCAATAGGCTTCAGCCCTTGCTTTGAAAGCTCCCTATTCTGGGCTCGGATTGCTGAAGCAGACTGGAACTCACCACGCAGAACATCCTTTGCATCACCTGGGTCGCGAACCTTAGTCAAGTTTCCCATCGCGCGAACCACAGTTTCTACATGCTGCCTTCGAACGTCATCTCCATAGATGCCCCCGAGCTCATCAACGAGAAAGTTCTGGACTGTTTCCATATCGTTGGTGGCCCTGTAGAGATCCCTAGGATTTATGTTCGTGCGATTTGGATCGGACAGTGTCTCCCCTGCTCGCACTCGCATGCCGACCTTAGGCGGACGCCATGATTTATACTCCTCAAACTTGGTAGCATGTGGGAGATTTTCATGCAGCCCAGCGCCTGTGGGGTCCTTACCAACATGATGCCGTAGACCACCGACCCAAACATTCATGCCTGTGCGGTCTTTCTCTACCTTGCCAATGGTCCCTGAATGCATGGCTATAGTTGCAGAGTTGGGAATGTTCTCGGTCAAGTCTGTCAGCTGCTTTATTCGCTCAAAGTCGTTAACTGCGCGAGAGGTACCGGCAGATTGAACTACGCCCCCCGAATTATGGGTCAAGATACCGTTCACAAAGAACGTACCACTCGCAGTCTTGATATCGTACACGACAGGCGGAGAGAGAAACGTGAAGGCCTTGAAATAGTCGACGACATCCTCAAACCTTTCCGAGTTAGCCTGGGGCTTCCCTGGTACCCCCTTGAGCTTGATAGAAGCTGAGAGTGTCTCGACAGCCTCCTCCGTCACTGTAAAATATACAGCCAAGCCCTGGTTCAGCGAGCGCTCTCTCCACTTGGTGAGGACTACGCGAGAGAACACACCCAGACTCCGCAAGATCCAATGAAGTTGTTGTGCCACCAAGAAACTAGTCGTATCAATGCGACACGTAATCCACGCACTATCATCATTGCCCTTTAGCGTTCCGTCACCATCGATCACACCGGACACGAAATCAGCGAGCCACTTGCGGCCATATCCGCTCCAGCCGTCTGGCAGACCTTTGCTGTTCGAATAGCGGCCAAACCACCTCGGCCACTTCTCTGCCAGGTCTACCCCGTACACCTGGTGGTAGCGAGGTTGTGCCCCACGTTTGCCTGTAGCCGCGTACAACGCTTCGCCAATCTTCGTGTAGATCTCACCGGGCAGCTGCGAGATTTGAATAGCACATGGGTACGGCTTACCACCCTTGTTGCGGACCTGAACAGAGCCCTCTGCACAGTAGATACCCGCTAACCACCCGTCCTCGACTACGGGGACTGTAGCAGTCGGCTCTGGCCCACAATCTACAGTTGCCCTGTGTGTTGATTTCCCAATATCAGAGGGTGCAATCATATGATTTTCAGCTGTATCGGCTGGCAACCCAACCCACACTTTGCTGCACTTTCGACAGTAGTACTGCCGCCCACCATTGGAGTACTTCGGGACTGTTCCACAGAGCGCACACAGCGCTTCATTTTCCCTAAGCATGTGCGGATGATTGTCCTGGCTAACAGAAATGTAACCAGACCGCGTCCGAACAGCGGCCATCGCCGTACCAGGCTGCTGCATATGTCGCATGACTTTCTCGATTGTCACCCAGCCTGTTTGGTCCCAAACCTCCACACTGCTGACACTGGAGACGTCCTCCATCACTCCGATGTCGGCATCGAACTCTGTCCCTAGCGGTTTAGAGACGCTGAACAGCCTTTCCAAGGTTGTGTGCTCAATGATGTCGCCACGTCGCACCAAAATCATGGACTGGCCATGCAGGCAGTGGAAGGCTTTCATGGTCAACTGTACAGAGCGCTCACCCAGGGCTTGGGAAGCTATGACACCAACATTTGTTCCCTCGTCATACTCATCGCCGTTGGGACGAAGACCCGCGCACTTCTTGCAAAGACCCTTCGCATGCTCACACTTCAAAGGGCTGCGAACCACCACCGTGGCCCCCTTATCCGCAGCTTTGATTTGATCGACAATCTGAGGTGTCAACAGCGTGCCCGCACTAAACTTCGCATCCTTGGCACTCACATCTGCCGCCAAGCGCCGGTCATGGACATTCTTGTTACCGATACTCATGGCCACACCACGGGTGGTACCGCAGTCATTACCAGACACCACCAACCCCATGGTTGTTTGAATCATACGCTTGGTAAAGGTGCCCGGCTCCCGCACCTCCTGCACCTTCATGACTGTGCCACGCCGGGCACCCTGCTGCTGAGTCCAGTAACTCGCCAAGTCTAGACCTTCGGAGTACGACTTCTTGATGGGCTGGTTGATGGGGTTACCAGCTGCATCAGACATGAGCACAGGCGACAGGACCATCTGCTTATATTGTGTGGAGCTCGGCTTCACGCCTGCCTTCAGCATGATAGCCAAGTTTGTTGGGTTAGCATCCATCTTCTTCATGTGTGCGGTGTCCATTTTCTTGGATGCCCCTACCCATGCCTCGATAGACCGGCGGTCTTTCTCTCGCTTGGGTAGTGAAGACCTCTCGATGACAGCTACCTCGCGCTCGGCCACGCGCAGCGCTGCGTCGCGAGACAGACGGTCAGGCTCGAAGTCATCCAGGCTAAGTGAGTGCACTGGGATCGACACATACTTCAGATCTTTGGGGTTCTCAGCTAGCCGAATGGCAGCTGGCCCCTTTCGCCCATGAAGCACAGGCACCGCACCAGAGGCTGCCCCATTACCAATGTCCTTTAGCTTGTTTGCAGTCTCCCCATAGTCACCCTTGAACTTATCAGCCAGGTCACGAAATAGATTACCCATGCCGCGCTTGTCCAAAGGCTTGTGTGCCATCAGCATTTTGCTCTGCATGGGCTCTGGAAGTGCACTAGCTAGAAGCACCCGACCTGCAGTTGTCTTTAGCCCGCCAATTGCAGCCACATCATTGATCCCCAGCTTCCCTGCATTCACAGCCTGCAGTGCATCTATCGAAGTCTTGAAGCTCTTACTTGTGGTCTTATCAATGCGCCCCAACTTGTAGATACCGAGGGCACTCTCGAGCGTGGGAGTGTATACAACACGTCCTGACGCTTCACTATACAAGTTGGAACTGGGCATCATATTTCGTGCTTCAGCTACAGCTTCATCTGAGATGGGCACATAGGCGCTCATTGTGTTATGCAGCAGCACTCCAGAGGCAAGACAAAACACGTGCTCTTCATGATCTACTTCTAGGTCAAGCATGCGCTCGTCATCGTCGGCGAGCTCTATAGCGCTCACCTCATATCCACGGGCACTCTGCGATACTCGATTATCTTTACGTGACTCTATGTAGTCTTGTCGTGCACGTGCGATTAGCTCGCCCTTCTTGCCGGGGCACCGGTAATCCAGGAGCTTTATGGCTTCTTTACCAAATGAGATTATGTAGTTCCTCTTACCGTGCTGGTCCCCTCGTTCACGTACAGAGCACGGCACCCCGAGAAGACAAGCAACTGCATACATGCCGTCGCGAAGCTTCTTGGACCGTGACCAAGTACGGACTAGGTAGCTGCCACTATGCGTAACCTCTACAGAGCCGTCAGCCAAAATATAACCAGATAGCAATCCTGACAATGTGTCCCTACCACCAGACAAAAGAGAGGGACCAACGAACTTCCCTTCACAGTATCGGCCGGCTACCTCGAGCACCCTGGCAGCTACTTCGCGATTGTAAATCTGGAAGTAATCGTTGTTTTCGCATCGGGACACGTGATGCCCCATCTCCTGCTCCCACAGGCGGATAAGATACTCCTTCTCCTCCCTAGACTTACACGCAATAGACACGCGACGCTCATCAGCACTGCCGTCCCCCATATAGTGCCCAAGAATCACACCTAGGTCGTAGGAACCACCAACCTCCGCACGTACCTCTGTTGTGTCCAGCCTCACGCCTAGTTCTAGCTGCCCTGGTTTTATTTCACGCCCACTCACCATAAGTGAGTGGTCCTCGGATACAACGAAGGCTGCGCCATTCTTTGTAGTAACGCGGTAGCGCTTCTTGTCTCGCACTTCATGAAACGAGACAGTCTTTACTGGCGCCCAGGTCCCCCGCACAGCTGTTTCAATACCCTGCACTTCCTGGATGTAGTTGCCCTCACCAGGGTGAAGCAACGCCTCAAGCTCCCGGCCAGTCATAGCAGTTATCTCACCACGAATACGAAGAAGTAGTGGAGTATCCAAATCACAACTGTCGCCGTCAAAATCGGCGTTGTAGCCACTGGTCACAAGGGGGTGTATCTGAATGGCCTTACCACCCACCAACCTTGGATTGAATGCCTGCAACGAATGCCTGTGCAATGCGGGGTCACGCTTCAGTAACACAGGGCGTTCTGCAACGGCTAGCTCAAGAGCCTTGCTTACAGCTGGATCCCGCCTCTGAATCATTGCACGCGCTTCTGGTACATGCGGTGCTGCCCCCATCTCTACCAGTTTGCGTACCACAAATGGCTTGTACAGTGCGAGAGCCTTACTTCGAGGTAGGCCCACTTCATCCAGGTCTAGCGCGGGCTCAGGGACAATAGTAGAGCGCATAGACATGTCTTGTCGCCGAGACATGAGGACATTTTGGAAGTAACCCTCCTTGGCAGGGTCGCCAGCAATCTGGTGGATGATGCCCTTATGAGTTTGATCGGTGTGTGTTCCAACTCCGGTGAGTGCACGCACGCCATCATACAGGCTCTCACGCAAGTCTTGTTTCTGGTCGTCCCCTAACTTCTGCTGACTGGGGTCCTTCATAGCTGTGTTGATGGTCCCGAAGTTCTTGTAAAGCTCGTTAAGGTCGCCACCTCGCATACTCCCATCCTTAAGGACGGCGATAGGGCGCATGGCAGGAGGTAGGACTGGTAAGTTCTTCAGTACATAAGCATCTGAAGGAGCAATACCTGCTTGTTCCAGAGCTCGTAGATACTTTACCTTCTTGACTAGCTTGTCGATCTTAGGAGTGCTTGCGCGGTGAGCGTAGTCGCTGGGGATAGAGGTGGCTGATAGCTCTTTCTCAGCTGCTGCCAATGCCTTAGGCACATTAATCTGGTCCAAGAGCCCCACAACAGCCGGACCTCCCGTCATCGTGTTCTTTGTATCCAAGTCGACCACACGGCCGTTCTTATCAAGCGCCTTCTTGCCATGAACAACTCCAAAATACTCCTTCTCGGAGAGCCCAGTAATACGCTGGATAGCCTTCTCAAAAACCGGATTGGGGATTGGTTCAGCCAAAGAGACGTGCGACCACTTTTTACCACTGTGACCACCCGTCACCTTAGTGTCAAAAAGACCGCCAGGCTTTGGTTTGTATTCACCATTAGCATCCAGCGAGGGGTATACCACCTCACCCGGCTTCGATAACTCACCAGATGACATTGCCAGTACCTGGTTGTCAGTCATCGGGAGTAACCTGATCTGGTGCCCCTTCTTCTCTACATTGACGCCAGTGGCCCTGAGCATGTCCGTGAACTTATGAAAAGAGAACGTGGGCCTCGGGGGAGGTAAAGACTCGCCCATCTGGATAGCGCCCCATACGTCACTATGCTGCGAAGGCCACCGTTTGGCTGGGTCTGCCTGTGGGTCGGGCCCCTCGCTCTTCCACGTCTGCATCTCCCGAATGTTAGCCTTAGCCCCGTGTGCCAGCAGTGTGTACAGATCTAGAGAACCCACGCGCTGGCCACCAGTCTTACCTCCCTGAGACGGCAGGAGATTACTGTCGTACGCTTCGGGGTCCTCCTCACTGCCTGACAAGGCCATACCTGAGCGTGCCGTGTTCTTCTTGTCAATCTGGTGCATAAGCTTGAGCATATGCTGCGGCCCCACGAGCGCTTTGCCGAGTGTCAAACCGGTAATGGGGTCCCTAAGTTCCTCCTGGTCTAACAGCCCAGCACGCTTCAACTTGCGCTTGATCTTGGCAAGCTGGTCCTCACCACTGAAGTTATGAACGATGTAAGGCCTACCAGCCTGCTCGGCTAGCTTACCGGCTGCGGTCTCTAGAACCTGCCCAACGTTCATACGACCTGGGACGCCAGAAGGATTTAGGGCTACCTCGATATGACGACCATCTGATGTCTGTGGCATCTTGTTATCAGGGATAATCTTGGTGACAATACCCTTGTTACCGTGCCGCCCTGAAAGTTTGTCACCTAGCTGCATGGGCTCCAGAGTGCGCACATGGACAGTCGTCTTGCCCTTGTCCTTATGCACGGCCACAACTTCACCGTCATGGTCTGACTGCCACCGCATGCTGATGTCAGTGTGTCGACCGGATAGTGACCTTCCAATAGCCTGGAGACTCATACGGTCCTTAGCCTGGAACGGGCGCATAGCTAAGGCCAATGGGTCTCCAGTCTTTACCTTTTGACCAACGCGCACCACACCATCGTCGTCCAGTTTGCCCAGCTGACTCCTACCGTAGGTGTCTGGGTGCTGTACAAGGTACTTACGTGGGTTGGTGACTACGCCTTTATCGAGTGTCACCTCAGGCTTATGCATGTGCTCGCTAGTGAGCTTGTTAGCGGCACTCTCACTAATGACTACGCCATCTTCAAAGTTGTAGCCCTTATACGGGATATAGGCGACGCGTAGGTTTGCACCCAAAGCGAGGGTGCCACCTTTGCTAAAGTTGGTGTCCGCTACAGTATCACCCGCCTTGACCAGCTGCCCTACCTTGACAACCGGGGTTGAATGCAACATCGCTTTCGGATCGTTCAACGGGAAGTTATTGTAGAGTTGAACTTCATGGTCGCCGTCGCGGCCCTTGACAATGACAGCGTCATCTTTGACAGAGACGACTTTCCCGCTGACAGCAGTCTGGTGCCCAGATTGACGTCCCAGAATACCCTCGAATGTCTCAATGCCCTTTTGCCTTGAGCCGGTCCCCACCTGTACCAATGGGGCATCGCGATTCTTCAGTGAGATTGCCTGCTCAATATGCTGTCCAGCATACGTAGCGCGATTACCTGAGTTGTTGCCTAGGAATGGGATGAGGTTGGTAGTGATGCTGAACATCTGAGACGGATGACGCATCACATAATCAGCGTCCTTCATTGCACCTTCACCAGGCTCATTACCCTTGGTAGAGATCCTTACCTTAGTGGATTTGGCTTTCGGCTTGCCGGCCTTCCATTCAACTTGGTCTGGGAGCACTACAGCGGACTGCCCAAACTTGGTGGGGCCAACGAGTTCCACCTTGTTTGTCTTTAGGTTGTACAAAGGTATAGCTGGCTCTTTGCCTTGCTTCCTGAGTCCCATGGGTAGCCGCAGTACAACACCGGACTTTTCGCTGTTACCTAGCCACACCGGAACACTGCCTTGGCGTCGCGTCAAAAGTAGGCCACCAGGCACGGTGGCGCAGTAAACCATCCCGCTGTACTCCTGTGTGAAATAGTGACCCTTTCGTCGAAGTGCCGTACGCTCTACATGCCTCAGAAGTCGCACCTCGTGTATAGCAAGGTAACGTTCTTCGCGGTTATCTGGGTAGGTGGCAGTTCTAACTGAGTATCCCAGCGATATAGCCAGTCGCTCTACGTCCGCAGCCAGCCTCGAACTGGACGTGCAGTACACCTGCTGCTTATATGACTTGCCAGTCGCGCGGATACTGTTCACACGGCCATCGCCGAGCAACAGGCACTCAAGAAGCGCCTCCCTGACTTCAACCGCTTCCGAGAAAAAGTACTCGGGTATGTATTTGTCTTCTGAATATCCGAACTGCTTGGTGTAGTGGGCGAGTTGCTTCACACCAATCGCGTAACTTGTATTTTTTCCATCTCGACACCATTTCCACGGCAGCCGATTCAACAGCGCTTCAATGCGTGCACACTCTTCTGGATTGACGGCACCGCTTTGCGCAATGCGAACCAGGTAGGAAGCGGTCTCTTCTGTATAGGTCGTACACCCCTCAGAGATGTACCAGCCCATGAACTCAGCCCAATCGAGCATTGAGATCTTGTCAACATTTTGACTGGAGTTGTTACCAGCCACATGTGGGAGCTCAAAATACCCTAGGCTACACCCACTGAGTGGCAAGTGAGCTGCAGAGAAAGTCCTGTCCTTGCCATGGATGGAGTCCGCTCGACTCATCCTGAACTCAGAACATCCAGGAGCCGTATAAGGGCGCACATACATCCGATGATTGGGTGTAACCAGGTAGTTGATCTTCCCCGTTCGTGCTCCGTACATGGTGCCGGTAAAGTGTGATGCGTGGAGCTTGTCGGGCGTATGAAACGCTAGTCTCCCGTCGATACGGCAGGCCAATGCGTCTGCTGTCGTTACGTCGCGCCACAACTTCCAACCATGTTCCGTGTACACCTCGGTGATGTCGTCGTAGCACTCGGGGGTACGCACCGGGTCCAAATAACCCATGTGAGACGGGTTCACGAACTTAAGACCCACCATCTTGTCGACAGCATTCTGGCTCTGCACACCACCGGGCCCCATGACAGTGGTCTGCTGGGCTCCAGCAATCATCTCTACCGGGTTTACCTGTGACGCGATGTGTACTGCTGAGTTCTTTGTGAATGTCTGGAGGACCGGATCATTGAACATGTCAAACTTGACCAGGTCTCGTACATCCTTAGCCGAGAACATCTTGCGAACCACCTTGCCCCGGATGGAGCGCTGGCTCTCTCGGCTAGTAATCTTGTCGTAGGCATAATCTCCAACAGTCCTCAGGTCCTTATAGAGGAGGGAGTCACGATCGTCTTCAGGTGCACCGGCCTGGATAGCGAGCAGCTTTGCCGATGCGAGCCTCATGGCATCACCAGTAACGCTGGTGTACCCCTTGCCTAGTGTGGCTTTAGTGGCGTCAGGGCGCAGCGTGGAACCCTGCATCGTCTCGATGAGATACTCCTCAGCCTCTCTTTTGTCTTTGGGTGCCCGCTTTTTATCAACACGAAAAAACTTCTCGACGCCCGTGGCGACACCTTTAGCATCCTTGTTAGCAGCGAAAATGTCTGCTCCCCACGAATGCTTCAGTGCGTCATCATCCACACCCAGGGTCTTAAGTAATGGGTAAACCGGGATGGCCTTTGAGCCACCACGCTGCATCATGAACTGTTTGTTCTCAGGATTGAACACAATATCAAAGTTGCGTCGGTTGGTTACATTGAATACAGCCTCAAGCTCACCGTTGACCCTGCGCTTGGTGTAGATACCTGGCTTGAGCTGCCATTGATTGTCCGCCTGGTACTCAGACCCATTGATAATGTGACTACGCCTTCGGGTAACCCGTGGCACCTCTGCCATGCGTATTTTCTTCCGACTGATGACTTCCCCAGTTTTGTTGTCTCGGACTGACAGGTCCCCGAAAACAGTAGATGCCCACGTCTTGCCTTGAATCTTGGCCTGGTGCTGACCCTTGATATCGTCAGCGTGGAGGTCCCCTTCCTTCACTTCCAAGCCGTGCAGTTCAACTGTTTGTTGAGCCCCCTCAATGGGAAAGGAACCACGAATGCCCGCCAAGACGTTGTCTCGGAGGTCCTCGTAGGCAGCGGTGTGGTCTACGTGTGCCATATCAAGCCCTATTGTACCCCATGCAGCGCCCTAGATCAGTGAGCCAGCGCATGAAAGCAATCTCTGAATACGGGGATAATAACAGTAGACATGAGCAACGTAGGAGACGTATGGGTCCAAAAAATAAGTGTAGCAAAGATGAGCGAAGTTTTGAGAACTCCGGAGAGCAGTTCCAGAAGGACCTCAACGAGTTGTATGGCGAGCCCGAGGAAGGGCAGGACGAGGTCGCCAAGGATGAACAGCTAGGAGAATAAATGGTCCTCCTTCTATGTGCAGTCTCATTCTTCCAGGGCTTGCTCCTGTGGGCACAACACTGTGTAGCACGTGAGGGGCAGTAGGTGCTTGTCAATCCAAACAAGGTACGGCTAGCCACTATACCAGGGACACGGATCCTAGAAGAGAACTTTGGACTCCCCGGTTTTCAATGCTTGGACCTCAAGACCTTGGGTCGAGTGTGGACTCTGCAGTACCTGTGTGCGCCAATCCGCAGACGCCGATTGAACGGGGTGAGGGCCAAGTTCCTGGACAACAAGGGATTTGTTACATTCTGCAACCAGCGTGACCTAGAGGTCCTCATTGGCATTGCTAAACCTGGCAGCCCCTGTCATTGGGCCGGCACGGACTACCCCGACGTAGCTGACCCAGGATGGTTTGGATTCTGCGTCGATGAGGAGGACCTCGACGATGACCTACTGGACAGAGAACTCAGGCTCCGTGAGCACTACCCTGGGGTACTGCCCAGTAACCTGCAAGTCATACGGCGTGTTCACGACGGAGGCGTATCAGACAGAGAAGAAATGCACATGCTGCTAGCAGACATGGACAGATACACGGGCTATGGCCCGGACCCAAGACTCGAGACTATCAACGCCAGATGGGTGCGGGTAGAGAGGAACAACCTGCTATGGGAAACGGCCGACATCTAGGAGCACTTGACTTGGCAACCCCCGACTTCTCCTGTGTTACGTGCGGTGACACCATACAGTTCACGGAGGAAACCTATGTCGTCACCATAGTGATTGCCCATCTAACTGAGAAGGGGATGTTGTATTCGCCCCTGATCTTCGAAGACGGTGACTTCCTTTGGGAACCACAGTTTTTCTGTGAGAGTTGCTGGGACTGCTCCAAGGAGGAGCTAGCTGATTACAAGCGGGACGTCCCCTTGGTCGACGATGACCAATCAATCACTAACTGCAGCACATGCCATAGTGGGATTCGCACTGGTGAAGTTGTCGGCATAATCACAGCTGGTGAAGTCCGGCAGGCATCCCGATACCCCAACGGAGAGTATGGCGGAACCACCTTCAAATGCACCAGCCCTGATCCACACGTCTTGTGCATAAGCTGCATCAACATGCTGAACTCAGATGTCGTTGACGAGCTCTGGGATGAGCCCGTGAAGCAATACCATGAGTGTCCTGAGGGCACCGCGATTCGATGCTGGAGAAATGGCTGCCCTGCAGAAGAGGACAGCAACTGCGCCAACTGCGCCTACACCAAGACCGGGTAAAAATGACCAACGAGCAAGCAGCCATAGAGACAGAGATTCAAAAAGTAACCGGTGGGGCACTCATGCCCGACGCAACAAGTCACCTGGAAAACGTCATGCTGGCACTGCTAATGACGCCTATGAAAGACCCCCGCAGTGACTCTTGCCCAATGGGAATGCCCGGTATCCTCTGGGGACTGTCAGGCATTGGTAAATCGGCCATTATCAAACAGGCCGCTGCCAAGCTGGGCCTGCATGTAGAGGTGGTGTACCCGGGTACCCACGCGCCCGAGGACTTCAGCTCACTACCAGTAGTACTGGCGGACAAACTCATGTCAGCTTGCATGCTCACCCAGGTCACCATCTTGAATGACATGGGTGGCGGACTGCTGTTCCTTGATGAAGTGAGCTGTGCTGCCCCGGCGGTACAAGGAGCTATGCTCAGCATGGTGCTGGATAGGCGTGTAGGCGCTGTCAGGTTCCACCCCAACATACGAATATTGATGGCTGCTAACCCTCCGGAGTACTCAGCCGGAGGGTGGGGGCTTGAGGCACCCTTTGCCAACCGGTCTGCACACTTCTATGTGGGCAAGCCACCAGTTGATAAACTGATTAACTGGATTCTGTCTGAGGGATCTCAAGCTGTGAGGCCACTCAATGCCCCAACCGCGCGTCTCAAGGAAGAGTGGTCGGGGGTCTGGCCTCAGATAAAGGGGTCTTGGGTTGGCTTCGTGCGCGGGCACGACTCCATCCGCAATCAACAGCCCAAGCCGGACAATGCACAAGCTGGATACTGCTGGCCCTCTGACCGCAGCTGGGAGTTTGCATTCCGCTGTATGGCCACCGTGCGTTGCCTGGGCCTAGAATCCAACCTGGAGAACCTGATGATGGAAGCGTGCGTGGGTGAGGGCGCAGCCGCTGAGTACTTGGCTTGGGCCATCGAGGCTGACCTACCAGACCCCCGGGTCGTCCTTGCAGGGGGATGGTCGATCCCCAGGCAACTAGACCGGGTGCACGCCACCTATGCCTCAATCACCTCCTTGGTGATTGGGCTACCCGAGGGCCAAGAGCGGATGCAGCTGGCCACACAAGCGTGGCTTCGCCTCGCAGACCTGGGCAACGTAGGTCACTGGGACATTGTTGCCACGCACGCTTCAGCACTCATCACTGACGGGCTCGGGCCCTACGACAACCCCGTGTCCCCTGACCTCAAAAAGGCAGCAGAGGCTGTCATCTTGGAAACTGGGCGTAAGAAAAACCTAACTGCGCAATGGGCTACTTGATGGTGGACAACTCAACCAAATCCTATGAGACCCGCTGTCTCGAGGCCCTATCTCTAGCCAGAGCGTATATCCGCCGAGAAGCGCCATACTACTCCTCCATCATCTATGGCCTCATCCCCCACTTCCAGGAGGGGCTAGAGACACTCGGGGTCACAGCCGGCATGGTCATGCTCATCGACCCCGTGTGGTATGTGGACATGGTGAAAGAAACTGGTCACATCAAGACCATGGACAAGGATGAAGCCACCTACAAAATGCAAGCAGGTGTTCTTGTCCATGAAGCTGGCCACATCCTGAGGGGGATAGAGCGCCTGGACTCTTTGATCCAAGTAGGTGTACCAAAAGACATCGTCAATAAGGGGTTTGACATACCCATCAATGATGATGCCAAAGATAGCGGGTGGTTACTCCCTAACTGGGCAATATATTCCAGCACCTATGGGTTTCCTCCCAACCTTACTGGTGAACAGTACGTGGAGCTGCTCCTAAATATGAAGGAAGAGGCACCTAACAAATACAAGGCCATCTGTGAAAAGTTTGGTGGCAGCAGCGGTAAAGTCGGGGCAGGTAAATGCGGCAGCTGTGGCGGCAATGGTGACAGCAGCCTAGAAAGCAAAGTTGATGCTGAGATCGGTAGAACTGGAGCCGACAAACAGCGTATACGCAAAGAAGCAGTAGCACAGGCTCGAGAAGCTGCTGCCCAGGGCCGTGGCAAGGTTCCGGGCTTCCTCAAACAGCTGCTTGAAGACGACAACAGAAAATCTGTTGTCCCCTGGCGCTCACGCCTGCGCTCCGTTATTCGCAGGTGTTCAGGACGTGTCTTATCAGGGCGAGCAGACTTTTCATTGAGACGCCCATCCAAACGCTCCTATTCGAGGGGAATAGTTCGACCAGGCATGATCGATCGAAAACCAGAGATTATGCTTGTTCGAGATAGCTCTGGGTCCATGGGCCCAGACCAAATATTGTCAGTGAACGCTGAAATCAAGGGTATTCTTGGTCAGCTAGGCATCGAGGATGCCTGGTTCATTGACGCGGACGCGGCGGTAGCAATAACGCCTCGACGTATCCGCATGAGAGACATCCACTCGCTCCCTGTATACGGAGGTGGCGGTACCAGCTTCTGCCCTGCCATCGAACTTGCACAGACACTCAACCCTACCCCAGACATACTCATCTATCTCACGGATGGTGATGGAGCGGCCCCCAAGCATGCGCCCAAAAACATGAAGGTCATCTGGTGCATCATTCCCACAGGGTATGGACGCCGGCCTGCCTTGTGGGGAGACCTCGTCATAGTCAGTGATGACCAGGAGCTCCTGGCGCCCTATGAGATAGAACTCGATTAGAGCATGCAGAATGTGGGGCCCGCCTTTGGCGGGCCCCACTACTCGCTCTTTTTAACTTCAGATCGCTGCAGCTACACGACGGGCCGGAAGTACCTCAGGCTGTGGCCGCATATCCACCTGGGATACCGACTGGGTCAACGCCCCCTGTGAGCCTGCGGGTCCCTGCAGCTGCTGCAAAATCTGCTGAACCATTTGTGCGAGATCTGGACTCTGAGCTGCGAGGTTCTCAAGTGCAACTTGCTGCTGGTCTGGGGGTATCTCGGCCACCTGCTGGGCCAACTGCTGGGCCAACTGCTGTATGTCGACCCCCATCGCCTCCTGATTAGAGCCCTCAGCCGCTGCGGTCTCCTGCTGCAAACTCAGTGAACTCTGCATCTGCTGCATCGGATTAGGAGCGCCGGTCTCGCCTCCCCCAGGCTCACCCGGAGCTACCCCTGAGTTCTGCGCTTGTGCCATGACCTGCTGCGCCTTTACCTGTGCCTTTGACATGACAACCTGCGCCTCGCCCTGTACCTCAGCAAGTGCAAGCTGTTGCTTCCTCGTGGCCTCTAGACGCAAGTCAGTTTCCTGCATCATGATTCTATCTTCTTTCACCTGGTCCAGGTCAGCATCAGCTAGCAGTGTGCGGTCTGAGACCTTCTGCGCCTGGTTGAGCTGAAACAAGTAGGCTTTTCGCTGTATATCATCGGCCATCTTGAATGGCTTAAAACGGATAGTTGCCTCAGGCCACCCCATGTAGGCTGCCACCTGTTTCATGGTCCAGTTGGCCAGCTGCTTATGACGTAAGATGAACCCCAAGAACTGATTCTCAAGCATGCGCAAGGACACATTCGACCCTGAGTAACTCATGCCTCCCAGCAAGAACTCACGTGGCACCCCGAGACCTGACATGATGTGCTCTGACAGGGTCTGGATCTCTTGTGTTAGCAGGAGCGCCCGACCATCCCCACCAATGGTCTGGTTGCCAATAGGCAGAGGTAGTATAGGAATGTAATTTGAATTCGCAGAGGCCATCCCGTGAAGACAGAACGTTCCGTGCGCCTCGCCATCATCGAGGCGCACGCTAACTTCCGAGTCCTCCATCTGGAACCCGATAACTTCGTCAGTGTGGCTCTCTTCTATCTCTGAAATCCTGAACCAGAAGTAGCCATCGCGCTCTACCCCCATAGTAGGTTGAAGAACCCCATGGAACTCACGTCCTTCAAATAACGCCCGCATCTTCGTGTTACTACTTCCATACACCCCTACGGAGTGACAGCCATTGGACATACCGGTCTTGCCACATATGTCGTACTGATGTGGGGGTTTGTACGAGATCCCTGCTGGCACCCCCAGCGACAGCAGTAAACGTTGAATGCCACACGCCAGCTGTGGGCTAGCTACCCCAATGGAAGATTTATTGCTGGAACCATCATTGTGTGCGCACCCGTCACCGTCGAAGGCGCCCCGCAATAAGCTGGTCACTTGCGAGTCAGACGCCTCTAGCAGCCGCCGATGTATACGCTTGGTTGTTGCTGTCCCAGCGCACAAGGAGCTAAATACCTGTGCTGCAACCACGCTAGAAAACACGTGCTGGCAACCGTTGCCCCCCTTGTCACTTGTGAATCCAGAAGCGTCGAACACCTGGTCAAAGAACCTATACACTCGCTCGTAGAGTTCGTGCTCCTTCTTATTGGCTGCGAAAAGGACCTGCTTCCGTGAAACACTTCCCTCAGCCAAGTACAGCCCGAGGACCCACAGGAAGTCGTCAGTCAGACTCAGATACCTGGGCACCCGACGCAAGACCCTTCCTTCCCTGTAAGCCGCTTGAGCTGCCTTGTACTGGTTGACTGTCCAACCACGCTCCTTGAGCAACGATTCCCTGTCCTCTGGGGGCCCGCACTCCACGAGAAACTCGTAAGCACGTGGTGCTGCATCATCTACATGGTCCACGTAGCACCAGCTGTCTGTGCAAGCTCTGTCAGTGTGCTGGGCTAGATCAAGTACATCCCAGGGAGTTCTCTCTCGGCGCAGTGGGTAACCAATGTAGTCGCCCTCAGAAAGGTCTTTCGCTCTGATGTACCCAGCCTCCCCGAGTTTATGGCCGTTTCCATTGTTGAGTTTCTTGGCCGCCAAAAACGGGTGTCCCTCAGACACAACAGGGATGACACCCCCGAGTCCGCGAGCCCTAATAGAATAGGCCTTCTCGCCTGCCCTAAGGGGCCGCTTCCATACCTTCTTGACGCGGCTGTAGCCACCTAAATGATCGCGGAGTAAGTCCCCCTCCGTAATAGCCTCTGCAGCGGCAACACCATCAGGGGTCTCCACCAATGTGTCTGGAGATACGCAGTCCTGTCTCCAACGGGCAATCTCAGCACCGACGTGGTCACGCCAATCAGTCAGGTTGACTGTCGTATAAGGATCCGAGCTCCCGGAACCAGCCTGTGGAAACAGCACACGCAGCGGAACAATATGCTCAAGTAGAATTGCCTCTTGGGCCTTCTTCATAATCTGCATGTAGAAGGTGTCCTTCAGCACAGGCAGTATGATGGGCGTGCCCCACCCGCGGTCCTGCTGTGCGAGTGTCGGTCGCTTCATATGGAAGAAGTTATCCTTTGAAAAAACAACTCCCTTACGCTCCCGCATAGCTTGGATGAAAACCTGCGGTACCGACTCCACTACGTCCTTCTTGCCGATGACCACGTCATTCCGTACTGTCGGAGGAATCGTATAGAAGTAGGTACTCTGGCCAGTCACATCATTGTATGTGACTTCAACATGCTCACAGTTCCACCGGATAGTGTTGATGGCGTTCGCGTCACGATAGTAGAAGTCTGTCGCTTCAGCCTCTGACACGTTGCCACACTTAGGGCAGTTCAGTCTGAAGTTCAGATTGGTGAACGTCCAGTACTGCCGGATCTTGTCGGCACGCTCAGTGAGACGGCAGTGCTGACACTTGAGATATTTGTGAAACGGAAATCCCAGGCTAACCATGGCATTACCATATGTGTGGTAGTCAAGGCCACACTCAATCTGGAATGGACGAAACCGAAGATGTTCGCGGAAGTAGGTCTCCCACCGCTCCTTCACGTCAGCGTTTTCGTGCTCAACCGAGATGTCTGTAATCGGATACTCACTGAGCTTGAACACCGTCGCATTGATGAGGGGGTTCGTCAGGAAGTAGTACCGACACCAACGAAACAGCTGCTTGACAGTGGCTGGTAGGTAGGTATGTGCAACATCAAAAAAGGGACTTGGGTAACTAACACCCTGTGTTATGCCCCCCTGTATGCGCCCTTGTGTCGATAAGCGCGTTGTACCAAGACCTGCTCCAGAGCCCTGCCCACCTAGTCCAAAGCTCATTGGGCACTCCCACCAAGACCAGAGGCCCTGTCACTAATGATGCGGTCTCCTGGCTCTGCCTCACCCCCAGCGGGATCTAGTGTAGATGGAGCCATCGTGTTCTTTGCTTTGACCGGCCGCTTGTCGAACAGTGAGCCAACATGCTTGCCGCTACCACTAAGGACCGTCTGGGCTGCCACCTGCCCTGCGATGGGGACAGGCCCCATCATATACGCCATCTCACCAAGACGGGTCCCAGCTCGGGAGAACCGGCCAGCCTCGCCAGGCTTACTCTCACGCATAACCTCACTACCAGCGCCCACCGTGGGAAAGCCCAGCATCAAACCACGACCCGCTGGACCCATGCTGTCCCACTGCTCTTTAAAGCCCGACTTCATGGTGCTACCGACGCCGTGTGTCTTCAGAGCTTTCACGTACCCAGGCAAGCTGGTGAGCCCCATACTCTCTGCCTTCTGTGCAGACGCATGCGCTCTCTGGGCAGACACAAGCTCCTTGTGACCGGCAGCCACGGCTCGAGTGTGTACCTTCTCGGGTGTCCGCCGTAGAACCTTATCTGTGAATCTTGGGGACGCACCCGCACTACCTGGCGCCACCGCTGCCCTGGCCTTGCCAAGGCGCTGAGTAGCCTCGTAGGCACCGCCTCGAATAGACTGAATACCAGCTTTGGGGGTCCAGCCCGTAAGAGCATGTACCTGCCTCTTGCCAAACCTACCAAGGGTCCCAGGTATTGCCCTAGCCACACCTGCCATGCCAGCGATCTTCTCGAGCTCGGCATTGAAGCCCTGCATGATGTGTTCGATGTTATCCATTGAGCACCAGGGACAGCTGGCTCTGCAGGCGGTCCCTATCAGCCAACAAGAAGTTGTAGGCGTCCAGCATGCGCCGTAGCTGCTCATCCACGATAGTATCCTTTGTAGGAGCTTTCCCTACTCGGCGTACCCTAGCCCACTTCTCGCGCACAGAGGCACAATCGATAAGGTCATGGTCAGGGCTTATATCGATGAAGTCTAACGGAGCAGGCGGACAAAAGATACCGTCAAACCTGCAGGCAGCTTCCATGAACGCCCTAACCTCACCAGACCACACAACATCAGCACGTACCTTAGCTGCGGTACTCAATGCCACCAAAATCTGGGCAGTAGATGGAACCTGCATGATCTGAAAGTTGGGGAACATGTTGTTGAGGGGTTGCAAACACCAGTTGAACACTTCCCACTGTGTCCAGAAGTTATCATTGTAGTGGAGCGTCTTCATGGCCTGAATCTTGTCTAGGTTCAGGTCGCTAACATCTGTCGTGTGGAAGTCCTGGGGAATACGCCACACCAGTGTCTCGGGCTCCCATTGCATCCAGTCAGCCCCATACTTTCTGAGCAACGCTAGGTCCAGCACCACTGGGTGTGCCTCAGGCTGTTGGAACAGGTTGATGGAAGTGACCTTGGCCGTCTTTACCCCACGCCCCCCACTCACCGGAGCATCTGAATCAGTAACGTCGGAGAGGTGGGCCTCATCCTTCCTAATCTTCTCGAGGACCCTCTTGAAGTTTGACTCGAGGTCCACGTCAGCCATGGCTACCTCAGTGGATTTGGGACGGTTCGTTGGCTAGACGGCTGATGACCATCTTCTGATCAGCCGGTAGCGATTTGAACAAAGCTGCGGGGTCCTTTCTGAAGTCGTCCGCGAAGTCTGCACCGAAGTAGTCTTGGATCTCCTTAGACTGAGACCCAGCAAGCTGCGTCAACTGCTTGCCTGTGACAAGATCATTGCCGGTGACGTACGACATATTCTCGTCCTCCTCGGCCTCCTTACCGAAGGTGGAAAGGTAGGGGTCCATCAAAGCTGAACCATAGTGCTCGTCCAGCCCGGCCATCTTGTCGAACTCGCCCAACGTCACAGCGAAATCTTCAGGATCCATCGATGTACGAACATCCGCCAGCTTGCCCAGCACAGCCAAATGATCGTCAGCGAGGAGCAACCTGCGAGTTCCAAAGGCAATCTCAAGCTCCGACTCCGGAGCGTAGCCATCTGATCCATATTTCCGTACTTCCTCTGACACATCAATGCCCAGCATCGATGCACGCTTTGTCAGGTTCACACAAAACTCGCGCCGGTGCTCAGGAGTAAAGGAGCCACGGTATTCATCGAAGTAGGCAGAAGCACACTTTACCTGGTCGTACCCATCCAATGGGTAGCGACCAATGCTGGGCATAGCCAGGTACTGCGCTTGCTTCTCCTTGATAAGCTTGGGCGGTTCCTGTTGGCTGATGTCCACCCGGGGACTCACAGGCTGGGCTTGCGGGTTCTTGGCTGGCTGCTCCCCAGTGACCCCATCCTCATCTACCAAGCTCCCAGCCCCAAATGCCTCAGCGAGCTTATCCATAGCCGCACCGGTCTTAGGGATCGTGGTCTTGGACCCTTTGTCTGGGCCCTTGGGCAACGTTGAGCTAGGTAGGATATCACCCGCCTCAGCTTCCTTGTTCTCGTACTTGCCCCAGTATTGCTGCCGCGTGTAGACGCTGTCACTCATTAGAACATCCCCATCTGCGCTTTGCGCTGCTTAACCTGTGCAGGGGTCAGTACAGCTCCCCGTGCCCCCTTAGTAGCCGCAAGGCTACCCTTGGCCTCCCGGGCATACTGCGGGATGGTCAAGGCACCCATCGCAGCACCCATGAGACCAAGAGCCACCTTATCCAAACCGGCTTTTTCGCAACAGTCCCCATGGGTAGGAAACTTCTGAGGACGGTCTGGTGCCTTGTCCAGATTCGTTTTCTGTTTATGGAGGTCGAGGGACACCTTCAGAAGGTCCGGGGCAACAAGGCCATACCAACCACAGGCAGCCGTCAAGTTTTGTGCAGCTACCTTTTGAGCTTCCTCTGGTAACTTGTGTGCGGTCTTCAAGAAGTACATCACAGACAAGGCTGTGTTACCTGCATCAACAGTAGCAAACTTTTTCATCACCTGGTCACCATTGACCAGCACAAGCGCATAGGCATCATCAGGAAGGGCACTGTGCTCCTCTACTGTTAATGCGTGTGCACTCTTCTCAAGCTCGGACAAGTCCACGGGTCCAGGGAAGATTTCCTGAAGAATGGACCCATCGGTGTCATCATAGACATCTAAAACTAGCCCACTCAGCTTCTCCATCATGCCTCCGGGGAATCGTACCCACACCAGTATACAACTGCAAGGACTGGTTGGGGAACGTGATAAGGAACTGGGAAAAGATGACGCCACGAAAAGGACAATATGAATGCACAGACGCAACAACCAGAGTGCTTTGGTTCACATCTCTGGTCTGCCACTGATCCGCAGTGTGTGGGAGGAACAGATCCAGGATACGTACACCCTGTAACAAAGACTCGGAACAGGGAAAAATGCCGGTGGTACCAAAGCTGTGCATCAGTAAGCTCACAAAGCAGATTCAAGCCTGCACAGGTGATACCTCCACAGAACCTGTATAGGCCTAGACCAAACCCAACTGTTTTTCAGCCGGCGATACAACCGCCTCCGCGGCCAGTGGCTCCTCACCCTTACCTATCCGAAAAGCCACCGCTGCAGCAAGCCCCAACAATGCAGCATTATGGGCAACCACAGCATTATGGACAGCAGCTACCTCAGCAGTTCCATGGTGCGACCGCACCCACATATGTAGCACAGTATGGTCCAACCAACGTGCCAATGCAGGTGCAGCAACCGGGCGCCCAGATGCCGTCGTATCTGACGATGCCAGAACCCATCGATCATGAGGAAGGGACTGCAAAGGCGCTGGGAAGAACATTGATTAGATCTGCCGCCAAGGCTATTGGCCATTCAGTTTCATCCTTCTTCGACCATGTCCCGTTGAAACCCCACAAGCCGCCACAGCCATGAGGCTAGTACAAAGAGACCCAAACACTGCCTATGTCTCGAACTGGCTCTGGGTCCCTAAGGTGTTCACGAACGTAGAGAGTGTGCGCAACGCTCTCTCGTTCGAGTTCCCTGACAACTACAATGAGAAGAAGACCCGACTGGTCTACCTCTGGAAGGAAACTGATCACCACATCCTTGTACCCCGACACTTTTGGCGTACCACTGACATTCCGTACCGTGTGGTTGACCTGCGGCCACAGCAGTATGAGAAAACGGGTATAACCAGCTCTATCAAGCTGGATCATCGTATGCGTAATGGTGTCCTCACGCCAGACGGTAACGACGTGCAGCAACGCTCACTGCAAGCACTGTTGTCAGAGCCTGGGGGTACGCTGCAGCTGGCATGTGGGCTCGGAAAAACTGTAGTTGCACTGGAGCTTGTCACCCGGTTACAGGTGCCCACCCTGATTGCACTACCTGACACGTCACTGCTGGAGCAATGGTCCGTAGACATCGACACGCTGCTAGATGTTCCAGGTGGCGTTGGCCTCATCCAAGGGGCCAAGAATGACTGGCAGAAATCAGTTGTTCTAACCACGTATCACACGATTGGTGCCAGAGCCCAAGATCTGCCTGAGGCTGTTCGTCGATGGTTTGGTCTCATCATCTGGGATGAGGGGCATCATGTGCCTGCGCCCACCTTTGCAGCTAGTGCCGAAGCCTTCTATGGCAAACGTGTCTCCCTAACAGCCACTCCGGAACGAGACGACGGGCATCACATTATCAACCAGTACCACATAGGTCCTGTCGTCTATAAAGATCTGACGCCTGTGCAGAAGCCTAGGATCTTTTTCAAATGGACCGGGCTAGAGATTGATGAGTCACGGCCTGACGCCGACGTCCGTGATAAAAATGGTGAAATACACGGCTCCAAAGTCTCTTCCTACAACGCACGGTGGGCCGAGCGTAGGGCTGACATACTGAATGATGCAGCCTATGCCGTTCAGTGTGGTCGTAAAGTGCTAGTACTCTCTAGTTCTGAGGCAGAGATTGCCAACATGGCTGCAATGTGGTCATCGGGGGACATAGGACTTCAGCCCAAGGTTCCACTTTACACAGATATCCCACAGCCCGCTCCAATGGACGTCGGGGAAACCCTCCTACCCGCCGACATCACGGTGAGTGAGCTCAGGGTCCATATCAGGCAGTCTATAGCTCTCAGAAAAAAGGTACGTGAACTAGCTTCATGTAGTACCGGCTACGCCACGGCATATGACGCACTTGCCGTGGCTACCCGTAAACTCAATATGAACACGGATACCAGGCCCACAGCAGTACGCAAACTGACGAAGGACGTGGAACTCCGGTCAGAAAAGCTACACCAGTTTGTGCTTTCTACCCTCGTGCAAGAACTACACTACATGCCGGATGACGACGCTGGGACAGCCAGCGCGCTCTGTGGTACTGAGCAAACTTTGGGACAGTACGCAGTACACAAAAAGCTCGTGGCCGAACTAGATAAGCGCCAAAAAGCATACGTGAAAAAGCTGTACCAGTCGCTCACCAACTGCGGAATGATGGTCTTCAAGGTGCCTGCTAAAGAGCGCAAGCGTTTATTTGACACCACACCTATCACTTTTGCTATTACGAAGTATGGCAAAGAGGGCCTGAACTCTGAAGCGCTGGATACCATCTTGGTATCCAGCGTCTTCTCGAGCCGTAATGGGTTGCAACAGCTAAACGGCCGTAACACCCGCGACTTCGTCGGTAAGAAGTCCCCCGTCACTGTCTTCTATGAAGACAACATCGGACACGTCATTGGGATGTGCCGGAAGCTAAAAAAGCACTTGAGAGAATGGGACCACAGTGAGGGTGGGCCCTACGACTTTGAACAAATCGGACACCCCAATACGTTACACAGGAGCGGGACATGGCAGAGCAACCTACAGAGGATCTTTGGTCAGTAGCACTATGCTCTGGCAAGTACTTTCTGGGCATCAGACGAGCGGGCAATAGTTGCCAAGATCACATCCACATGGAGCCCTGCTACGAGGTCACATCTCAACTCATCCCTGTTGGGCGTGACAGCAACGGCGCACCCATCATAAGCAAGAACATCAGTGCTGAGCCAATCCTCGTCAGCTTCAGCGGCTCCCCACTGGTCATGAAGGCTGATCTACTAGTGCGTGGAGAGGAGATGAAAAAGGAGGACCAGGCACGTTATAAGAGGCTAGCAGACACTGCTGCCATGATGTGCAGGGAGGCTCGAGCTGCAGAGGCAAACATCCTACTACCAAAGGGAGGAAAGTTTGGCTGACTTCAGAAACACTCTACAAGCGGTCAGGGATACCTGGAATGAGTGTACCAACTGTGAGCTAGGGGTCCGCCGAAAGAGCGTCGGTGGATCCTTCATATTTGGGGAGGGGGCTCCTCGCGGCATTATGTTCATCGGAGGAGGGCCCGGAGAACACGATGAAGTTGAGGGTCGACCATTCATTGGCAAGTCGGGGATTATCCTACGGCAGGTCATTGAGAAGCTGAACCTAAATGGTTGCTGCTACATCACCAACGTGGTGGCTTGCCGCTCCTGTAGCCAAGCGTATAACGGTGAAGGTCAACCCGTTATGCGATATGACCGTGCAACGAAGACACGCGTACCGTTCATCAAAGATGATGCGCCACAACCCCTGCAGATAGCAGCCTGCCTACCCCGGCTATATGAAGAGATCTACCTCGTAGACCCTGTGCTTATCGTGACACTAGGCCCTGATGCAGCCAAAGCCATCATCTCCGAAAGGTCATTTAGTATCACAAGCGAGCGGGGCAAAACAAGAGAGATTAACATTCCGGGTGCGTGGCGTACACCATCGCTGACAGACAAGAAAAAGATGTGGCTCAGACGGGTCCGTGGGCAGGACATCATGCCCACAACACAACGTCGCGTACGCTACCTCATGCTGCCCACGCTGCATCCTGCCTATGTGCTGCAGAGGCAGGCAGACCAAAGCTACAAGAACCCGTTGGATGTATTCCTGCAGGACATGAAGCTGGCAGCTAGGATCTATGATGACTACCTAAACAAGTCGTTTGATGTAGTAAGCGGAGAACGAGAAGTCACGATCAACGATCTTGCGGAGATGAACAATGCCTAAAAACCCCATGGACCCAAACGATATCCCTGAAGTGGCGGCTTACGTGGAGTCCAAAGAGATGTTGGAAGCCTTCCGAAAAAACCACGCACAAGTCTTCTCTTCATACGAGCAACTGGTGGCAGACCTAAATCAGAAGATGGAGGCAGCCGACAAGGTAGTACGAGCTCAAGGCATCTCGTGTGCTGACTGGGACCTCTACCAAACCCAAACCAAAATCGATGCCGAAGCCCTGTTCAATGCACTTGGCATGGACCTGTTCCTACAAGTGGGAGGGAAGACGGGCAGCAAGACCACATACAGTGTGGATAAAGCCACGGTTCAAGCTGCTGCAGCCCGAGGGGACATCCCCAAGGCGGTTGTGGACGGCGTGGTCAAAGAGTCCCCGCGGTATCATGCCCCCACACCGCTGTCATGAACTACAAGATGGAAGTTAAACGAGGAGGTATCATGGAGCAGCAACAAGGTGGAACTCTGCCTGACGACCCAGTATGGAACATGGGTATCACAGCGCAGGGAGGACCCAAGTCCACCGTCGAAGCTCGTGTCACCCACTGGGGAGACCACGTAAGCCTCAGCTTCTCAGTTACACTCGAGTGCCCACAAACTGAGGCATACCTGCGGGCAGCAGGGGAGCACGCATCCAGAGTGGCTACTAGCTTCGTTAACGAGCTGGCCAGCCGCTTTGACAAAAACATGCCGTTACTCCCGACAGGAGAGTGAAATGGCCGCAACTGGATCCATCCTATTCGACGGGATCGCCATCACCACCATTGAGGCAGACCTACTGAAGAAATCCCTTACAGCTCGCGCCGCATTTGTAAACACACGCAAAGGCACCACGCACGGCTGGACCGAGGGTACCGGAACCATTTGGTCTGAGGAGACCAAGCAGCTTATGTCTGGTCTGGTAACCTCGATGGAGAGGGATTTGGGAAACCTGCACTTCACCTCAGTGCACAGCCCTTCTGCTACGCCATCGGGGACCCCAGCAGGCCCTGCCGGGCTTGGTGAACACCTTAATGGCAAGGATGCTCCATCCGTCTGACACTAGGGGAAGGGTAGCTAAACCCAGCATACCCTTCCCCTAGTGGGTGTCTTGATTGTCGTTGACGTTCCGCGGGCTCACCTGCAACATCGTCAACCACGTAGCTGCTCGAGAGGCTGACCTGCAGTGATAAGGCCAGAGCAGCAACGTCGTGTCCTGAGAGGAGCCTATGGCAAACAGAGAGATGCAGCTTGTCTCCCGAGTCATCCACACGGGAGAGTTAAGCCAGACTATTGATTGGGGGATCACAGCCGAAGACTTCCTCACCAACGAGGGGCGAGCCATGTTCAATCACATGGTTGGCTACTACACACAAGTTGAGTCATCGGGGTCAGTCATTGGCCCACAAGCTATGGCTCAGTTCTACCCCAACTTCCTACGCTGTGATGACCCGTCCATGACATTGTCGGCTTTGTGCATGGAGGTACGCAAACAACGACTGAGCATAGAGGGGCAAAACAAGATGGCCGCAGCACACCAGCTGATGGCTATAGACCCCATTGCTGGGCTCAACCATCTAAACATGGTTACCACTGAGCTCAACGGGATTGGGTTTGGGAAAAACAACGACCGGATGCTTGGAGCTGCCTTCAACGACATCCGGTCCACCTACCACTTGCGGAAAGCGGGCTTGGAGGTCTCATGGGGTATCTGGCCTTGGCAGGCCCTGCAGGAGGCAACTCAGGGTCTACAGGTAGATGACTTCATATGCTTCTATGGCAGGCCGAAGAGCATGAAGTCATGGATCCTCGCGTATTTCGTAGCCTTCCTTTTCAACAATGGGCGACGCGTCCTCATCTACACCAAGGAGATGTCACAAGACAACATCTTCCAACGCGTCATCTCTTGTATTGCTGAGATCAACTACCAGATGTTCCGAGCAGGGCACCTGACTCCTGAAGAAGAGTTCGCGTTTGAGTCGGTGGGCAGGTACATCCATGCCATGCAGGCGAATGACCAGATCATATGCCTATCTGGTCGCGATGCACCCAAGGGCGGGGACACTGTTCCCTGGTTACGTGCCAAGATTGAGAAGTATCAACCAGACCTATTCGCCATCGATGGCATGTACCTGATGAGCGACGTGAACGGTGCAAAGAAGGACCACGAGCGTGTACGTAACATCTCAAGGGATGTTCGCCAAATGATCTTGGACACACAGACCCCGGGTATCGTCACGCTGCAGGCTAACAGGTCAGCAGCCAAAAATGATGAGGCCAACCTGGATGAAGTGGCCTTCAGCGATGGTCCTGGGATGGACTGCACAGCCATGATCCGTGTCATCAATGAAAAGGGTACCCCAACCATCCAGCTGGTAGTTGGTGGTTCACGTGAATGGCAACTCAATGGCATTCGTATCAACGGGGTTCCATCCACCGATTTCACATTTCATAGCCTCTTGACATCCAAAGAGATTGACAGGGCCAAGGAGCACGACGCATCATCAGATGACAACCCGGCAGCGCACGCAGTCACACGTAAGAAGGGCACAACAGAGGCTGCTGCTCTACGCACCGTGAATCAGCGGATGGCCGGCATGTGATGGGTGTCGTAGAGGACATCCACTTCATTGCAGATCAGTTCCTACATAAGGTAAGAAAGTCAGGGCCTGAAAACATCATGGCACTCTGTCCTTTCCATGTGAAAACAGATGGGACAGAAGAGAAACGACCCTCCTTTGCCATGTCACTTACCAGCGGTCTGTGGTTCTGCCACTCATGCCAATCGAGTGGAAACCTTTACACGTTCCTCCGGGACATCGGACTTACAAGTCATCAGATTGAGTTCAAGTTCCGGATGACAATCGACGCGGCGGCGCGCAACTCGCCTCCGCCCATGAACCCCCTGGATGTCCCCGTCATCTCTAACAACCCCATTGAAGAGGGGCTACTAGGGATCTTTGATGCTTGCCCACTAGGCCTAGTGCGCGATGGGTTCTCAGAAGAGACACTGAGGCACTTTGGTATAGGGTTTGATGAGCACCACATGCGCGTCACTTACCCACTGCGAGACCTAGCTGGGAAGTTGGTGGGCGTCAGTGGTAGATCGATGAATGACTATTGGCCAAAATACAAGATCTATGACAAAGAGTACGTGACCTGGGGTTTGCCTGCCCGCATTGGTTGGGATAAGCGTACCTGCCTTTGGAATGCCAACGAGGTGTACCCCCAACTCCTCTTTCAGAACAACCCGAGCTACATCGTCGTGGTTGAGGGTTTCAAAGCCTGCATGTGGCTTTGGCAATGCGGGATAAAGAACGTGGTGGCCCTCATTGGGACGTACCTATCACCTGAGCACAAGTGGATACTTGAAAGGCTTGGTGCCCCAGTATACCTATTCTTGGACAACAACGACCCTGGCCAGATGGGGACAATGAAGGCCATAGGCAAGCTACGACAAAGTCTACAAGTGCGAGTCATCAACTACCCGGAACGACTCATCGATGAAGAGGATGCCCAACCAGACAGCCTCACCAAGGAAGAAGTAGTGCAGCAGTGGCACGGTGCAGTCTCGTACTGTACACAGTTGGACACATAGAGCTGCTAATGCAAGCAGGAGAACAGCAATGTCATTCGGAAAAAACCAAGCAAACGTAGCAGGTATCCCGGTATACGGGGGCACCACCACACAGAGAGCGGCCAATGCAGGTCGGACACGCAAAAGGAACTACGGGAACAAACGACCCTACTGGGCAGACACGCTACAACTCAGTGAGACTGTACCCTCAGTCATTCGACTCGTACCCGGTGAGTATGAGATGTCACATGTTGATGAGCATGACCAACTCATCACTGAGGTCCTTCCCTGGTACCAGTTCATCGAGCACTATAGTGGTACCCACAAGCGTGGGGCTATCTGCTCTGGTGGCCCCTGGTTCTTTCGTAAGGACAAGCGGGATGAGTGCGAGGGATGCAACAAGCGTGACGAGGAGGGCTATGTCAAGGGCAAGCGGCCCGCCATGTCCCGCTCTGACAAGTACGCATTCACGGCCATCGACCAGGGGCTCTTCCACAAGGTCCCTCAAGTTGACAGGGAATCTGGGCAAGTCCGAACAAACCCAAAAACCCATGAATCGTACACAGAGTGGGTGAAATGCTCGGGGCGCGCATGCCAGGGGTGCCAGACGGCCTTGGAGCACCGCTACGGGTACCTACAGCCTTGGATCATGGCGAAGACACACTTCAATGCTCTCAACGCTATGGCACCTGCTATCGGTACTTGCTGCGCCACCTGCAGCGGTAGAAGCACCATACAACCCGTGTCCTGGCACTGCGGCAACCCCGAGTGTGCCACTATGATTTTCGACATGCGCACATCAACTGCCACCGACGAGCAGATTGCTCAGGTGGTGAATGCCCCCTATGCATGCCGAGCTTGCCAGCAAACGTACTACCCCAGCGAGCAGATTGTTTGTGCCAACTGTACACCCAACGGATGGCAGCCAGTTCGGGCAACGATCTTCGATGTGGACATGCATGTACAGACACCCCGCACTGGGGAAAACAACTCTACGGTACTGCAGGTTGTAGGGATGTCTGACCCTAAGCCGCTCGATCAGCAGTTCCAGGACCTACTGCAGTACAAGCCAAACCTGTCCCAACGATTTACTGCAGACTCACTCGAGACACAGCGCCAGCTTTGGCACATTTCCAGTAACCTGCAGCAGGGTAACCAGCCACAGCAAGGTGGGTACTCACAACAACCTGCCCCGGGGCCGGCCACGTACGCCCAGCCATACAACAACATGCCGGTACAGCAACCAATGCCTGTACAGAGTGCGGCACCACTGATGCCAGCACCTCAAGCCCCACAGCCACACCAGCAGCCGATGCCTGTACCCCCCCAGGTTCCCCAACAAGCTGCCCCGCAGCCTATGCCGTTGGCACAGCCACCGATAGCTCCACAAGGGGGCTATATGCCCCCCCACGGTGGGCGGCAGTAACACAGCCTAGCAAGGCGGGTCCACTCCGGTGGACCCGCCTTGTTGCTTTAGGAGCCCCATGACCCAGTGGAATATCGAAGCACCCACGACTGAGTACTACGACCATAACTCTCCAGGACTCGATGCCGTCATACGAGAGGTGATAGCAACCCCCGAGGTGGCCATTGACACTGAGACTACGGGTCTAGTTGTCTGGAAGGACGTTCCCCTGTACTGGTCTCTCGCATGGGGCACCCGGCGCATGACACTCAACGTGTCCGTCCTCCATCATTTTGCTGAGGCATTCGCGGACCCTAGCAAGAGGTGGCTCTTTGCCAACGCCAAATATGACAAGCACATCCTAGCCAACGTCAACTCGCAGATAGCAGGCAAGTTGGTGGACACCCAGGTGCAGCACGCCCTCCTCTATGAGGAGCAGTCACACCGCCTGAAGGACATGAACCAGCACCTGTTCGGCTGGAAGTGGCAGGATTTTCAAGACACGTTCGGGAAGATCACCAAGGCTTTTAGTCCCACAGACCTCATCCGTACAGCAGAGGCGAACAACTTCCCACTTCTATGTGAGTACGCGGCCAATGATGCGTGGGGCACCCTACAGATCTACCAGGAGCTCCGAACGCAGCTACAACGAGCCCCTACCCATAGCCTCTTCCGTGACCACCCATTGAACATTCAGACCTTGTGGGACCTCTTTGACAGAGTGGAAGTGCCGTATACCTCAGCTCTCTGGGCCACCGAGCGCCGTGGTGTCCGGGTGGATTTAGGTTATCTGGAGTCCATTGCTCCCACTGCTATCGCGGAAATCGAGGAACTCGAGCGTGCCATCTGTAAAGAGGCTGGCAAGGTCATAAACCCCAAGAGCACCAAGCAGCTTCGTGAGTACTTCTTCGACAAGCTGCAGGTAACGCCCAGGAAGATGTCGAAAGGTGGGGCCACGGGGGTGCGTAATCCATCTGTGGATGAGTCATTTCTACAGCACTATTCGGACCAGATCCCCATGGCTAAGATGCTCCTGCGCCACCGTGGGTTATCCAAGCTGCATGGCACATACATCGTAGGGCTACGTGATCGTGTTGACCCCTATGGGCGTATTCACACACGGTTTAACCAAGACGTAGCCCGCTGTCTCCCAGCCGGCGAGCTCGTTCTTACCTCGCGCGGTTACCTCCCAGTGGAAGAGGTCCGAGTCAACGATCTTGTCATCACACACACCGGCCGGAAGCGCCGTGTAGTTGAGACCTCGAAGCACAAGCCGACTCCAATACTTAAAATCACTCTGGAAAACGGGTTGCAGCTCAGGACAAATGGACATCATCCCTACCTTACTAGGTTTCTGCACAGTCAGGGTTGGGTCCCTGCTAACGAGCTAAAAATAGGAAATGTACTGTTCACCCACTCTAGCCCAGAGACGTGGAGGGAAGTACCAAAACACGCTAACTATGAAGTGTCCTCTTGGGGCCGAGTCCGTAAGAAAGCCACGGGCGCCCTTCTAGCTCTTCAAAAGAAGGATAAATGGGGTCACCTGAAAGTGACGCTTACCGGTCCATCTCGAAAGAGCTATGGGGTTCATGCTCTAGTTGCCCGTGCCTTCCTTCCCGACCCAGAGGCTGGCAAAGAGGTCAGGCACAAGAACGGGATTGCCTGGGACAACACCGTGGACAACTTGGTGTATGGTAGCTCTAAGGACAACACGGCTGACTCACGTGCACACGGCACGCTCAACGGGGCTCCGAAGCTAACCAAGGAGCAGGTCCAAGAGATTCTTGCAGTTGAGCGCCGTGGTCAGCCGCCGAGCAGTACCTCCAAACTCACGTACGATGTCGCCCAAATAATCCGTGAGAAGTATGCATTGGGCAGCACGGGACGTGCTGAGCTTGCCCGTACATACCAGGTCTCTTTTCAAGCTATCGATAACATTGTGAAGGACTTGACTTGGACTAAGCCGGTCAGTGGTGTCTCCGCTTCCGAGTTGTCTGAGAAGTACGGCGTTAGTGAAGCTGCCATTCGGGACATCTGGGCCAAGCGCAGATGGGACAGGGACCTCAGTAGAGAGCCCACGGCCATCTTTGGTACGTCGTTCATAACCGAGATTCAGTATGAGTACGACAGGGTTACCTATGGCCTCACAATCGATGAGGACGAGTCGCACGTAACAGGCGGCATCGTGACGCACAATACTGGCCGCTTATCTAGCAGCGATCCAAATTGCCAAAATATACCGAAACCCGAAAATGATAAGTGGGGGCTACGTGGGGCTTTCATAGCTGATGAAGGTAACCGGCTGAGTGTGATCGACTATGAACAGTTGGAGATGCGCCTATTAGCCGCTGCGTCCGGTGAACCCGGAATGATTGAGGTCATCAACAAGGGCTGGGACATCCACATGGGCAACGCCTCCATGATCTTTGGAATGCCCTATGAAGAAATCAAGGCCGCCAAAAAAACACCAGAGGACCAGCACACTGCGCGTCAGCGTGAGTGCCTGGCAGCACGTGCAGCCTCCAAGGATATAGGCTTTGGCATCATCTACGGCATGGGCCCTGACAAACTGGCTAGTCGGCTAGGCATCACGCGCGCTGAAGCAGAAGCTAAGATCAAGCAGTTCAAAAAGGCTTATCCGGCTGTCGACGCGTTCACCAGAGAAGCGGTCGCTGAAACTGAGCAGACTGGGTACGCGTTCACTATCCTCGGCCGCCGACGCAATGTACCGGAGATCGCAAGCTACCGCCGTGATGAACGTATGAAGGGTGAGCGCATCGCAACTAACTGCGTTGACATGGAGACGGAAGCGCTGACCACACGCGGATGGTTACACGGTGATACTGTTACAAGAAAAGACAAGCTGCTGGCGTTCGATATGGTGAAAGGAACACTGCAATGGGAGTACCCAACAGACATAAAGCTATTCCCCGAGTATGCTGGGCCAATCGTCTCCATCGAGAGCAAAACGTTCAGTGCGCTGACCACGCCAGACCATCGTTGGGCGGTCTACAACAGAACGACGTGCAAAGCAGAGGAGAAGCGAACAAACACCATCTCTACAAATGGTGACCACCGAATCTTCCGCACTGGCACATACCAAGGCGGACGAAAACAGGACCTCGATTTCCTGGAGCTAGTGGGCTGGTTTCTTACGGATGGGTTCATCTGCAAGAAGCAAAAGCCTACACACAGCCAACGCGTGGGCTTGTGCCAAAGCAAGAGAGCAAACCCAGCAAACGTGAAGCGTATCGATAACCTACTTGCTCGACTTGGCATACGCACCTCGCGCTCTGTCAACTGTGCAAAATGTGTGTACTGGTACTTCATTGGGAGGTACGCAGACAAGTTGGTTCGTTTGTTCCCGAAGCGGGAGCTCACTCCAGCATTCATGACGTCCTTGAATAGAGGCGGTGCAAAAGCAGTACTTGAGTCCATGCTGCTCGGTGACGGATCGCTATACATGCAACAAAACCTGCAAACGTTTTGCTGCAAGAGTGAGACAACGGCGGGCATGTTCCAGATACTTGCGGCGCTAGCTGGCCACGCGACCACAAGCAAGTACCGTGACATGAGGAAGTACAAACCCAAGTCCAAGAAGATGAAGAACGTCCCGAAGTCGTCCGGGTGCTACTACGCGACTCTGCTTAGACGAGACAAAGTACAAGTTCAGAAAAAGCACATCACCAAGATGAATACAGCTTGTGCGGTCTGGTGCCCTGTCCTGCCCAGTACATTCTTCGTAGCGCGTCGACAGGGCAAGGTCTACATCACTGGGAATACCCAAATTCAGGGGTCAGCTGCCGACGTCGTAAAGATGGCACAAGTACTTTTGCACAAGTCCGGCATTGACAGGCGCTTTGGAGCTTATGCCTGCCTACAGGTCCATGACGAACTGATGCATGAGATACCTGCTGAATGCGCTAAGGCAGCTGATGCTGAGATTAGGGAGTGGATGGAGCACCCGTTCCCCTTCGATCTAGCTGTTCCTCTAGCTGTCTCAGGTAGCATTGGGCGCTCATGGGCTGAGGCCAAATAGATGGCCACAAAAGTGGACCTCGACCTCAGGGTGGCCCAGTCGTTGCCAGGGTCCAAAAGAACACCACAGCGAGTGGTAACCATGGTCACAACGTGCTTTCTTGAAGAGCTCAAAAAAGCCCTGGTATCTGATGGTGATGTTTACCTCCCCGGCATCGGCCGCCTCTACGTCGTCGAGTACGAGAAGGCAAACAACACAAACCTGAGTACCGCCAAGGTAGCGGTAGGGAATCCTGCCCACATCCGGGTATTCTTCAGGAAGGCGCCTGCGCTACGCAGTGCTCTCAAACAGAGGAAAAGAATATGGAAAAGTACGGAGTGAATGAACACGTAGATTCTGAGGCACTGGAAAAGAAGGCGTCAGATGGCTGCCCAAAGTGTGGCAAGGCGCCCACACGTCACGGCAGCATTCTGATGTGCCCTGACCATGGGTCAGAGCCGTTTGAGCACACCAACTCACGCATAGTGGCACCACAAAAGGAATAAGCTAGATGGCTACGAAAAAGGCTACCAAGAAAACATCAGCGAAGAAGACAAAGAAATCCCACAAGGCCCTATCCGATGAAGACTTGGTCATACCTCAGGTAGCCACTACGTCCATAGCTCCAACTGCACAGGGCCCAAAAGGGCTAGCACTCCGCACCGCAATGCGTGAGTTCATAGCTTCGGAAAACAGCCAGTATAAAGACCACAAGGTCATTGAGCATGCGTCCAACGTACCAAACACCTACGAGCTGCGACGTCCCAGCGGCATCATGCAGCTTGACTTGGATACCGGAGGGGGCGCACCAGCCGGTGGACTAACCTACATCTCAGGACCAGACAATGCTGGCAAGACCTTCCTTATCTTGCTCTACATGCTGATGCACCAGCGACTGTATGGTGACCAGTCATCAATGGCCTTCGCTTGCGTAGAAGGGGGCTTTGACTTCAAACGTGCCCTCAACTTGGGTCTGAAGATCGCGGTACCCGACGCGACTATTGCCCAGTGGGACATGGAGCGCCAACAACGTGGCTTTGCACCGTACACCAAGGAGGAGTGGCAGAGCTATAAACAGCAGATTGGTGAAGTTGTCATCATTGGTGGGCCCACCGGTGAAACTATCCTGCAGACTGCCCTCAACTGCGTTCGGTCACGGCTGTTTGGTATTGTCGCTGTAGACTCAGTATCCATCCTCCTACCTGAAGCCGACGCTGATAAAGACATCGAAGACCATGAGAAACGGGCAGCTAACGCCAGCCTCATTACCAAGTTCATTAAACAGTACACACCACATACCAGTGGGCTAGATGGGCTGAACTGGACCACCCTACTCTTCTCTGCCCAGGTGCGCTCCAACTCAGCTAAGGCAACAGCGCCAGCCAACATGCAAAAGTACCTGAAGGACTGGGCCACTACAGGTGCATATGCTGGTAAACACGGCAAGCTCCTAGATGTCTGTGTCTGGAGCGGCGCAAAGATTGATAAGCAGATCAATGGCCACCGCACCATCGTGGGTAAGCAAACCAAGTATGAGCTGCTCAAAGGCAAAGCCGGTGCACACGACAATGTCACTGGTGAGTTCCCGTTCTACTATGACTTCTACTACGCTGCGGGGGTAGACCAACTCGACACCGTCATCGTAGAAGGTTTGAGACGTGGTGTCATCATCGAGAAAGATGGCAAGATCAATGTGCTCAGACCAGACACAGGTGACCTGTCTGACATTCGGAATATTCCGGGCATGCGTAACTTCAGGCGCATGATGGAGATCGACATCGACTTCGAGATGGCCGTGCGCAGAGAGGTACTCGCCTCCAAAGGAATCATGTGCCTCTATCGGTAGAGGTGCTGGTCATTCAAGACATTGGAGTATGTGAGTGCGGGGCCCATGGGTCCCTTACATCCATCGTACTTCAGTCAGGGGAGGCTGAAGACACAACAAAAGCGTGCTGCTCAGCCTGCCTTCCCGATGGCGTACACCGGCTGCTTTTGATGGTGCCTGAGTCCACAATAAAGCGTGCGCCATCTCGACAAACCAAAAAGCGGTCTCAGAAGCAAGAGCGCAAGGTCATGGCTAGCCTGCCGGGCGGAAGAACCCAAGCAGGATCTGGTTCCCGCCCCGGGTATAAGGGCGATGGTCGTGTCTACGACCGCATCCGGGTAGAGATGAAGTCCACGACCAACCAAGACATGAGTATCGTTAGCCGAAAGGTACTCAACAAAATCCGTGGTGAATGCACCGGGCGTGAAGAACCCATCGTAGTGGTTGACTTCGCAGACAAAATCACTGGGCGCGTGGAAGACCAGTGGGCTCTTGTGGAGCTCAAGGTACTAGAAAGGATCTTGAATGCCACCAGGGAGCTATAAGAGCGCATCGATGGAGACACCATGCCACTGTTGACAATATCAGACCTAGACCAGCCACAAGAGGGCATCGATGGCTACCTAGCTGTTACCAACTCACTGAGCCAAGCGTACTTTGACTATGTAGCCAGTAATCAGGACGATAGCTACGAGTACCCAGTACAGGTGCACGGTGGCAAGGGTAGGGCACCAGGCATCCACGCATCGGAGATGTCTCAGTGCCTTCGTCTGGTGGTCTACAGCATCCTGAATGTAGAACGCAAGTCTGACCCTGCCAGTGCTGACGTAAACATGCTCATGCGTTTTGCACTTGGTACGGCCGTCCATTCCATGGTGCAGAACGACTGGCACCGTATTGCCCAAAAGACAAGGGGGCTCTGGGTCATTAACGGAGAGCCCGGGTGCTCCATGACCTTTGAAGATGAGGTCAAGGTCCATCCGGGCCTCGGTGGGCCCGCGGCCGAATGGGACCTACACTCAGCCTGTGATGGCATCTTCACATTCTGGAATCCTCAAGGCGCAGCAGTGCTGAGAGTTGGCCTCGAGATCAAAACTGAGTCTGACAAGCAGTACGAAAAACTCAGGGAACCTCGGGACTACCATAAGGAACAGACCACCCTATATATGGCTGCTTTAGACCTGCCGCTGATGTGGACGTTCTACTACAACAAGTCAAACTCCAACATCACATCCAGCTACCCACCGTACCTATTCCAGTTTGACTACTGGTTGTGGAACACGCTGGAGATGCGCTTTGCCAAAGCACATGCAATGGCTACTACGGGGCAGCTGCCTGAGAGAACCGAAGGCATGCCTTGTAAGTGGTGTGCCTTCTCTCACACATGCCAACCAGCAATCTTGAAGGGGCGGCAACCCAAGAGGACGAAGCTTATGCAGGGGATGGTTAGGAGGCAACGATGAATGACCACGCTACCCAACTCGGTGGACTTGGCGAGTTGCCTGCTGCAGTTGGCCCTAGCGACCGGCAGCAGCAGGAGCTCAATGAAGCCTGGAACACCTACCAAGAGATTGAAGACCGCTTAGCCCTGTCAGGGGTGTCACAGCCAACAATCCCTAGAGAAGTCATGCCCACCGTATCGGTGGAAGTATTGCGGGGCCTCAGTGGCAACGAGTACATGGAGACCTACGCTGCGCTAGACTCCTGGCACAACTTTGTCGGGGAGACCATCAGTCAACTGGAGAATATCATCCTCCAAGTCAACAATGAGATGGAGGACCTCGAGGTTCACATCAGAAAGAACCTCATTGACACTACCGAAGGTTCCGGTGGCAGAAAACCATCAGCAGAAGACCTCAAGTATGCTGTGAAAATCCACCCGAGGCACAGATGGTTGAAGCTAGAGCTGCAGAAGAACAAGCAGCATCTGAACCGTCTAGAGGCTAAGCAAAAGTCGCTCGGACGAGCAGAGAAAATGATGTCCAGGAACATCGAGCGTGTAAAAGCCGCCATGGAGTCCGCTGGTGGTTACGGGGGCATCCAGAGCCGCGCACCTGGACAGCTGCCTCCGAGGTTTGGATGATCCACATTGCCATCCCTGGGATCCCCATCTCCACCAACCACGCGTACATGACAATGGTGGTTGGTGGTGGGAGAAAGAAAATCCCAAAGCGCGTTCTTACACCCGAGGGCAGGAGGTATAAGGTTGAGACAAGCGCCTATATTGTCCAACATTACCCAGCTGAGCTGGGGGTGTTCAGGCCGAACAAGCCCTATGGGTACATTGTCCAAATAGCCTTCTCCAACCTACTCAACAAAGGGTGGCCAGAAAAGGCGAAAACCAGGTACAAGAAACTTGATGCATCCAACCGCATCAAGCTGTTGGAAGATGCGATGGCAGACGCATTTGGTATTGATGACAGCAACTTCCTCAGCACGCGTGTCGACAAAGTAGAGGGTGAGGAGAACACCCTTATCTGGGTATGGAACATGGAGGAAGAGGCTCCATACTGAGGATGATCTATGTCGATATTCAACAGTTGCAACCACACAGAGCTATATCAGATATGCCGTGAGTTAAACCTGCCAGCTACCCCATCAATGACGCGGGACCAACTTGCAGCACTCATGATTGAAGAACCCACGCCAGACGCCTCATCAAATGTCTTTGACTCATGGCGACATGGATTAGCTGGCTTCGTACTCAGTCACTGGGCGGTACTCCAAAACCAGGTGTCCTGCCCACTAAGAACCCAAGATCCTAAAGCCTGCTTCACGTGCCTTGACACCCAGGTTGTGTCGTGTGTAGTGGGAAACCCCAAGAATGAGCACCTCATACAACTGCACAGGAAATAAAGCATGAACCTACCTCTAGTCACTCCAGAAAATGCACCACGCGACGCTGCAGGCCTGCAGATCCTCACTCGCCCCAAGCGATACAATCTCGCCCTTGCCATGGCTCTATTTCCGAATGAGTCCGATGAAGAGAAGGCATTCATTGCTGCTGACGACGCCACGCAGGTACATGCACTGCAAACTGCCCTTCAGCTGCGTGATAACGGTTCGCAAACAGGGCACGCACCGCCTCCCCAGGCTGCTCCTCAACAGCCCGCAATGGCCTTGCCACCACAAGCCCCCCACATCCCGACAACCGCAGCTGTGAGCCCGCAACCGATGGCCTACGCACCTCAGCCCCAGCAGTATGCTCCACAACCCCAGCAGCATGCACCGCCGCCTCCCCAGGCTGCACAGGGGCTGCCACCAGCGCCTCAGTACGCTCAGCAAGCTGTTGCCCCGCAAGCTGTTGACCCACGACAGTACACACAGGCCAGCTTCCAGCACCCGCCTCAGTATGCGCAGCAGCCCATCCCACAAGGGGTTCCGCAGGCACCGCCTCAATATGCACCCCCGATGCCCCAGGCTGCCCCACCTGCCCCGCAAATCGCCCCCCCGCAGCAGCAGTACGCTCCCCCTGCGCCACAGATGACTCGGGCACCCCAGACCAGTGGAGACCCCGGTAACGCAGGCCAGGGGCAGCCAAGCCTGCTGGCACAGGTCAACGAACTCAAGAGTATCGCCCTGGGCATGGCACGCACACAGAATATGCTGATGCTTCTAGTGCTTGAGCTCACCTCCAACCAGCTGGGAGTCGACAAGCAATCCTTGGCTGCACTGGCAGTCAAGAACAGCCTGGCCGGTGAGCCAGAGTCATTGTTTGAGGCTACGGTGTCACCGGGAAAAGCCGGGTAGCACTCTGGCCAGGGTGCGAACTTCCTAAAGCTGACGATGTCATCGTCATGGATGAGGCATCTCTGACGGCCATGAGCCGTCAGGAGCTCCTATCCTTGGCGAGCAAGCTCGGCGTCCTGCTCAATGAGCACGAAACAGCCGACGATGAGAGCCTACGAGAACTAATACGTAGGCAAGCACTACCCTGAGGGGACGCTGTCAGGAGGACCATGGGCAGCGCAACCAACGTGCAGTATCTAGTGCAAACAGAACCTTGGAGAGCCGGCCAAGGCAGGCCCAGTAGTATGATGAGCCCTCTGTGGGCCAGTGACACTCTGGGTATATGCCAGGCACCCATAGATAAGCTGGAATGGGAGTCCGACACAGGGTGGTGGTGGTGCCAGCAGTGTGGGCACTGTAGCAACCTACACAGTAATACCCACTACGTTGCCGTATCCCCCGAGGAATACCACAGCCTAAGCCTCGCTCAGTTCTACAAACGCCGGAATACCCAAGAGTTCCCCGATCGCGACGCGCAGGACCAAGCGCTGCACATTGCAGCCGTTGCCATCCGCGTTGCGGCCTCCAAGAGGCCAGAAGAGTTCGCCAAACTTGTCGATGACATCATCGCGCTGGCGGACTGAGAAAAGGGGCTTCGGCCCCTTTCTTTTAGCCTCCTATTTCGCCGCGTATCCGACAGCCACAGCTACTGTCACGGAACCCAGCACACCAAGGATAAGCCCAAACTCCATCGACTTGAAGAAGCTGGGGTCATTGATCTGGTCTTGCAGGTCAGCATTGCGCTGTTCACTCTGCTTGAGGCCATCAGTCAGCGATTTCTCTACCTTGGCGTTTCGCTCAGCCTCAATCTCCATCAACTCTCGCAGATGCGTAACCTCGGTATTGCCTACCTCACGCTCACGCTTCACATCCTGAACCAAACGAGTTCGATACTGGACTAGCCAGTTGGCCCAGCGCAGCGACGTAGCAGGACCGTAGAGCTGGCCACTGAACGGAGCGGGCTCGCCCTTCGTCACCGGTACAATCTTGTCATCGCCCTCGGGGACCGTCTGGATGGGTGGATCTGGAGAGTACGCAGGCACACCATCATCAGAGGCCAGGGCCACCGGGGCCCACAGGAGAGTAAGGATAAGAACCCAGTGTTTCACAGGTAAGACCCCTGTATCTGCCCAAGCTCGTCGAAGAAGCTCACAATGCTCATGGCAGCCGTCTTCTTGATGAGACCATCTGAATCGATACCCAACATGGCCTTCATCATCTCAATACGAATTGTGATCATACCCTTCATCAAGCGCCGGGGAATGTGGTCTCGGTAAGTAGCGATAGCCGCATCCCGGCTGTCAAACCCCAAGAAGACCTTGTACTCGTCAAAGGTACCGTCCGGCTTAGTTTGCACAGCCCAATAAGTCTCTGCCGCATCTGGACTTGTACCGATGAAGACATCAATGCCATCCCCGTCACCACCCTTGGTTTTAGGAATGAAGCCATAGTCGAACTTGTACTCACGCGTCCATGACTCACCCTTCTCAGTTGTCCCGGACATCTTGAAGCCCTTGGGCCTATCCACATGCACAGGGATACCCTGAAAGTTAGTCTTGAACTTGACCGTATCCGGGTTAGCAGGCTTGCCCTTGTATGTACCTTGGTCAGGCATCTCGCATATCAATCCGGATTTTGTGGACAGTAGCGTCATACCACTTCTCCACTGATGCACGGTATGGCCAGGTCCAAAAATAGTCAGCGCTGATAAAGTGGTGGACTACGGACTTCCGGTAGTTAGCATCGTCAATCGCAGCAATGCCCAGGTACTCTGCACGAGCCCGTAGACTTTCCTCATAGGCCTCCTGCTCAATCAACTTGCGGCCCATAGCCAAGCCAGCAGGCAAGATCCACAAGGTGTACTGAGCACTGAACCAGAGGGAACTCAACCACTTGATACTGCGAAAGTACCGCTGCTTCTGCCTGAGGTGGACTCTCTCGTGCCGTAGGGTAATGCACCTTGTCAAAGGGTCCCGGTCACCCCAACCATCTGGCACGTAGATATCACTACCATATGTTGTGATGAACTCAGTCATGAACGTCTTCATCCTTCCGAAGGTGACTACCTTCAGAAGGATATCCAAAACCTTCATCGTCCTACTGTCACTCTTGTACCTGACATCAAAGTCCGGAAACTCTTCCTTGATGTCACGAAGGAGCTGCATGTACTTAGCGAGTGCTTCAGCTGTCCTCATCGCGCACCTGCCTCCCTACATCTAGAAGGAACTTGTTGAGGTCCTCAGGATCTTCAAGAAGCTCAGTAACGCCAGCTGTCTGCTTGGCAACCAGTGCTCCCGTCGCCTTAGTGTACACTTCATGGATTTCAGCGACACTTTTGTCCCTGTGTGCCGTTGAGGCCTCAATCTTCTGCGTTGCTTCCTCGTCAGCATCAGCAGAGGCAGCAGCAGCCTCTGAGAACCCGGAGGATACAACTTGAGTTCTGGTACCTGCCAGCACCTTTACGGCCAGCAGGAGCAATCCTAGAGGGAAGATAATCCAGGGACCATACTTTTTTAGCCATGGTAAGGCCTGCTGCTCCCACCACTGTTTCATGGCACACCCTCGAGGTTCACTACACGTTGGAGTTGCGCAGCGTCTGGTCCAAATCTATCCCCCAGCGCTTCTTGACTGTCTTGTAGACCATTGCCGACATACCTCCCACGAAGATGCCCGCAAAGATACGACCTCCCATAGTGGATGGGCCCTCGTCACCATGCAGATAGGGGATGTCGAATAGGCCAATCAAGATACCCACTAGTGGCGGCAGGATATAGAGAATCACCTGGTTCCAGTACCTGGCAAACGTTGTCAGATAGGTCGTGTCCGGGTGGTTCTCATCAGCCTTCTTACCAACTGATGGAAACGATGTCTCCACAAGCCGCCTGATGAAGAAGGTAATGACAACGACTGCAACGCCGAACACTACCGTTCCTGTGTGCATGAGTTGTGTAAGCGCGTCGTCCATATTACCTCCGTATATTACCTGGTCAGTGTAGCACTCATTCGGATCTCATTACCTGCAGCCAACGCAATGGTCCTCTTCGAGTAGGCAACGCGGCCATTGAAAGAGACTACAAAGCCAGCATCGCCGACAACCCCTGGAACGTGAACCCAGTTATCACCGAGGCGGTCTCCCACCAGCACTGTGTTGCCGCCGGGCCCAGTACCGGTAGCGAGAAATCGCCCGTTGATATAGTTGATCGAGTTAAAGAAACGATCTGAGACTCCCGACTTGGGTTGAAACTGGTCTATATCATCTCGAACTTCCCTGGTCCACGTAAGCCCACCATCGGTAGACCTAGCAAACAAGGTACGGTCATCCCCCGTGTGGTCATTGGCACCTATGGCCAACAGTATGTTGTCCTCAGGATTGAGTGCGAGTGCAAGGAAACGTGTCGAGTCATCCTGAGAGTATGCTGGCCCTGCCAAGGCTGCCACAGACCAGTTCACCCGGTCACTCGAATACCACAGGCCGGTTTGCCCGGCCGCGATAGTGCCACATGCGATCCACCGGTCACTACCTGCATGATATAGGAAGTCCTGGTGCAGAACCATAAAGGCTGTCACCAGGACCCAAGGCCCAGCGGGGCTCGCTGCCTCGTAGACATCTGTGCCACCTGCTAGGTAGGTAATGCACCCATTTACATTCCCGCTGAGACGCAGCTGGTTCGTAGACGTTGCAACCGAACCCACGTTGAACCATGCCGCATCCAAGCCATCGACTGAAGCATCCACAGTGCCATCATTCAGGATTGCATAAAAGGAGTTTGTACTCTCATCCCACACAACCGTGTTGGCTTCAGCAAGTGAAGAGGATGCCACCGAAGTAAAAGGCCCTGCTGGATGGGGGCCAACACGAAAAGCATTGGCACCATCCGATGTCGGGCCAATAACCCAGGTCTCTTCGCGTACCCCGGGGATACCTGGTCTGACTGCGATTGCTGCGGAGCTTCCCCACCCCGGGGGCCACCAACTCCAGGTGCCCATGTAGAAGCCCTGAAGTGAGCAGTCTACATCCCACCCATCTACGTCATCCCAGTCGGTAGCTGTGTCATCCTTCGTACGAATGGACAGCCAGCCATCCCTGGTGAGGCCAACCGACGCAGCCCCTTTTGTATCTTCGTCACTTGCCCACTTGTGCGTAGCATTATCCCAACCAGCGTTCCTCGTGTAGCTAAGACCAGCAACAAGGCCAGTGCGCTCAAAGGTATTGTACACACGGGCTTGGCCACGATCTGAGGAGGAGCCAGTCAGGTCTAAGACGTAGTCAGGGTCCGCATTGGGCCACAGATCTGGCCTACCACTAACAAAAGTGGAGACCGCCACTCCCGCCACATCATCCGGGCCGTCATCTGCTCTTTTACCTATGAAAATACCTACTCGACGTTGTATATCACCGACAACCCCCCAGTCCGCATTCGGCCAGGATGCAGGCGCAGCCTGCTTATAGATGTAGTGGTCCTCACCATCAGAAGCATCCATCGCAACAACATAGGAAGCCACATTGCCGACGTTGTCGCTAAACCAGTCCCCTGAGCCAAGGTCCCAACGTGCGTTGTATGTGCGTACCACTGACTCGCCATTGAAGTACCACCGGTAGTAGTTATCCGGGGCAGTAGTAACCTGTACCTGCGAGATCAATACATACTGACTAGCGCTCGCTGGTACCTCAGCAAATGAAATCTTGGGTTGATCAGCTGATACCCCTGCCAGGAAGGTTACGGGACCTGCGATTTCCATAAGGTCACTAAAGACCTTGTTGCCTGTGAACGTGGTATTGCCCAGACGCGTTGTCTTGGCATAGGCCCAAAGGTCCTCAGCGCCACGAATGCCATCAGCAAGTCGTGTGTAAGCCCCCAGCGGTTGCGTCTTCAGGTTGCCACGAAGGTAGTGAACCAACCGATATGTTTGTCCCGCCGGGATAGAGGGTGTAAACTCGACTGTGGGGTTAGTGTAGTAGTCACTACCGATCACTGAGAAGCCAACACCATTGTGGATCTCAGTGACAAGCACGGGCACGTAGGCAGCGCCAGTCGACACATGCAACGGGATGCCAGTACCATCTACCACTGCCACCAAACCAGAGCGAGTGCGCTGATCGTCAGACTCACCAGCACCACCGACAAACACACTTCCTGAGATCAAGACATCGCTAACCGGTGCACCTGGGGTTACTGGCGCTGACAAGGTAGGAATCGACTGGTCCCTGTGCACAATATCATCTAAGAAATCAGTGTTTTCTGCCAGTGCCCTAAGACCTCGATTCGCGTGAGATGATAGGCCGTCTTCACCAAATGCTACGAAATACGTACCTGCATTAGGGTCTGGTGCAGGCTTCTGTGGTGCCACTATGGCACTACCATCTCCAGCGCCTATACCACCGCTGACCACGTTTATAAGGTCATGCGAACCAGGCAGACCGCCAAAGTACGTGGGAGACACAAATCTATGAAGTGGCATATTCTATACTCTTTCAGAAATGCTACACGGCAAACCTACACTCAGCCCGAGGCCGTAGACAGTCATAGCCGCACGCGCTCCACCACTTCGGCGTCGGCGATCGACAACACCCGCTCGGTGCCGTCCCGCATCACGTCGCCATCGCCATCGTCTGGTAGCGCCGCCATCTCGGCGAGCACGCGGACGAAGTAGTCCGCCCCACCGCGATCACGCTCGGGCGCAGTCAACTGCGTGGCTGCGTAGCGCTCAGGGTGCGTGCGTAGATCGGCAGGCTCCACGCCCACCACCGACGAGTGCGGCATCGGGTAGGTCACACCGCGTGCGCGAGCGATGGCGCGGCACGTGGCCACGGCTTTGCGCTCGGCATCCTCTCGCGTGAATGGCCCTGCGTATATCATAGCCCGGCGTCCTGCATCATGTACTCGTTCATCTGTGCGTGCTGCAAGGGGGAGAACGTTCCGACTCCCAGCACCAATGATTTGATAGCGCCGTCGTGGAACTCACTGGCTCCAAGCGAGCCGATGGCCACCCGGTCGCATGCGTTAGTGAGCGTACCGGTCTTGGCTGCGGTAGCTACCTGCGCCCCGTTCACGCGCAGTGAGTGCACATCCGCGGTGTAGCGGGTATGAAAAACTCTCACAGCACCAGGGCTGTCGTAGAGCCCGTTTATCGTGGACAGGGACCCGTCGGCGAACAGCCGCGAGTAGGCGAGCGCTGTGGGTGTCGACCTAATGTTGATCCCGCTATTAGACCCTCCGCCGTCGAGACCCAGCATGCACAGCGCGCGATTCGCTGTGTCGGTATCGACGCGAGCGGACACCCACAGACTCACTTCGCCCGGCGCCCCAGCGGCCCACAAGTCGGCGTCGACAGATTGCAGATCTTGCGATGCGCTCTCGTCAAAGAGCGCGAACAGTTTTCCACCGATAGAAATCAAGTGCGGCCGCTTGCTCTCCGTCCCCTGCGTTACGTTGTGTACCCCCGGATTAGCGAGGTTGGTCAGCGAGGCGATGTCGGGGCCCGTGCCCATCACACGACCGCGCTCGACGTCGCACCAGTACGGTACGTTTGCCCCGCCTAGAATCGTCAGCGGGGTAGCGACCGGCGTCTGCATTCGCCAGTCGCCGATCGTCTCTGTGCCGTTCGCGTAGAGATCGACCACGAGCACCTCGCCCGCGCTCGCAGGCATGACCGGGGCTGATCCAGGGATCCACCACGTGACGCCCGCCCACGACGTCGGCAGCGACCAGTATGTGGTGTCCTGGACAAACACGATCTTCGTGTGCAGCGCGCGGTTCGCCGGGGGCGCGCTAGCCAGCGTGACCGTGGTAATGTCTTCAACCAGCGGCACTCGAAACGAGTCGCCGATCGCGCGGTTGATGGTCAACACACCCGCCTGGATTGGCGGCGATATGAGTACGCCCACGGGTAGAGCCTGGGCTAGTGTAGCCAACAGCGTCCCCACGGAATGCCAGTGATCTGGCACTGCTAGGCCCGCAGGCTGCACGGCAACACTATCCTTCTTCAGAAACCTGGCCCCATAGGTGGTACCAGCTGGTATTGCAGGGCTGACAGAAATGACAGGGTTAGCCTGGAAACCCCCACCTACTACGCTACCCCCACCCAAGGTAGCCTCTATTGCGGTCACTTGAACGTGCTGCCAGTCTCCTCCACCCGTGTCCACCACAAGGGGCTTCCCGATAACATCATATACGCCCACTAGCCTGCTTAGCTGGTTTGGGTCTGTGAGCGTTGCCGACACACCCACAAAGACATCTTCTGTGATTGTGAAGTCTGTTACGGGGGCACCTGGTACCGGAAAGTCTTCAGTAGCTGGTACTCCTAGGTCCCTGTGGATGAGGTCATCTAGCTGATCTGTATTCTCGGCCAAGGCTGCGCCCAGGCGGTTCACAGCCAGTACGATCCCAGGCTCCTTGAAGGCTACGAAGTACGTTCCTTCATTTTGATCCCCTGGCGCAGCAGCAGGGCCCTTCTTCCCGTCTGCAGGAGCGGGCACCCCAGGATCGCCATTGGCAGCCGGGTCATTAATGTAGTCGTAGCCGACAGGCAGCCCACCGGAGTACGTGGGAGTTATGAAGCGGTGAAACGGCATTACACAGATCTCCTAGTCCTAATGTCTGCCCAAGCTCCACACCCTGTTGGTCCCTTCGTTCCCATGTCAGAAGCGCACTGTCCAAACGACTTCGAGCTCGAATGCCGTTGTTTTGCTAAGCGTATCGAAGGTGTCGTATGCGACCATCACATTTTGATGATTGTTGGGATCGGCATTGCTAGTGAAGAGACCTACTTCTGATATGGGCACTGACGTATAGGGGCCGTAGCTAACCTCAGTTTGCGTGAAGAGCCTGCGATACGTGACCTGGGTAGGGATTGTCAGAGGGTCTGCAGACCCTATAGGCCCAACCCACTGATCACCTGCAACACCAGGATATGCTGCGGTAGAGCCTGTAATACGAACCGGGCGCTCCATCGTGGTGATGAGAGGGTCGGTATCGGACTGTGCATTAGTGCCACTGTATGGGGGGCTGACAGGAGGGCTATTGGCGGTACCTAATGCGATCTGTCTGTTGCCACCGATACCAAAACCCATGTAGCGAACACGGTCATTGCGAAAGGGTACATCGGGGCTAAGACTCTGGTAGGAAACAAGCTGTGCAAGCCACTCACGGCCCAGGTCCAAGAAAATGTTGTGAACCAGACGGTAGTCTACAAGTTTGCCACGCTCCCGAGTTGTCAACTCGAGGTTGTATCTCACATCAATATCGGTGGCAAAACGAAGCATTCATACCTCAGAAGGAGACCGTCCAAACAAGCTCTAGCCTAGTACCCACAGTCAGCATAAGTGTACCAAATGAGTAGTAAGCCACTAGTTTACCAGGATTGTAGTCAGAGTGGGTGTTTGCGTCTCCAAGAAACAAGCCGGCCTCCGACAAAGGCATCTCGATGAAAGGGCCATATACCATGTCCCCCCCAACTGTATCTACTAGGCCGTGAAAGCTCATCACCCCAGGCATCGGGATATAGCTGACAAACTTGGGATCTTGCACCAGCCACACATCAGCTGGGTCTCCCGGGTAGGGTGATACACCACCAGAGATGCGAACTGGGCGCTCGAGTGTGGTGATGAGGGGATGCAACGGGTACTCTTTCCGGTACTCGTTGCCGCTGGTCCCGTGCGGGTCAAACCCTGGTGGATACGCGGTAGAGACGGGGGGGAGTGCAGAGACAGCAGAGGACTGACCCACACCCCCGATACCGAGGCCCATATACTTGATGCGTCGAGTTTCCAGCGCCGTTGTTGTATACCCCGATGGTGCAATAAACTCTGGTTGTAGCCCCAACGGGCGTAGGGCTGTGCCAGCCACGAGCTCCACCGTAGTGGGTGAATCGGTGGTGAATATAAGCCCATTTGACCCACCCACACTAGCGGTCAAACCTGCTAGCTGCCCATTGATCTGAGTAAGTAATGTCGCCATATCAGGTGGTGACGCCAGTACCACAGTGGTCTCAATATGACCCGTGTGGTGACCCAGGCGCACAACGATGGTCTCCGTTGTGAGCGGTGGGAAGGAGCCTACTAGATCGACAAAGCCCTCCGTAGTTGAGAGTGCTGGTGAGTCGTATGTGATGGCCTTCGCAAGGTACTCGCGACCAGTGCTAACCCAGACGTTATGGCCCTCTCGGACGTCTACGATCTTGTCGCCCCTAAAGACGGTGATGTGTACATTGGCGTGCATCAGAGTGATATAGAGGCGAAGTAAGTACCAGCGGGCACCGTGTCTCCAAAAGACCAGAGGCCATCCTCAACGATGACAAGCCCAGCGATAGTGAGCCAGTCAGGGCTACGTGCACCTGGTGCTGGCGATGCAGCAGGAACCCGGATCTTATACGTGATGGTATCTCCTAGGAGCACCGCCCCCGTGATAGTCGCGTTCACTTCAAAGACTGGGTCAGATGCATCAAATGCTTGTACCACTGCATCCACACCATTCACTTCAACAACGAGCTCATAGTCTGTAGCGAACGCCCCTGGGCCACCAACCACTAGCAACCGCAGAGTGTAGAGAGCACCGTCAAAGATAGCCAACCCAGAACCCGTAACCGGTATGCTTAGCTCAGATGGGCTAGCGGGCACCACAACAGGCCCCACCTCCAAGAAAGTAATGGCCTGCTTCAACGTATCGTCAAAGACTAGAAACGTATCGAACAGCGCAGGACCAGGGGCTACCTGCTCATAAGTCAGGTTGGCAACCAGTGAATCAGATGGGCACAGAAACCCTTTGTCATAGGCCCACGTCACACCCGCATCTGGTGTAGGGTACATAGGGGCAGGCGTGTCTTCGTTGTTATCAAACTGGTTCCACCAACTGCCTTCTCCAGAGGACCTAGCGTCATCAAACATCGTAGAGCCAAGACTTTGACAAGGGGTGTCATTCAGCAACATGGTGCCCCGAGCTTGCACCAGGTCAATGATGCTTAGATCGGTGTCACCAACACTTAGGTCAACTATGATAGCTGGATAGGTGTAAGTAGGCCGAAGCGTCAACACAAAGCTACGCACAAGGAGGAGGGCGCTAAGATCAAAGACGGCGCTGTTTACCCTGATAGAAAATGTGTGGTACTTCTGCACCTCTGCAAATACACCTTGCTGGGCAGTGCCTGCAAACCATGTGGGGTCTTTCACATAGTCAAAGATTTCTACACCAGCCACCAACGGCGCAAACTGGCTAACTGAGTCACCCACCACATAGAGCTCCCCTGTTTCGGGGTTATTCTCTAGACTCAGCGCCGCGGGGTACGTGTACGCTCGCACAATCTCCGTGCTGGCAGAGTCACGTACCAAAATGCGCCCCGTAGTAGGAGAGAAGTCTGAACGGATCTCTTCAATAACTCCCGCCTCCTCTGCAAATGGGAGAGCCAAGAATATCTGGGCACCGATGCGAATATTGTCAGGCCGTGGCCCGTTGAAAAAGGCGTACCAGAGGCCTCTAACAGCAGAGAGGTAGTCGACGTTACCTGGGAGTCCCGCTAGGTCATCCAGCGTAAGCCCCGCGGGCTCCCCAAAGTTAGCCTCGATGACTGAGCTGTTATCCATGAAGGAATACTCAGCCCAAAGTCTATCCGGTGGGATTGCGCCTTCCCACACATCCAAGCTGCTGCCTGACAAAAACCGGATGGCTGGAGCCCCACGATACTCCTCCAGAAAATAATCCACATTGCGCCTCAAGGTCGCCTCGTCGTCCTCTATGACGATGTGCTCCTGCAGCGCAGGCAAATCCTTCAACAAGGGGGATACCGGCAGGTACGTCCTGCGGACGCACTTGGCTAAATAAACCGTTTTGTCTACATCAGACAGTGCGGCACCTAGTGGTGTGGCATCAAACCCCAGGTAGCCCGGAAGGCCCTGAGCTACGCCTAGTGCCGTGGTCTCAATAAGGTCTGGATCGCCCCCATTGGCATCTGTCACTTCAAAACAGACATTGTCGTGGTTGGATACTAGACCTTCCCAAAAGTTGAGTAGTTCCGACTTGACAGTGCTCACAATCTTCCAAGACGTCGGTGCCGGTACCGGCAAACTGTCCTTTAGAACCACACGTTGCTGGCTAAAAGAATCCGGGTCTACCGATGTCCCACTGGTTACCCGGACAATCCGATAGCCCACACCAGCCAGTACCAGCATGTCATCTTCACGGATACCCAGTCCCGCAAGACTCCGGTCTACCACATAGGTCTTCACCCCCCCACTAGCTGCACCTAGGCCCTCCAGCGTCCCGCTTGAGTCGTCCCCAACAAAGATTGGGGTCGTCGTACTGTCATCCACTGTGAAAGGGAATGGGGCATCGATACGGAGGACTAAAAACGTACCATCCCTGGATGGTATAACCGCCACTGAGAACCTTGTGTCTACCTCCAGGAGACGACTCCGGAGCTCAACTGCAGCAGCCTGTGCTGTAGTAGCAAACACCCAGTCCAAAACCGCTGGTGCGTCCAACGCCGGGGACGTAAGAACTAGTGACGTCCCCACTACACCAGGGTCACCTGGAGTAGCAATGTTTGTGCTCTGGACCCCTGAGTAGATTGCTCTGATCTTTGTGAGCTCGGGTAAAGGTTCTGCCAACAACAGGTCATAATGTAGCCACCTACGGGTGAGCGTCCTCTGAACATCACGTAGACTTTTGGAGTACTCATGCTGCCACAGGGTATAGAGCTCTGTGGCAGCCACCTGCGCAAGGCCACTCCAGACGGTACCCAGCGCCCCCGCATTCTCGACAAGCCTCCAGAAATCCCCTACGTAATCGAAAATGAAATCCATATTAGGGGTACAGCCACGAGGTAGGACTGACTCGAGAACATTCAGAATGACAGTAGAAGGTAGGCTGTAGAGCGACCCATCAAACACGACCAAATCAAACTTGTAGAAGCCGGGTACATCGGCAAAGAAGCTAGTGATCGCTGATGTAGGGGCGCTCAAACCACGTTGCCGCACCAGCTTGAATGGCACCCCGTTCAAGTTATCTGGAATGGTCGGGGAGACGACCTGAACATGGAAGCCGTTAACATCAGTAGCTTTCCCGATGACGGTCCTGGCCACACCATTGATGACTACTACGTCCCCGTAAAGAATAGGTTCGCTAGGTTCTAGCGCTGCAAGTGCTGCTGAGTGGAAGCGTGAGGTAAACCCTGTGAAAGGCGCTACAGGGTAAGTAATGCCATCGTATCCCTCACTTGCAAAAGAACTAGGGAGTGGCGCGTCGATGACACGCCATTGATATGTTAGTGGCGATCCCTCAGGGTCGAAGCTGGACGAACCATCCAACAGCGCAATAGCGCAGGCACGTGTAGCCTGGTCCTGACCTGCATTGGCAACTGGGACCACATTAGGCACATCAAAGAATGAGGACAAACACCAGCGATCCAGAGCTACACGGGACGGTTGAGGTGTGGTGCCCCGCACACTGATGACAGCTCGTTCGATAGGTGGGAACGTGAGGTCACCTGCGTCAATGACCGGTAGGATAGCAACGAGCTGATGGCCCGTACTCGTGAGGTCTGCTGTAGGTGTGGCGAACAGGTAGACTGCCCCCACAGCGGAAGAGACTGCTAGACGGAACGTCATAGGCACCCCAATGGGTGCATAGGGCGCAGTACCAGGGATCACCTGCAGAGAGCTATCTAGCACAAGTACCCCATTGGGGTCTGGTGCTGCAGGTATGTGGTGCACTGCACCAGCGTAGGCCAAACCCACCTGAGAGATAAACACAGCAGCACAGGGGCCCGTGGCATCAGAGACACCAAACATCACATGCCTCTCAGGCACGCTGTTGAAGTCGTTTGGCAACGCTTCGAAGGTGAAGTTCACCTCAACCGTGTAATCTGAGTCTACGGCTGCCGTTGCAGAGAGGTATGCGTTGCCAGTAGCGAAGCCCACATCCCCAGTGTCCCCACTAAGAATTCCCAAATCATCGCTCGTGCCGGGTGGAGAAGGATAATCAAGTTCAAACTGGGTGGGGTCCCCCACCCCTTCAACGAACAGGGCAGTTAGGATGCTGTCCATGTTTGTCTCATCAAACAAAAACAGATCGCACGCATCCTCGGCTAGCAGCTGGTCTGCCCCGCCCCAAGGCACTGTGCCCCAACCACCTGCTCCGAACCCTGCTCCAGACATTACTTACCTGTAGTACTACGGTGCGCTCAGCGCATCAATAGTACCATGGTGACCACAGGATCGATCTCACCCACGAAGGCGCTCTAGAGCATCCCGCCGAGTAGCAGAGGATCAACATCTAGACCCACCGCCACAGCCGCTCTCGGCACAACTAGCCTGGCAGTTGATCGGCCCCACCCTACCGGGGGGCCTTGGAACGAAAACACCTGCTCCCAGTCGAACCCTTGCGACCACGGGCGGCCTTGGCCTCCGTAGTCAACGAGGTCTTCTTTTTTCAGTAGCGGGGTCGCATGATACAAATCGCCCAGATGGAGCGCTGGCATAATCCGCCTGGACTCAACTCGGATTTCTTCCGTCGTAAGTTCTCGCGTCCACACCTTGGAAACGCCCGCTGCGAAACCAACACCAAACACTTCGCGAATGGTCATCAAGGTCGGCGTCCCCCTGATTGAAACATCTAGAGTGGCTGGAGCGGAACTCTTGACGCCATCGACATACAGCCAGAGCGTATCTGAATCTTCGCGCACAAGAGCAACGTGTGTCCACGTGCCAACGCTGATAGCTGTGGCCGCGCTGGATGCCCCTACAACGCCGTTGTAACAGTTGGCGACAACCGTGCCGTTATCATTGAAGAGGATAGCGTCATCTCCAACACCAGATTCTTCTATTTGGATGAAGGGCTTTCCGCCGCCGCTGACTGCGTCAGTCAGCTGTACCCACACCATCCACGTATACGCGCTGCCAAACGGCAGAACATCAGAAGTTCGCTCTACCCCAGCGAAGTTCGCTGTACACTCAATAGCCATTAGGCATCGGAATATGAAAGTGTAGCCATCACTAAGATAGCGTCACCGGCCATTGTGTCCGATCCGTCGTCGGCGTCACGGTAGATCTGCACGGTGACGATGTCATCGGCCGCCAGCGAGTCCAGGTTGCTCAACGCAATCGTCGCTCGGTGAAGCCGCTGCCCCGTCGTTCCAAGGTGCGAATCTGTCACGGTGTTGATCGTCGCAAACGCGTCGGTCTCGATGTCCTGCGAGTCTGTGTCTGGGGTCAACACGGACAATGCTGCTGCCCACACCACATCGCCGCTAGATGCCGTGTCGGCGTACCAATCGATATCTAGCGTGAGGTCGCCTGAGCCGTATTCAACGGCCCTCACACGCCAGTACGACAACTCGTCTGCGGCTGCGTCGAATGCCAGCCCCGACACCGGAAAGTTGGTCCCTTGATTCACAACGAACTCGGGGAAGCTTGCGGCAGCTGGCTGTGCAGCCTCTGGTGTCAACTCGTGATAGACGGTGGCCATTGGTTACCGGTCCTCTTCAGTGCGCAGTTGGTTAGCCCGCCGCATGACCACAAACGCCAGCAGCAGCGCCTTCTGCGGCATTGACGCGGCTGCTCTGAATGTCGCTGGCAGTGCTAAGTTGAAGGTAGGCGCATTAACATCTACCCACTGGTCAGCTGCGCCGACAGCGGCTAACAAGTCCGGCTTAGTAACGTCTGGCGGGACTAAACCAGCCTGTCGCATCAGGTGCGCCCAGACGCGACGACGATCTTCAGTTGATAAAACAGCCATGAGATCTCAAGCTCCCGGTTCGGCAGCTGATGTGCCAATGGTCTCGTTGCCATTGTGGTACACAACCGCCAGTAGGGCTTTACCCGCGCCCGTGGGCATGACAGGAGCACCTGCTGCTGGAATCCACCAATCAACACCTGTCCACGACGCAGGCAGCGTACGTGGCGTGGCATCTTGAACAAACACAATGCGGGTAGTCATCGCCTTCCCCACAACAGGAACGTTGCCAAACACGATGGACGTAATATCCTCATCCATCAGCACACGAAACTCGTTGGCTAGATGACAGTCGATCGTCAGAGCACCAGCCACGCTTGTCAATGACGCCACGTCTGTGATGGCGTGTAAGTAGTTGAACTTTCCATTCGCGGCTGCCTCGGCAGCGGCGGTAGCCAGGGCAACATCGACCGCCGCTTTTTCGCCCGCCGACATCTCGGTGAAGTCCCCGGCCACTACCTTCGTGTGGTTTGGACCCCAAGTATCAATGACAGACTGGGACGATTCGTCGATCGTTCCTATGTGCGCGGTCTCACCCGCTCCGGCGGCCCGAAGTGTAGTTGCGCCCCACTCTACTACCCGGCCGGTACTATCCTCTGTGATCGCGTTGAAGGCCATCAGATAACGTCCTCCCACCCCTGCACCGCGACATCAACCAATGCAGCACCCGCTGGTTGAACGCGGTACCTCAACAAGCGGGATGGACCCACCGGCAATATGTGGGACCCATTGGTATAGGGGTCCTTCGGGTCATCCAAGCCTGACCGTGTGACCCAGAAGGCACCACCAGCCCCCTCCTCCCAGCCATCGGGTACTACCTCCGAGCGCGAGGCCAAATCGGTTCCTCCATCCTTCTGAGACGCGAGCGCAACCTGCTGGCGCACGGCCGAAGGCGGGACTCGGGTAACGGCGCTAACCGCCGTAGCCGTGAACGACGTTGCGGAGCCTGAGGTCTGGATCTGAACAGCCTCACGCCAGTAGGTCCACCGGCTACGCCCTTCCGATTTCGGCTGCGTGAAAATCTGAATGTCAGCAGACCCGTCCGTACGCACTGCACCGACACGCCTGGCAACGTCGTAGCCCGCCGGAAATGTCAGACCAGCCTCGGTGAAGGATAGCGAGATGAGTGAGCCCACTGGCTCAACTCCCGCTGTATCTGCAATCACCCAAACCGCGTACCACGTGTCAGCTGCAACTGTGCCGGTATCCAAGCCATCAAGCCCGCTGACAATGATGCTGGGGGACAGTGTGGCTGGCACTGCAATAGGAAAGCTGCCGTCGTCACTGAGGGCGGCACCTGGGTCGATAGTAACGACATCGTCTGGTGCTACACCGTCGTTGGCTACATGGAGACCATCGATGTAACCAGTCAGTGCACCGTCTAACCTGGCTTTGTCCGTCCCCAGCATAAAGCCCGAGGCCCCACCAGCAACGGCCACTGCATGCTGTGTGCCGCCCCCTCGAACACCGTGCTGAACGTCGGTAGCCAGGACACCCACCTGCACGTCATTTGCATTGACTACGATGGACTGGTCTGCGTGAGCTACAACGTCGAAGGTACGGTCTGCCGATAAGTCGCCACCGCCCGTAAGGCCCGCGCCAGCTGTGTACGATCTGGTAGCCGGAACAAAACCAGGCGCCCAAGCTCCATTGAAGGTGTAGTAGAGATTCTCGTCAATGACATAGACAGTAAACCCATCTACGGGGGTTACGAAAATCCATAATGCGCCGTCCCACGTGGCCACATCGTCCTCGTGTGTGGCCCATGTACCAGTAGCAGGGGTTGCGACAATATACCGATCACCAGCACTGGGCATACCCGGGGGTGCAGTGAGGTCTTTATCTATAGCTGTGTCCTGCCAGGAACTAACTATGCCGATGCCGGTGTCGACCAGGTCTAACTTCTGCTTGTCAGCAGGTGACATGAAGCCAGCACTCGCACCGCTAGCCAGAGCGTGCAGAGCACCGCCACCACGATTACCATGTTGGGTGTCTGTGGCTAGAATGCCAACCTGGATACTGTCAGCGTTGACAATGACCGAGCCATCAACATGTGCAGCCACATCGAGAGTGCGGTCTGTTGAGAGGTCACCACCACCCACAAGACCCGCACCCGCCACAATATCGCGTGTGGATGGCACACCTGAGCTCGAAAGTGTGTCAAGGGCAGCCCCAACAGTCGCCCCAGCAACAGATGAGTCGTTGGATACCTGAGTTGCGGCATAGTCACCAGAAACAGCTGTAACAGCACCCACCCTGCCCAACACAGACGTGACAGTGTTAACTTGTGCCCCTGAAGCAATAGCGTCCAACTTGCTCTTGTCCATGAAGGACATGAAGCCATTTGACACACCGCTCGCAGCTGCATGCAAACTGCCACCACCGCGTGGTCCGTGCTGCGCGTCAGTTGCCAAAACTCCCACGCGAACATTGGTGGCTGAGACTGCAATAGACCCGTCGGGATGGGCACCAACACTGAGGGTACGGTCTGCGGTTAGGTCACCACCACCAACTAGCCCATTACCGGAACTGACTAGCCGGGCCGTTGAAACTTTGCCTGTATTCAGGGTGTCCAGAGCACTGGACACAAGGCTCCCAGACACACCCGAGTCGTTGGTTATGTGCGATGCAGCGTAATCACCTGCCACTGGTGCAATAGCACCTGTACGCCCAAAGACATTGGTCACAGGCGCAGCTGGCGGGATCAAAGCTGCCAGTGCATCCAAAGCGTCGGAGACGGCCGCCCCCGCAACCCCTGAGTCGTTGGCAATGAGGCTAGCCGGATAATCACCTGAAGCTGCGGTAACAATGCCCACGCGACCAAAGACACTGGCTACTATACCCCCAGGCACTACACCTAGATTGGTCGTTTCACTCCAGACAGCAGCCCCGACAGAGGCATCTATGCACGTGTACTCACTACCTGCGGCGGTATCTATCCACTTGGAAAACTGAGAAAAGCCCAAGGTGGTATCGTCAGTTACCGTTGGGGGCACCACGGCAGAATGAAACTTGGCTAGCTGGCCGACTGTCTCATACTCATACAGGGCCAGGTCAACGTCAGCTCGAAGATCGCTGATCTCAGCTTGCACGCCTCCGGAACCACGCACAAGGTGGCGCTTATGTGGGCGAGACCTGCCAAATACCCGAGAGTCGTTGCCTGCCACCAAAGTCTCCGTGCCCAGTATACCCCGCCAAAACTAACCATCGAGTTTGGCAGTCACCGGTCGTCTCAGTCACCGACAAGCGTCGTAACGCAGACCATCGATCAACCACCGCCAAGCGGTAGGTACGTCGCTGCAAACTGGGATCGCCACTCCACGTCGTGGCCAACGGTCCCTAATACCGTGATATCCACTGCCGACCCGTTGACGACATAAGTCACCGCATCAGTAGCGGGCGTGAAGTCCTCGAAGGGTGCGACGACTGGAGCGACCACTTCGACCGTTACGACGCCGGCTCCGTTGCGCTTTATCGCCACCTCATCGACATAAACGGCCATCTCGTTGGATGTATCGTCCTGTGCGATAGTCCGCACCCGAACAGACACCGCTGTGTCATTCGCCAACGTCTGGATAGATGTGGTCACGTCCGTTGCCACACCAGACGTAAACCCCCACCCGTCACCACTCAAATCCTCGATGCGACTGCGCTCTTTGAAGCTCTCGGGCAGTTGGTTGGAAACGCTGCTTCCCGGCCTAACTACATACGTCTTGCCTTCGTTGCTGCCACCAAACCCGTTAGTCGCAGAGACTGAAATGGTTGCGCCCAACGCGATGACATCGGAGAAATGCCAATCGATGCGCTTACGCAGGATCCAAGGATTGCTGCCATCGCCCACCTGGAGCACTTGCATCACTCCGTTATTCCCAGCATCCCCTCCTGTCTCGTTCTTGACCAGCACGCCACCCTTGAGTGCATCCGACACTTGTGCTGGCTGCCCATCAATAATCAACGCACCGTTAGCATCGGCCGTGAGAATAGCGTCTTCGTCAGTTCCTGATGGTGTGTAGGCTGGCAATGCGCTGGCGGTCGCCTGTTCGACGACCCTTGCCGGCGCTGTAAATGGCACATCGAGTGATGTGACCTCCCATACTGGAACGCCGGCTCCGGTGCCCGTGTACCTAAACATGAATCGGGCGCCGGACTCGCCTGCAATCAGGAAGTACTGCGAGCCGGTGGTTCCCTCGCCGATGATCGCTTCATCACCCACCCCGAAGCGGTCATTCGTTTCGATCACGATTCGCTTGCCGGAACCGGCCATCATAAAGAAAACCGAGTCCCCGATGGAAATGCCGCCCGTGGCTGGAAGGCGAAGCCCCATGTCGGCGCTTTCGGCGATGATGTAGAGCTTCGCAACATCGACGGTTTCGCCATCGTTGGCTTCGGTATTTAGCTCAAACGCCGTATAGGCGTTACCACCTCCGCCGAGGAAATCCGACGCTGCTACACGCTTCTTGGCGTTGCTGTCATCCGCATCCTCAATCAGGATGTGATCGCCGGCCGCAGCTGTGACCAACGCCAAGGCGGAAATCTCAGATGCCACATTGTTGTGAATGGCGTTGGCGTCGCCAACCGCGATGAAGCTCAAAGCTGTCGTGTTGAGCGTAATCGGTTGTGGAGTCGCAAGGATGAAAATCTTCGATCCGTTTTCGGTACCCTCTGGTCCAGTTGGAACGACCAGGCCAGAGTTAACCTGGTCTGAGATAGAGAGGTCTTCTCGACGATCCAAGATAAAAGGAGTCGCGCCTGAGCCTAGGTCTGTTACGTCCCAAATCCCGTTGTCAGCTCCCGCAGCGCCATTGAGAAGCAGAAACGACTCCCCTACAAATGGTGTCACCCCATCTTGATCCGGCAGTGCACCGTTGCCGTTCTCCGTGATGGTATTACCCACCCGTGTGTATGCAGGGAGGGCAGCTGTGGTCGCAAGCCGGACCGCATCCTTGTAATCATGGGTGCGCAGCAACGCCCCCGCATCGCCCGTGGTGAGGACCCAGTATCCAACGCCCGCCCCACCTGTCTGTCGAAACTGGAACGTATGCAGCAAGTATCCAGTGCGGCCGGGAATACTAAACTCATCACCAAAGCCTGGCCGGAGGATCTCGTTAGTGCCTGCCTCAATCTCAAGCGCACCTAGGGTACCCGCCGTGGGGTCCCCAAGGAACCCAACCATGGCCTTATCGGCGGGTGCTGCCGGCAGTGTAGCTTCTACCGAAGGGTCGCTAGTGTCCCAAACATAGATCTTACCAGCATCAGCGTTGAAGGACCCAGTTTGAAGACCGGGCTCAAACCCCAGCCCCGACGTTTCAACATCAAAGTCTAGGGGAGTCGTATTGAGTACAATGGGGTTGGGAGTCAGGAGCTCAAAGGCTGTGCCAGCAAAGTCACCCTCTTCAACCTTTACCACAGCACCCGCGGTGATAGCCACGCTGGTGTTGAAGTCACTGCGGCGTGTGAACTCAAACGGGTCCAACTGTGTGATCTTGTAGATACCTGCATCGACGTTAGGTACCGCATCATCCAGAAGAACACTGTCGTTTAGTGCGAGGGTCACACTAGCCTGCGCAGGCAGTGGCCCCGCTGCATCCGCTGTGATGACCTGCCCGTCGGTTGTATAGGCTGGCAATGCCGCGATGCCTACGACAGTGCGGACAGCCTCTTTGTAGTCGCTGTTGAGCTTCTGTCTGCGGATTACGTCTGATCGGAGTCCCATGCCTATTCCTAGATTACAACCCAGTTGCCATTACGAGCCTCGTAGGTACGGGACTCGTATTGCGTAGTGAGGGTGTCGTTTGAAGCTCCATTGATGTTGCCGGCCAACGTACTGATTGTAATCATGTCATCAGAGAAGGCTGGAGCACCTTCATTCTCAACTGCAGTCTCGTTTACGACTTGGACCTTACGCCCTGGGTTCGTGCTGGGATTTGGTAAAACAACCTCCACGCCACCCACACCGGTAGGATTGACTGCCACTGTTTCCCGGTATGACGCGCTGTAAGGGCTGTCACCAATGCCGACAGTGGCATTATGCACAAAATCTGCTGCAGCAGCATCACCCAAGGGGCTGTCAACCCCCGCATCATCGCGCACGTACATCAGACCATCGATGGAGCTGAGAAACAAAAGCTTCTTGCCCGGAGCTGCAGTCGGTGGGATCTCTGCTGGGTTTCCCGGGTCAACTGGGCTTATCTCTATTCCAGTAGGCATCGTCTTACCTTTATACCATCAGACCACTTACTGGAGAAGTCATGAAGCAACCCTCCACATGCCAGTAGGCTGGTCCCTGAACACCTGCTTACTGTCACCTGGGCTGATCACAAGAGGACTGTTCAAAGGCAAAAGCATCCTACCTGGCACAACTGACAGGCTGCTGTCATGCTCAAGCGTAATCGGTACAGTGCCTCGGTTTGTGATCCTTTTCTCTTTAACTACCGTGGCAGCCATCAAACCAGTGATGGAAACGGGTGTCGAAGCCGCAACCTGCACATCCGTAGCAGGGCTCATACCCACAGGCGCATAATCATTGACGCTGGCTGCCAGTATTGGTGGCTGAATCACGTACTTTTGTGGGGCAGTGACAGGTGGGCCTGAGACAAAGCCGTCCACCGTAAGAATACCCGGCCCAGTGATGACTTGGCTCACGTACATTTCCTGACCTGCGGGCACCGTTACCCCGGAAACGGGAATGTCGAAGAAGCTGAAGTTAACCGCAGACCCCAGCGCTGTGGACACACGGCGCATGAAGTCGAGCAGTAGCCCGTCAGTACCCACACCATCCCAACCATAAGGCTGTGCATTCAGATTGAGCTCGTCAGGCCGCTCACCAGGCAAACCCGAGTTCAGCACGGGGAGCTTCCTTGGTAGCTCCTGGTAAGGAGGAAATATGATGCCGTTGGCGTCCGGCACTACAAAACAGCGGATATCAGTGCTGACCTGACCAGTCTGACCGCTGCCTGAGTAGACCAACAGCATCAGCCGGTAGGTGCCAGGAACCGCGTCCGGTAAGAAGTTGGCGTAGGGCATGTTTGTGTTGCCCGTAGCCAGGGTACCCATGGATACAGAGCTTCCTGGGGGCACGTACACCAGATCGATCTTCCACGACGCGATATCCGTAGGATCGTCGTTCTCTACATCAACCTGAACGGCCGGCACGCCGGCCTGAGCTACGCCTGGTGCGCCGACCGAGAGACCCTGGGTGAACTTGATGAGCGCGGTGACAGCCATTGCACCTCTATATTACCCTAGATAGGCTCTGAGCCATGCCTACCTTTAAAGAGATGGACCCAAAACTAGTGTGGGCAGCCCTGGAAGGGCATAAAGACGTCCTTACTCCTGAGGTAGACCAGATTAGTGGTTCCTATGAGAGCTTCAAGTGCCCCAGATGCCTATGTGGTCTGCAAAAAGAACTAGATCCACGCCATGTATTTGCTGACCCAAGTGTGATGACTCCTCGGTCACTACTACGTTGTGTCAACTGCCGTTACCTTATCGACCCGCACAGCAATCTCATTGTGGAATATGGTGATGCATCGAAGACACCCGTTGAGACCATACCCATCATTGATCCACAATAACTACGACAGAATGTCGCGCTGAATGTTCAAGACGTCTGGAATAAACGCAGCTAGCCTCCCAGTCGTCAACGAGTTTTGAGACCTGGTGACCTGCCTCGACCGGTCAACATTATGGACCACTGCAATAAGGTTCAAAGGGTTGTCGATGGAGGTAGCTCCACGGTCAGTCACCAGCTTCTGTAGATCGCTGGACTCGAGCGCATCCTCAGGGAATAGATCTCGAATGTACTGCTCGGTGTCCCGGACAACCAGCTCCTCTGTAGAGCCGCCGACATACCTCAGGTCAAATCGAACGTAGTGTGGAATAAGGTGCCGGGCCAGAGCGCTCTCACACTGCACACGCTCTGTCTCTGAAGTTACGAACGCCTGTACATTCGCTACCAGCTGACTCCGCTCATAGGTAACCTGGATATTCTGTCCCACTATTTGGGTGGCATTGGTCGGAGAGTCATCCACACCTTCCTCAAGTATGGACTTGGAGATAACCAACTTAGGTCTCTCGACCGTAGAGAATGTGAGATTGGGGTCATCGGTGGTCAGATAATACCCGTCTGACCGAAACACATCGACAAAGAGCTGGAGCTTAGAGCTGATGTTCCACAGGTCGCCCACGCCCTCACTTACAAGCTCTACATCAAAATAGTACAAGCCCGCCTCGGCCTGCTGTGCCGCCATGGCAGTAGTAGTAATCCTCTGCACCCCTGGTCGCTGCACCCTGAAACCCTGTCGGCTGAGCGTGGGCCCGGTAAAGGGCGCGGTAGGGCCAAAGGCAGCAGTAGAAACAACAGTCAGGGTGGTCGCCGTGATTGCTGCGATGGTGTAGGGGCTGCCAGCAGCATGTGGTGATACGTTGGTCACATCCTCAACATCAAAGTCCTTGGTAGAGCCGGCGACTGGGCCAAGGATAAGGGGGCTAGCCGTCCCGGGGCGCACAATGATCTTTGCATCCGCCTCAAACTCCAGCTCGTTAGACCCAGTCAGGCTGACAATATTAAGCCCCACCGCAGCATTGATCTGCGCTACCACACCGTCCCGACTGACCTCAGTAGGAGCCAAGCTGATGTCATCTCGAATAAACGCCAGAACAAGATTTGGTCCATTGTTGATGGAAAATGTAAGCACCTTACCGGCCAACCCCGGAACAGGGTCTGCCAGTGAAACAGTGCCTGTGATTGGGACATAGTCGATGACTAGCTCGTCACCAGTCTCAACACCAGCCTGCAGAAAATCCTGAGAGAGAGATGTGAATACAGTTCCCCCGTCAGTTGCAGACCCATCATTGGACTTGTTGTCGCTTGGTAGGGGAGGTAGAAGCTGTGCCGGCAAAGAAGGATCTGGAAGAAATCGCAGTGTTCCTGCGTCCGTATCCACGTAGAAAAACGAGTTTTGGTCAAACTCGATGCTAGTGGGCTCTAGGAAGTAGCAACGGACAGACCCGAGCGACCGTGAACCGAGCTCAAGCTGCACATTATCTTCAGGCGCAAACTGCCTTGTGCTCTCATCGTGTAGCACGGTCACATCTCGAATAATGAGTGCCCGTGTATCAACGCCAGATCCCGATCCCGTAGTATTTGGAAATAGCCGGGTGGTGCTGGGTGGACCTGAATAAGGTGACCTGTAGAATCCCACTTGGTTGCCATCTACAACCTGTACAAGGTCAAGACCGGTTACAAAGTCTACTGGGGGTGATAGCTCATCCCAACCGCTCACGCCTGCCCCCGGACTATCAGGTAGCGCGTTCACTGTAGCAGACCGAATATCTGCAGTAGACCTGCGCTCATCATCCCCGAACAGGAGACTGAGGGATGTGCCTGATGTGAGAATGAGACCCACCCCTGTGGGCCTGAAAGCGACAGCCGTCCCGCCAGATCGAATGAACTCAAAAGCGGAGGTATTGTAGCCCAGGACGCCAAGTGCCGCGTTGATATCAGCAACAGCAATAGCTGATGTATCCCCAGTGAACACCACACTAGTTGACACCTCGGAGCTATCCGCTTGTAGAACCGTGATTTCCAGGGTCCGCCCAGTCAGCCCTACCCTAGGAAAGACCAGGCTGATAATGCCAAGCTCAACATCTATAAGGGCGTGCTTCACACCTCGAGCAGGGTTCTGGAAAGCCCGGGACTGGATATCCACAGGCTTTGCATAGGGGATTGTTGTGCCCAATGGCTGGTTAGAGCTGTCAAGAAGTTCAAGCCGGGTGATGCGGACAAGTGGCAGCTCAAGAGGGCCAGCTGAGTTGGCCCTGAAGACAGTGAAACTCAGGCTGCTGCTTGTGTTCTTCAAAGCAGTGTCAAGCTGCAGCTTGTCAAAGCCTGGGGCTATCGGGTTTTGTAGTAGCCTGTAATCACCAGCGTCAGGTCCCTGCAAGATCCTTAGCGTGTCACCCTCAGCCACCCCAAGGCCACTGAAGTTTATAGATGGGGACGCCTGGACGATGTCCGAGTTTTGGGTGGTGACCAATCCACCCGCAGTAATGCGGGTCTCCTTGGGATCTATCAAGTCAATGTTGACCTGATCAAATAAATGCCATCGATAGTCTGTGCCATCGATTGCTGGTGGAGTGGGAGACACCTGCAGCTCCACAGGCTGCCCATTGATTTGTGAGACACCCACAACACGGTAGACGCCTAGGTTAGTGCTGGTAAGCCCCGCTACAATCTGTAGAGTGAGACCATCTCGACCAGCCCTATCCAACAGCCTAAATGTCTCGCTGTTAATGGAATAGTCAGTCCCTGTGACCAGGTCGGCGAGCAGGAACCCGTCCACAGCAAGCTGCGGCAACGCGGCTGGTTGTGCCTGTAGCCCCGAGAGTTCTTTATCGTCGTCAGTGACGTTGTCTAGAATGATGGTGTTCTCATCAAACCCGGTACCCCTGATGTACATATCTGTGGTTCCACCAATGTGAATCTCATCATCAGCGATAGCCACTGTTCCCTGCGGCCCGTCAGGGAACAGGATGCCACCAGGAATAGAAGAAAGGGTGAGCTCAGCTTTACGGAGAGACCAGAGCAGGTCTGAGAATCCAATACCTAACACCTGCTCTTCAATATCAATAGTGTCAGAACCCCGTACCGCTAGCACCGCGAAATCTTGGAACACTGGGGCCGCGGAGTCATCCACGCCATTAGCAACTGTGAGCACGAACCCTTTAGGCAGGAGCGATGAGGGCCCGATGATGGAAGTAAAGTCCTCTTCAGTTGTGATGAACCGTCGGCTGGCTGCCTTGTTTTCCCCGTCGTCCCCAACCATCCCAAGCTGTCCTGAGACAATGATAGGGCCGTATCCCCCGCCCTTAACAACATCACGCTGCATCTCTGGATCGTTGAACCCAACTACATTGAGACGGCGTACCTCCGGGAAGGCTCGCGTCAGTTGAGCTGAGATCCCACGCAGTGTGACCAGCGATCTCTCTGTGAGCTCACCCTTGGCCCTATCAATGAACTGCTCTGCTGTATCTGCGTCTTCACCTTGCCGGAACCTGCGAAGATTGGTGACTCGTACCGCAGCCTCGACATTAGCTATACTAGTGAGTTCACCTTTGCCAATATTGTAGTCATCACCAGGGCTCTCGGCGATGAGGTTGATATCGAAGAAGTAGGAACCATCGGGTGCTGGGTTAACCAACATCTCATCAGTTTTGATGGTCTGCGCCTCTGTGGGAAAGAACCGAAGGCCCCCCTTTGAACTGAAGTAGTTGATCGGACTGATTGAGATGTTTTGCGGCTGTGAGAAGAAGACTCGCCCCATCCCGCGGGCGTAAGAGCCAGACCTACGCTCTGCAAACAGGTTGGCACCAAGGGCCTCTGCTTCCTCGAGGCTCAGGGCGGTGGGGTCCTGGAAACTAAGGTTCTGTTTTACCCGTGTGATCTCTCGAACTATGGGGTCCCACAGTAGCGTATTTGGCTTGATCAATAGATCAGCGAGGGCATCGCCCTCATCCACTGCCATATCCGGAAACGCTTGCCTGATGCGGGCATCGAGAAACGTTGACAGGTCCACAGAGAATGGGTCAGTCCCTAGCCGTCGGACCAGAGGTTGTACCACCTGGATGTCAAAGGGTGAGCCTGACGTTAGATCCAAGTTTGGATCAAAGCGTGCTGCGCGCTCTTTGAGGAAAGCTTCTATGTCCCGAACAGCCATTAGATCTCCAAGTTCGCCATTGCAGCCTCGCCCGACTGGTTGGTGATTTCTACGGCGATGTCCAAGGCACCTTCTTCCTTGTTGAAGCTAGCGCGAAGGATCTTAGCGGACAACAGCCTCTCAGACCGGGGCAATGATGGGTTGCGACTCTGCAGCGCGGTGATTTGACGACTGGCCGTGTCGATGGCTATCACCAAGTTGTTGATGACATCTCCACCTTCTTCAACGCCAAACGTCGCCCCTACATTGCGCAAAGCGCCACCGCCTATCTGCCTATTGAAGATATCACTGCCTGGTGTGGTGAACAAAATCTTCAGAAACTTCTGCACCAAGCGAAGTACCCCACTAACCTTGCCCGGAGTCCTGCTCAGCCTGAATCTCAACATGCTCTTTGAGGACAGGGTTAGTCGTCGTGAGAGGATGGTGACTGAGAGTACTCGATGGGACAGGAGAGAGTCAGGGACCTGTGCGACTAAACGTGTCTTGCTCAGCACTACCACATCTTCTGATGCAATCCTGTTGATGAGCACCTCATCCACAGACCGGAAGTCTGCACCAGTTACGTCCACAACCCGAGGTGGCCCTGGCAGAACCTTCACGTTGCTCAGGACAACCGCCATTTGCGGGTATACAACTTGTAAATCCACGGCCATCAGATGTGCCCCCAAGTTACGCCACGCACCACATTGCTGATCGTCGACTCCGACACCCCGTACTGGGTCGCGAACACCCTCAAAGGGACCTTCCTAGGCACATATCGAGTGCGTATCGACCGCACCTGCTCCTCAGTCAATGTCGTTAGCGGGTGCTCTTCACCACGAAGTGCCAGATCTGGATGCACCTGTAGTCCGGATACCTGCCGCCCCTTAGCCACCTTGTCTCTCATGTTCGTTAGGTGCGTCCCCTCAAACAGGTGCAATGGGTTCACGCATGCCGGAGTGTCGCACTCATGAAGAACCTGGATATCGTCACTCAGAGACCCCTGCGCGAGCTGCAGCGAAACTCTGTGTGCCCTCGCTGAGCACACAGATGCGCTAGGCCTAAAAATGCCGTACCCGTCCTTGTCTGTTGCCCCTAGCCACAACCAACAGTCATCTGGTCCCTTCTTGTCGACTTTGGACCAGAAGCGCGCCTTTGCGCCTTTGCGGAGATCAACAGCCATACAAGGATTCTACCACCACGAGGCTAAAAGAAAGGCCTGACCCACGGGGGCTGTGGGCAGGCCTTTCAAGATTGTGCCCTGAGGGGAGCGCTGTGGAGGAGTGTTGCAACTCCACGGCGTCCAGTCAAGATCATTTCTTCCTCTTGACTTTGGGTCTATTCCTAGGTGCCCCTAGGGTACTTGGAGGAGCTATGCTCCTAGCAGCCAGCTCGAGCCTGGCCTCCTTGCGAGCTCTACGCCCAGCTGCTGTGGTAGATGACACCTGTTCAGCTAGTACCCGGACCGCAGCCAGTAACGCATCGGCATCGAGCTCGGCTGCCACCAGGGCTCTCAGCACCTTGGCTCGCTGGTTCTCAGTGACAACAAGTGTTGCCGAGTTCCGCTTCAGCGAGTTTTCAACCTCTGTGAGCCGGTGATTTAGCACCTTGACGGTTTCTTCTGGTAATGACTTACGCCTCGGCTTAGCCACCTACGTACACTCCTTTTTTGCTCGACTTCCGATTTCAGGGGTGAGAACCATGGCGAATGCGATGTAACAACTCCCTATTAACTACTACTTACTGGGGTGTTACATCGTTGGTTAGCGTGCCCGCCTTCTTTCTAGCAGCAGCGAAACCATCCACCATCCCCGCATGGACATGAGCTTGGATTGCACATTGAGGAGCAGTTACCATCCGTATGACAACCACCACCGTAGTATGAGCGACGCCTTCGTGAGACGAAGCCGTCCCCAGTTTCCACACCGTCAACAAGTGCTTGGGCCTCAGCGGCCTTATCGTCTGGAACGCGCCAGCCTTTGACGTCGGCATCCCACTTCCCTCCAAGTGACTTGATCTTCTCTTTGACCGGGAATGTTTTACCCGTAATCAATGTCGTCATATTTCCTCCTTAGCTCAGCCTCTGCACAGCACCGCACTGGTACACGCGGCATTGCCCATCCAGTCCGGCGCGACCCAACCGGGCGGCATGGGGCCGTGCAGCAAACTCACAGCGAACCAACGAACGCCGAACATGCCAGGCTCATCGACGGGATGGTACTGACCGACAAGCCGGGCATCGGGCAGTTTTCTGCGCCCATCAGCATTGTATGTGCGGCGCCACATCTTGAATGGCGTCTGCCCTGTGGGCAGCGAGATGCTGTACTCCGGCATCGAAGTAAGCTGCCAGTAGAAGATCCGGATGGTGTGGTTGGCTCTACGCACGACGGCCACTCCCTCCCTGGGCTCCTTTGCCCACTGCGCCAGTGCCCACGGCGCCGCGCCCATCCTCCCCTTTTCTATGTCGATAACCCGAAGCCACTGCATGCATGCGGGGCACGCCCGGAGACCTTCCAGTTCTGCCGCCTCAGTCAACTGGCGCAACCTCACTCCGAGCGAGGACACAGCGATGATCACACACGTAGTCGAAAGTGCGCCGCAGAGGGGCGTGCCGTGGACGTCGACCCGCGCGACGTGCAGCATGTCAGTAGACACGGCATCGCCCAGAGAGCACCGCAGCGTCCTCGCGGACGCCGAAGAGCGTGTTCATCTCGACGCGCAGCTCCCCGATGTACTCCTTGCAACACGTGCTGTAGGCGTCGGACTCCCAGGCGCGATCGTCTTGACTCGGGTGCATGCTTGTGCCAGCTACCGCCAGCGCCTTATTGCACACAGGGCACAGCGTATCCACCACATCGACGTAAGCCGATCCTTCGTAAGGTTGCACGCAGCGCATGCGTGCGGCACCATCTACGGGCAACAGATAAACCTTCATATCCCAACTCTCCTCTACCGTGAAGAGGCACTGACCTTCTCATAGATGTAGTTCAAGAGGTACAGCACCTCTTGGTGCCCATACTTCTCACCGAACCACCCGATGGAAACCTCACACCAGATGTCAGCTACCTGACCATACACTGTGACTCCCTCGTCATTGAGGTAGTCCAGAGTCCATTGGTCTAGCCGTCGCTGAAGTACGGGTGGGGTAATGCCCAGGTCGTTACAAGCGCGGGCTACTGCGCCCTCCACACTCAGGCACGTGGCACGTGGATCACTGACCTTACAGCAGGTATCCAGTAGGTACGGAATACCATCACTGGTCTCATGGTACGTGCGTATACAGGCCGTGTGCTCGCCACACCAATAGGTTGGATCCTCTATCAGTGTGATGGCTTTAGAAATGATCTCAGGGGGGGTTTGCCCGCTCACAAGGGCATCACAGCCGTCCAAGAAGGGGAGTATATCTTTCATCAGACTCCTTATCACCCATCAGGGTCTGAGTTGACGTCCTCCCCTTCCTTAGGCTTTGCGAAGGCTTCGGGTGGCAGAGCCTTCACTTGGATTACTGCCTCACGCACTTGGCCCAAGATCTTGCTCACCCTATCAAGCTCGTTGGGTCTCAGCTGTGTCCCAGCACCTTCAATGCGTTCAATCTGAGAATCCAGAGCCTCTTCAAAGGTGAAGGCACTGAAACTCTGGACAGACTTCTCGGCCTGAAGGGCGGTATAGGCATTAGACAGCACCTCACGCAGACGGGTGTTGCGCGCCTGTACCGACTCCTCCTGACCGTCTTCCCTATTGTTCGCCATCTACAGCTAGCCTACACCAGCCTGTCACCGGGTACCAGCGGCGGACACGTTAGTAGCAGCGAGCAGCGGGCTGTGCATCCTGTCGGGCACCGGGCAGATGCGGATGAACCAGGTGATATCCTTAACTTCGCGCAGGCCCACTTTGACACGATTGCCACAGTTACCCTCGACCGTGTTAACTTTGGTGCTCTGTGCGTTCTTGCGGAGAACGAACCCGGTGTGTCCTGTACTGCCATGCAAGATGACAAAGATGTCGCCCGGAGCGACATCTTCTGGGTCGGAGAACACATCGCACTTGCTACTCTTCTGAGCAGCCTTCACTAGGCGGTTACAACTGCCAATGTAACCTCCCCAGGGCAGCTTACTGAACCTAGTGGTAATGACCCAGTTAACGAAGAAGGCACACCAGGGTGGGCCATATTCGTTCTTCAGGAGCTTGGCACGCAGCCATCCGGGGAGGTACTTATCGATCTCCTTGGACCGGTTGCTCCCGTTGGGGCGCTCCTTGACCCCTTTGGCATGCTCGCCAATGGCCAGCCCAAGGATTGCCTTGCGGTCTTCAGTGAGGCCCCTTGGGATTTTGGGCTTGAGGTTGGACTTCTGAGCTTTGCCCGTCGGCTTGTGTAGGGCCCATGAGGTGTCCTCGTCAAGCTGCCCTGTGACCTTGAGGGGGCTACCCCCGGAACCTAGATGAGTCGTCTGAAAGTATGCCAGGCGACTCGTTAGACTTCCATCATGGATCCCCTGCTTGTACAGGCACCAAGCTGCGTGCTCACGACTTAACAGTGTCTTCATCCTTACCCTCCCATTGCTCACTAAGGCCCGTGTTCTCAATCGGCTGAGCAGCTGTCGAGAAAGACGGGGGAAACGTTACATCGGTCTTGAAGATCGTGTAACCATGCCTGCGAAGCTGAGTCCCTCGCTCACATGTGACTGGTGTCGTCTGCGTAAAGAAGCGCTCTTCATCAGGATGTGCGTAGATCCAAATGGTTTCTTTCCTCACGTGCCCTCCTAGAACTGCTTGTGCGCCATGGATGGAACTGCCCCCACGGCCTTGCCACCGACATAGTGTCCTTTGGTTGCGTAGCTGGTATCAGCTTCGCCATACATGACGTGGAAGCGCATCTGCGCAATCTTCATCCCAGGGTACAGGGCTACCGGGTGCGTACAGACCACCTCAAGAGTGTACTGCCCGTCGAAGCCAGGGTCACCATACCCAGCAGTCAAATGCACCACCACACCGAGCCGTCCGATGGAACTCTTGCCATCTAGCACTGAGACCATGGTTTTGGCGCAGATGCGTTCATGCGTGTGCATGAGATACAGGATGCCAGGCTTGATGACAAACCCCTTCTCCTTAGACATCGTGAATCTGTGCACCTGCTGCTCTTCCTTGGAGTCTGCAAAAACCCCATTTGTGACACTCAAAAAAGACTGCCCAGGGCGTGCCCCCTGGTCCCAGTTCATTGATAGAGCCATCGCTTCTTCGTCCTCGTCATAGACTACTTGCTTGGAGTAGACACAGACCTCATCGCCTAGCGTCAGATCAATGGATGCCGGCTGCACATTCTCCTCGACGTAGGGCTGGATGGTGAGTGTGCCGTGTCTCACAGCTTCTTTGATTTGCTCACCTGTGATTATCATTTCGTTAGCTCCTCGTCAGACACTTTCAGCGTAAAGATCACCTTAGTTGGGTCTTCTGGGTCGACCTTGGCCTCGAGCCGCAACCCAGAATCGTATGGGATGCCCAGTGCCTCGTTATAGAACGGGCTAGGAAGGGGCCCAAACATAGAAAGAGTCTCTAACATACCTTTTATCTGCGCTCGTACCCGAGCTTCATCCGTTACCCGCTGCCTTAGGTCATCAATCGTTTTGTCTATAAGAGCTAGCTCCCCCTCGGTTACCTCAAACCTGTCAGTGGCCATCTAAAGTACCCCTCTCCCAACCTCGTTATACCGGCCGCACATACGGATCGTTCACAGCGTGATCAAGTACGTGAACCTATTGAAATCATTAGGCTTTCATACAATTCTTCTCCGACGATCACTCACAACTGGCGGGCTTCGCCGCGAGCTAACCGAGCTTATGCTGCAACCTAGACTCAAAAAGCCAGTAAAACGAGGCTGATCATCAACATAAGGTAGCCTCATAGATCTTACGTCTGGTTTATGCCGTTACTTACCTGCTAGGAGAGGTAAGTAACGGCTTTGAATACCCACTAATCTCAGCCACTTAATGGCACTAGATACACCCTACCATGGACCTAATACTAGGGAGGACC